ATCCCGGCTACCCCGGCTATACCGGCTACACCGGCTACACCGGCTACACTGGACGTCAAGGCCCTACAGGCGCAACGGTCCTGTTGGACGCGCAAACAAATCCGCTACCCGTGCTGTCGACGGGAACAGGCGATTCCTACTTTGTCGTTTTTCGACACGGCGGTCGTCAAGCAAATACAGTGACCACTCCGACCTTTGCCAGTGTCCGCACGTCGCTCTTGACCGGTCTCACGTCGAGCAACGAGTGGTTGACTACATCGGGTATTTCGGGCTATCCGACCTTGCCGACGACGGCGACATCCGGTTCTCCGCCAGGTGTTGTCACGACCGCCAGTTCACCCGTTTACGCTCCGACCGGAAGTGACGCACGCATCCTCACGGCGGGTGGATTCCTCGCTCTCCAAAGTTATGTAAACACGTTAAAGACAGCGGGTGCGTTACCGAGGACAGTGGACGTCCAAAATGCCAATGCGACATCTCGAACGATTCAATCGGCATCGGTGCTTTACTCCGTGCTGGGATTACCGAATGCCTTTCAAACGACCAATTTCAATAACGGTGCGATCAAAACAACTTCGTTTTACGCAACCAACTACGATCGCTTCCAAGGCAATGTCGGCACCAACGGCACGCCCGCCTCCGGAACGAACACGGGCACTGCTGGATCTGCCGTGTCCATCAACGGACTCAGTTCGACGACCATCACACAGTGTCAGAACTGGTCGTACAACAATGGCGCCTCGGTGCAAACGCCAGTGCCCAACGTCAATTACCTGTCACAGGCAACCAAGATCATTCAGCGGTGGTTCAATTACAATACCGTCACATCGACCGGCTCGAGTGTCTTTGATGCCATTGGCAACATGAGCACCATGGTGGATTGGATCATACAACAGTACATTGATGGAAACGGAACAGGGAAGTGGGTCAATGCAGATCCTTCTTCTCCCAACTATCTCTCCCCACAAGAGTTTGTCGTCCTCAACAACTTTTACTTTGCCAACGTCTTTAGTTCGGGCACCGCGCAGTGGAACGGCAACATTCTTGGACGTAACGCAGGGTCGACACCCACTGCTGGGAGTATTTGGGACCTCTTGTTATCTTGGAAGTCGGCATCCACCCGTCAGAACGTCTATCTGAGTTCGCACGACGTCACTGTTCAGGCGCTGATCAGTGCCATGGGCTTGTCGTTCCAGTCGCACATGAACATCATGTCTTTTCCGCCTTCGACAATGCTCGTCCTGCACAAAAATGCCACGAGTCAAATTGAAGGATGGGTTTACTCTCCCAACCCGGACCCCCTGCTGGCCGTTCAAGGATCGTACATTGACGTTTCCTACCTCGCGGACGCGAAAACCGGCTCGCCCTTTTTCCAAAACAACATTGTCAACTAGAGTTTTTCACAAGGCGCACTGTCCGTTGGCACAGCCCGAGCCGGAGGACGGTGCGACAGGGCGGTAACTGCCTGCGTGGGGTTGAAAGATGAAGCCGAAGCATGCGCCTTGAAACTGCTTACGCAGTTGTCGCAACGACTGGGCAATGGCGCGGCAGTTGGCGTCGTCGTGCGGACGCGCAAAGTAGCGCGCCTGAAGCGTCCGAATCTCTTGTGGGAGGGACAAGAGCGCCGCGTAACGAGGATCAGAGGACAGCCTCTTGTCGTGATCGAGGGTGATGGCCTCTTCGGCGAGGCCTTCGAGCGCGAGAAAGTGCTTCACGCAACAGTCCGCACACCGCTTCTGTGAGTGCGTCAAGTGATCTTCCAGCAAAATCATTTGCTTGCACAACTCGCGCGCATTAAACTCGTAATCAAGAATGGGAAGCAAGGACGACTTGGGTGCAACAGACACTGGTGGAAACGAGGGAACATACAACTCCATGGACCCGTCCATCTCGCTCATGCCATCCGTCTCTTCTTGATCTATCTCACTCGTTTGCGTTGAGGCATTCATGTCGTTGTGCGCGTGACGAGGAGGGTCGAGGACGATGGCGAGATTGGGTGCGCCACGTCGAGGGGCCGTGCACGGGTAGTGTGTGGCATCCGTCATGGCCATGGGCGAAACGTGCGGAAGGAGTTGGTAAGGCGTGTATCGTGCCGCGGCGGTGCTATGTGCGGTCGCGCCTTCTTGCTGGTAAGAGGTGCACAAGGGGGACGTTGGTGTCATCATGGTCACAAAAGCGGATGGATCTTTCTTTACACACCCAGAACTTTTATGACTTTACGAGTTTATCCGTTCCTACGTTACGGCACGTCGCCACATGTCGCGTCCGAGAAGGACGACAAGAGTTCGCGGTCCTTTCCCGTGTAGCCGAAGCGACGGCGCACCGTGTCGAGAAACGCCGGCACGTCGTTCCACGCCGAATCGTCCAGCGCCTCGCGCCGCACCAAAACGTGCATGCTGTAATTGTCCGGGGAAATACGCAAGAGGATCGGCAGCGTCGGGCCGCGAAAGGTCTCGTCCAGCACGTAGCGCGCCGGACCGGACGTGCCGTTGGCGACACACTCCCACGCCGTCTCGCGCCGCACGCCCGAGAACGACCACGCCGACGAGGTCACCGGCTCCGCACGCACATTGTGCAGCCACGCGTGCACCGTCAGGTTCACCGCGTGTGTGCCAGTCCCTGTTCTGTTATCGCACGCAATCTCTGCCCACACGCAGCGCCAGTCGATCTGGGACGTCGTCTGCACGTGGCGCGTGGAAAAGGCCTGCACCCACGCGCCGCGCAAGGACGGCCAGGGAAAGTGGGAAGCGCTCTGCGCGCCAGACAGCGCCAGGAAACAAGAGAGCAAAGCAGGACGAAACAGCATCGGAAAAATGGACTCTTTATCGCTCGGACCCGTTTCGTTAAATGACGACGGTGAGGTGTCTTGTGAATCAATGCGATGCGACCATGACCGTTGTGCGCACCGCAAAGAGCAGCAGCGTCGATAAGCGCCACTCCTTGGCTGCATCCCATGGTGCGCGTTCCAGAATGTTGGTCCGCACGTCCGCGGGAACCAGGCTGTTGACAACATCCACGACCTTGGCGTCCTTGCTGCGCCGGTCGCGCGCGGAGGACAGTTTGGCCTCAATGACGTCAAACGAGGCCAATACACGGTCTTTCGATACGCGGAGCGCCACCAGCGCCGTGTGCAAGAGACCGCGTAGCATCGCCATGTCGATCGCTGTGTCTGATGCATTCACGACCTGCGTCAAGGCACCGATCCACCAGGTCGTCCACCGCTGGTAGCGCGCCATCATCGGCGCGGCATCCGTCCACGCCGCGTCCGCGTCTGCGACCGTCACGACGGCCGTTTCCACTTCGGAGACGCTCATGGAGGCCACCTTGCGACCCCACGCACCCAGGAGCACTTTTCCCAACAAATCGTTGCTCAGCGATCGCCAGGGCACGTTCGGAAGCGTCGTAACGTCCTCATTGACCGTGTCCAATGTCGGTGCGGGTCGCAACGGCATCGTTGCGTCCGTAAAGACGCGCGGAAAGACGTCGTCGAGCGCGCCGCGCATGGGGGCTGGAACGGCAATGAGCACATTCGTTCGCCAGACTTGCCGCTGCTGCACGAAGCGCTCCATCTGCTGAAACACGTGGACGAGGAGCGTAAAGGGCCATTCCGACTTGGCGGTCGGCGGAAGCAGTGTCTCTAGAAACCACGTCCATTGACGATACTCGTCCGCGTGTCGGGTCTTGGCGTGGATGCTGGCAGAAAGGTAGGCCGCACCGAGCGTGCGATCCAGCGTCGCGTCGAGTGGGTAGGACAGATGCAAATCCGTCCAACCGAGGAGAGGCACGGTCCACAGCAACCGTCGCAAGGTCGGCTTCTGCTCCACCACATCGTGGAGAACGACGGCCAACCGCTCTTGCTGTTGACGCTTCAGGAATGCTGGATACACGCGCTGTTTCAGAGAATAGGTTTGTGGCATGCCGTGATCAATGAGCGATTCGTACGTCGTCTTGCGATCGCCGGCGCCGCTGACGTGCAAGAGCGAGGTCATGACGTAGAGCAGTGCGTGCGGATAAACATAGGTATAACCATCGACACGCTGCACACCGTCCAATCGGGCGTCGACGGAAAAGCCGGACCACAGTTGGTCCACCTTGCCGTGCGTCAGATTCTTGAGCGGCGGTCGCTCGGAGATGGGCGTCCACACGCGTTCTGCTCCTCCGTCGGTCGTCAAGTTGCGATACTGTGGTCGGAAACGGACGCAACGCGCAAGCACCGTGGCGTCTGCCCACTGCGGTGCCAACGCACGGGTGACCTTGGCCTGCACGTCGACATTTCGGAGTTGCACGTGTTGCAAGAGGTCGAGTCCTTCATGGAACAGTGTCGCGCGTTCGGTGTCGGACAATCCGCGCAGTTGATGTCGCACGTCGCGTAGAACATCCATGCTGTTCTGCATCGTTTGGCGCCACCGGGAGGGATAGAGGTCGGCGAGCAGGTGCGGAAAGGCTTCTTGTTCCAGAAAGACCTGTCGATTGCGCAAAAACGTGGGCAGATACTTTTGAACCAGAAAGCCCACGAGGTTGTTCGGATACACGTCTTCATACGCGAAAAGGTCGTGATCGGGGTGGTCCTGGCGATGCCAAACGGCGAGTCGGCGATAGAGTTTTTGCAGGGAGGGGTCGTCCGTGTCGTCGGAGGTCAACGCGAGATCGGTCGCGAGGTCCATGACGGACTTTCCTTGCAAATGTCGAATGTCGACAAAGTTGTCCAGAAATAACTCCTTCAGTGCGAGAATGCATTGCACACGACGCCACTCTTGCATGATCACGGTTCGATCGCGTCGGGTGGGACGTCGTCGCTGCATCAACTTGCGGAGAACGACGCCAGAGAGGTTCCATCCCTCGTACACATCGGGCTCGTCCTTGACCGGTGAAATGCCAAACAGGTGGAACGGATCGTAAGGCACCTCGAAGCACACGCGTTGCACACCGAGATGCTCAAACACTGTTTCCAAGAACCTGCTGTGCGGCGGGTGTTCGGGTGGGTCGATCTGGAGAAGACGTGTGCATTGCCGGATGTAACTCTCCGGCAGCGTAATGTGGATGTGGTTGTTGAGAACGTTCGTCCACCACTGCGCCAAGGCCTGTTCGACGGTATCGTGGAGTTGTTGGCCGTCGAGACGGTGAAACGCTTCCATCATGTGGGCCGGGTCTGGTAGTGCCAGGCACATGATTTGATCGGTTCGCTTGCGCAGAAAGGGAATGTAGAGGGCGTGGAGGGCGGAAGGATACGCATGGGTGGCGTCGGTGCGGATTTCACCCGTGTTTTCGAGACGTAACTGCTGATAGATGTCGTGAACCGCGTGCGTCGGAGCGATAGAAAGCGTGTGTGTCATGATCGATCGATCGATTTGCGTTTTATAAACACTGCACATTTCACAGACAAAGCGAACGACAAACACCACGAAAGTCATGAGCATCCTGTTTCTGACATCGGAAGACTTTCAGCTGCGCACGGGCGATCGGGGCGCCATGCTGTGCCTCAAGAACAGCCACGAGTATCCCGGCCTCGCGCTCGTCCTCTACTACTCCAACGACTGTCCCTACTGCGGCCCCGTCATTGCCAAGTTCAAGGAACTTCCCTCTCGCGTCACCGGGTGCACGTTTGCCATGTGCAACGTCAGCCACGCCATGGACGTCGTGGAAACATCCAAGAATACCATCTCCCCGATCCGCTACGTGCCCGACCTCGTCCTCTTTGTCAACGGCGCGCCCTTTATGCGCTACGACGGGCAACAGGAGGTTGCCGCCATCCAGAACTTTTTGCACGACGTCTACAACAAGCTGCAGCACAAGACCGCCTTTGCCTCCAGCGAGGCGCCACCCAACGCAACCGCCCAGCAACCACGCGCGCATCACTTTTCCGAACCACCGACCGGCTCACCACCACCTCCAGGCGCACCGCGTGTCTTTCGCGGCAACGCCGCCGCGACCGCTTCCGCCGCGGCCGCCACCGCCTCACCGCCCTCACCCGCGCAAGAGATTCCCGAATACACTATCGGCAAGCCCCTCCTCGGGCGCGCAGAGGCCGACCGGTGCTACTTCACCTTTGACAAGGCCTACGGCGCCCCCGTCGCCGTCTAACCACCAAAACCCATTTAAAGACACGGAGCGAATTTAAAAAGTGACGTGCCCGTGTTGCGGAACCTTTGGTTACCATGGTCATGACACGGACGGGAACGACGACGATCTGCTTCACGACGAGCAAGCGCGGCGCGGCCTCTGCGCGGCGTCGGCGGCGTTTGCTGCGCGACGAGGCGGAGGACGACGATGACAGTTTCATCGCATCCGAGGCGACCGACAGCAGCAGCACGGAGGACTCGGAAGATGAGGACGACGATCAATCGCGCGATGGCGACTCGGAAGAGGACGAGGACGACTTTGCGCTCCCGCGCTCGCTGCTGCGTGTGGACGGTGTGCGCGAGACGGTCGAGGCGTGCAAGGCGCATTTGGCGACAGAAACGCCGTCGGTGCGGGACATTGTGACGACGCCCCTTCGGACCCGCGACCGCGCGCGACTCTTGCAATTGCACGCCGTCTTTCGCGAAACGCTGCCCGCGTCGCAGGAGCGTCTGGAGATGCGCGAGTTGCTGCACGCGCTCTGGCAGCGCGCCAAGGAGGAGCACCGCGTCTACGACCGGCACGCGACCATCATTCAGCAATTCGAAAAAGACAGTTCCACACACTCGCTCGTCGCCCTGCAGGCGCGCATCCTCGATCTGGAAACCAGCAACGCCAACAAGTCGGTCATCTACAGCAAGTATCTCGAGTTGTGCGAGCGCGATCAGCAGGACGAGGAGTATTTCAAGATGAAGCAGTGGATCTCATGGGCCATCCAGTTGCCGTTTGACCGCGTCACCATCACGGACCGACCGGTAGAGCAGCACGGCGCCCTTCTGCAAGAAGTCCAGCGCCACTTGGACAAGAACCTGTATGGGATGAAGGAGGTGAAGGAGCAGATCCTCTTGTTCATCCACACCAAACTGCTCAATCCCGACGTGCAGGGCTGCTGCTTGGGTCTCGTCGGCGACTGTGGCGTGGGAAAGACGACTGTGGCGCGCTGCCTGGCCCAAGTGCTGCATCTGCCGTTTCAGCAAATCTCCTTTGGCGGCTTGCAGCACGTGGACTCGCTCAAGGGCTTTGACTTTACCTACGTGGGCTCCCAACCCGGCGAGATTGTCAAGTCGCTCATCCGCATGAAGGCCAAGAACGGCGTCCTCTTCCTCGACGAGTTCGAAAAGGTGGCAGCGAGCCCCGAAATGGCCTCGTTCCTGCTGCACCTCACCGACTTTTCCCAGAACCACGAGTTTCGCGACAACTACTTCAACGAACTCACAATCGATCTCAGCCGTCTCTGGTTCATCTACTCGATGAACGAACTGCCCGAGGACCGCGCGCTCCGCGACCGCGTCTACAGCATCAAGGTCCCCGGCTATTCGGAGCGCGACAAGATCCAGATCCTCATCGACTACCTCCTCCCCAAGGCGCGTGTCGCGCACTCCCTGACGGCAGATCAGCTTCAACTGCCCTTCCCATCGGCGGTGGCCATGGTGCGGCGTCTCCCGTCCGGCGAAAAGGGAGTGCGCACGTTGGAGCAAATGGTCCGCGTGGTCGTGTCCAAGGCGTCCTTCCTCTTGCGACACGGCAGCATCTTGCAAACCTCGTTTGCATGCCCGGTGCCGGCCGACCCGACGCAGCCCTTCCTCATTACGCTGCCGGTGCTGGAGAAGCTGCTGCAGGGCTGGGAAAAGGACCGTCAGCATAACGGCGACGGCGGCAACATGTTCATTTGATTCATTTGAGCAGTAAAGAGGATAGAACAGGAAGACAGATACGAACGAGTGTGGACCTTTTTTTTTGCGATGTGGATGCCAAAGAAAACTCCCTTCCTTTGGCATCGATCCATGAGTGCGTCGCAGCAGCCAGCGCCACTGGTGCTAGCACAGCAGCAGGCGCAGCATAAGGCGCAGCATAAGGCGCAGCAAAAGGCGCAGCAAAAGGCGCAGCAAAAGCAGCAAGGGCAGTTGAAGCAGCACAAACCGCAAGCACAGCAAACGCAGCAGCAACGGCAGACCAGATTACGTCAGACGTGCGTTTCCAGTATCGATGCAGCACTTGAAAACTACCTCTTACCTGACATGGCGAGGTCGCTGTACGAGACGGCCGGACGCGAGATCCGAGAACACATGAGCCGACTCGTGCAACAGTGTCCTCCGAACCAATATCCGGACGCATGGATTTACTTGTTCACAGCGATGCAAGAGAGCGGTGATGAGGATGAACGATACGCAGAGTATGCCAAACACTGGTTCATCAGAACGTCTTCGTTGCTCGCGCCGGAGGATTACTTCCACCCGAATACACACTCCCTACCCACGCTGGTCGATGTGCCTCGACCAGAACAGCATTTTTCTCTCCTGCTCTTCTTGCATGCAGTGCAAGACGTGCCTATCGCGCAACTGTGCAACGAACATGAAATGTTTGCGGATCACGTGATTCGCTATCTCTTTCCCACCTTTGTCGAGCGGGTCAACGCGCTCGACATGCCATTGCCGCCTCATCGGCGGCCAGAGAGCAGAGCCCGTGAGGTGGTTGCGCATTTCGCGCGGCAAATCTGGGACAGGATGAGCAGCATTTCCGAAAGCGGCGTGACGTTCCCGGATCTCGTCAATCGGATGATGGCCATGATCTCCCCCAACGTCGTTCGAGAGGAGCAGGACGCGCTCGTGCTTCGGCTCGTCCTCCTCACGGCCCAGCAACAGCGACGGCGTGCCGCGGTGCAACAACAACAGCAACAGCAGCAGCCAGCGCGTCGTATATCCGCGCAACAGCAACAAGCCGTGCGACAGCGTCAGACACAGTGTGCGAGACGCATCGGCAATGCGCTGAGGGAGGATCTCTTGCCGGATATGACCCGCCAGCCGCCAGGACAGCGATGTGGTGTGGACCTGCGTGTCAAGATGAGTTTCCTCGTCCAGCAGTGTCCACCAGACGAGTATCCCCAGGAATGGGCATATTCCGTCTTGAAGGGTATGCAAGATGGTGCGCAGAGTCCGAGAGCATACCGCGACTATGTGCGTCAGTGGTGCCGCAAGAGTGCGTTGCGACCAGCGGCTCAGTATTTCGTACAGCCGGTCATCATGTTGCCACAGTTGCAATCCGTTCCCGATAGGAGCGAACGCTTCTCATTGCTCCTGTCGCTTCACGCACTGCATCAAGTGCCCGTGTTGAGCCTGTGCGGCCAAACAATGGCCGAGAATGTGGGCGAGTATCTGTTTCCTACGTTTGCCGAGCATATCAATGCCCAACGCATCCGAACATTTCAAGGCGACGACATTAACCAAACGGTTCGCTCATTCGTGACCGGTTTTGCGACAAACATCTTGACCCATGTCGGTCTGGAACCCACCGCCCAACGACAGCAGCAGGCGCAGCATCGCCAGAGGATGACGACGCAAGTGGTCGACGATTTACTGACGCTCATTGATCGCAACGAGCTGCGCGAAGACCCAGACTCGCCATTCGGACCCTATATCTACATCGTCTTGAAGAACGATCCTTCCCGTTGGCAAACGCAACAAGCGCAGGGCGGCCAACAGGATATGCAGCAGCAAACGTAGTAACAGTTTGTGCGACTGCGCTGCTGCGCTGGCACCACATGATATGAATTCATATGTGTTCCTATCATGTGTATATCTGTCATCCTAATTTATCCTTGCTGTTGCTGTTGCTGCTGATTATTTTGTTTGGACGGCGTAACGACAGGTAAAGGCACGAGAGGTGGTGGTGTTCGCTCACCTTGGCGACCTTGCGCAATCTGCTGTATCTGTCGCTGTGTCAGTCTCCGTGCCAGAAACGGTGGAGGCATGCGGGCATCTCGATACCGCGGACGTAGCCTCCACACCCATTCCGACCACACACGTTTATCATTGCCCAGAGCGCCAATGACTTGCGCATTTACATCATCGGCAATCACTGTTCGGAACAGTCGCAAATCTAGGTCAGACAATTCCGGGTCCTCGTCATCCGAGAGAAGAAACAGTCGCAGAGCAATCATGTCAGGCCAGTATTGTCCACACTGTTGCAGCAAATATCGTTCTTGATCTAGCTGTTCTTGCAGGCTCATATTGTCCCGGTTCTGACAAAACCACTTGAACAGTTCCGCACAATCCGTTGGTTCGCCCTCGCACTCTGGACGTGGTCGAACCGCACTGCCCCTCTTCGCACGCTTGGCGGCACGTGTTTGCGCGCCGCCTCCCCCCGTCGATGTGGCGGACATAGTCTGTATAATATCTTTGCGAGTAATGCAGCAAAGTTTTTGGAGTTTTTGCAAAGTCGGTAATCGTGAAAGGATATATACTATGATATATCATTCAAGAATACGTGGTTATCCTTGTGCTTGCTGCTGTTGCTGCTGTGGTGACCGGGGTGGCGTAACCAGACGAACCAGAGGAGGTGCTTGCTGTTGCTACTGTTGCTGTTGCTGCTGACCTTGGTTCAGTTGTCGGAGTTGTTGCTGCGTCAGGGTTGGTGTTCCGAACACGGGTGGCATACGGCGTCCTCGTTGCTGCGGAGGGATGAGCGATTCTACCCATCTGTGCCATTTCCTCTTATCATTGCCCATGCTGTCCATGAGATGGAAACCAATGTTACCGCGGGCCACAGCCCGTAAAAGTCGCAAATCTTCGCTAGACAAGACGTGATTGGAGTCGTCGGACAGTTCGAACAGTCGTGCGGCAATCAATCGAGCGAAATGAGGTTGACAATCTACCCTCAATTTGTTCTCCACGCGTTCCTTGTCCTCTTGTGTCATTGCGCGCCGGTTGCGAAGATACCAGTTCAGCAGTCGTTCACACTCGTCTAGCGACCCGTCACACGACGGCTCCACGGCGACACTCGTCTTGGCACGCTTCACCGGGCGTGTCTGCGCGCCGCCTCCTCCCGTTGCTGTCGCGGACATAATCTCTGAATCTTTGTGCTACCACAGCAAAGTTTTTCTTTACCATTCTTTGCAAGGATAGAAATGCGGTGGTGCTGCTTCGTGAGGGAACGCGCGGTGAACCGTCGTCACACGTCGTCCACGGACTTTTCCCCCTTTCTCCAATTGCCTCCTGAATTGCAGAATTGCATCTTGGCGTTTCACGACTGCGCCATGGACATTCGGTTGACGTCTCGTGCTCTCTGCGAACGCACAGCGAGGAACGTTCGCCACATCCCCCGAGGCAACGTCGGCTTTGGACTCTACCGACGTTACTTTCGCGGTCCGTGGGAAAGCACGGTGGCCTTTGCGACGATTACGGCGGAGCTTCGACCGCACTTGGACATTACCGTGATGCATTACCCGGACCACTTCTTGCACCATATGATTGCCAACGGTGCGCACCCCCAAACGATCCAGCGGTTCCTGCGCCTGCATCTCCCTTTTGATCATAGACACACGGTGACCTATCTACCTGTGCATTCGCAACAGCGCGCCATCTTTACCTACATCTATCGCCAGCGACCGATGATCGACTACGTCTGACGCGGGAGGAGAAAGCTCAGAACGCCTCGCTTTCCATGAATGCACAGCCACTGACGTGCAAATGACCCTTTCGGTGGCAACGAACGCTTTCCATTCCAAAAGTCAAGATAGATGTTGAAGGAAGGCACCAACATTGCACACTCCTTCATCTTGTCTCCGATCGTTTTCGCCAAAGCGGGAAGAGCCTGTTGGATGACGCGCTTGTGCAGAATGGCTTCCCCGAAAATCTGCTTGGTGCAGCCCAGAACAATGGCTCGACTCCGTTTGCCAGTGGTTGTCGCCCAGGCATGATACCGCAGCTTGATTCCGAGAGATCGAGCGTTGACGTCCTTTTCCGTGTAGGGAAGCGCTTGGAGGAGCGCGTGACACGTTTGCCAGAGGCAGCGCATGTCGGGTTGCGTCAAGAACGATACGGTCGAGAACCACATGTCCGTTTCAAATGTCGGAATCATGACGCGACGCGATGACTCGTGCACGGTCGGTAGTCACTTTTCGAATCTTGTCTTGCCATAGAGTAGAGAAGATTGCACAATGACGGAACGCTCGCCGAACGTGTTTGTGTCCCTCTACGCGGACCCCATTCATTCTGGGCATATTGAATACATTCATCTCGCGAAAGAACTGGCGGACGCGCGTGGCGGCAAACTCATTGTCTGCGTCAACAACGACGCGCAGGCGGCGCTGAAAAAGGGCCGGCCGTTCATGAAGTGCGCCGAACGCGTGCTCATCCTGCAAGCGCTCCGCGACGTGGACATTGTCTTTGCGTCCATCGACACGGACCGGTCGGTGTGCGCGTCGCTCCGTCTGGCGCACGCACAGTGGGGCGTCGGCGCGGTGGGACAGGGCGGCGACCGCAACAGCGGCGAGGCGCCGGAAACGGCAGTCTGTGTGGAACTGGGCATTGAGATGGTCGACGGTATGGGCGACAAGATCCAGAGTTCGAGCGCCCTCACGGGCCTCAAGGCCATATAGAGAACGGTGCGCGTCACGTATTTCTTCTTTCCATTCTTGTGTCTGAATGAAAAACAAAGAGGTCATGACTGCCGTCGCCAGAAAGCCCCCTAGTGTGTCCCGGGTTCTTTTGCTCGTTTGGCTCTTATGGATACCCTTTGCACTACTCGGGCGTGTCAGGCTTCGCGCGCTGTTACAAACGGTGGTGCTCGCATTGTTCGTTGCCGGCGTGCTCGCTGGCGGTGCGTTGAAACGCTTTTCGGAGAAGTTTCAGCGAAACCAGGATGCGCCACGCGAACGCATTGCTATCGCGTTCAGCGTCACGGTCGCCTGTTTGTTGCTCAGTGTATGGATACGAGCATTGGTGGCGCAACGAGGCCGGTGGAGCAGGTCGCCACAGCGTGCCGTGCGCCTCGCGCTCCTCGTGCTTAGCGCGCTATCGTGTGCCATCGCAACGATTGTTTCGCTCCATTGTTTCTTACGAGCGTTGAGGGATACCGGTGAAATGTCGCCGCCACCCTTGTCGCTGCTGCTTTTCCTCTATGGAGTAACGATACTGTGCACACTCATCTTGCTCCTGCTACCATCGGAACCATCTCCGTCATCCCGGTGGTTCGCGCGAAGCATGTCCTGGATGCGCGTCGTGTCGCTCGGCGGGTTGCTCTATGTCACGACGCGTCTTGCTCTCTCGTTTCGGCGTTAAACGCCCTCGGACACGAGTTCGCTGCACACGGTCGTGTACTCGACAATGTCCTCGTTGCTGAGGAGGTTCAGCGTCAGGTTAATGCTGACGGTCGTGGTGGAGGGAGGCGTCGGGAAAAGCAAGCTGGTTCCCTTGATATTGATAATGAACGCGCCCGTGTTGTAGGCCGTCGTGCGCGTGCTAGCGTTGATGAGAAAAAGGTTCACTTTTTCGACGAGCGGAATGGTAAACTCGTTGGGCGTGGCGTAGTTAAACGTGATCGTGTTGGTGCCGTTCGGATCGACATACGCGGCCTGGATGTACGTGTCGTTCTCCGGCACGGTGAAGCTGTTGCTGCCGCGGACGCAGCTGTTGGGGTCCTGGATAAAGGCGGCTAGGTAAAGGTCGAACGTTCCGTTCTGGTCCGTCTGTGTGTTGGTAATGGTGGCGGGCGTGCTGGTCTTGAGCTGTAGGTGCATGCCCTCGCCAGTAAAGATTGGCTTCGTGGCTACAGGGTTGGCCGCGTTCTTGAGTTCCACCCACTGAAGGATACCGTACGAAGCAGCCGAATCCAGTTTGGCAATGCCACCGGCCGTTTGCAGCGGCTCGATCGCGCTGGGAACGACCTGCATGGTGAAGAAAGGCGACCGCTCAATCTTTTGACCCGGCCGGTACAAGAGCGTGGTGTGCTCAATGTCGTTTTGCAAGACCGCCGGAGCAGACACGGCGCAAGACAGTGCCTGTGCGTATGCGGAGGTGGGACCGTAAACCGGAGTCGTCATGTTTGTTTCTGGGTGATGTATGTCGAATCTCTTCTCTCTTACTGGTACGGTGGAAACTTTTTTTCATGACGCGGGCACACTTACATACTTAAGCATAGGACCGTGGAGGAAAGAAAGGTGCTATGGAAGAGAATCAAACCGTGTTGGCCTTCAAGGCCGTGTGCAACTTTGTCAAGGCGCTGAACGAAGTGTTTGGCGAGCGCCAAGTCTCCCTCCAGTTGTACGCCCACCTGCTGGAGAAGACGGGCATTGTGCACGAAGAGCCCATCCGACGCCACGTGTCGGTCTTTAAGCACTTTCTGAAGGCGAACGAGGCGAACTGGACGGATCGCTCCTTGCCGCTCGTGTTTGGGGAATTGCGATACTCGGAAAAGGTGTGGATCGACTTGCAGCGCATCTTTCAGATTGCAGGGAAGGATGAGCAAGACGTCATTTGGCGTCACTTGGTGACGATTGCGGCCATTGTCGACCCAACGGGGCCTGCCAAGGCGTTGCTTCGTCAGTGGTCGACCGGTGGTGGCGGCGGTGAGGGGAAAGAGGAGGACTTTCTCGCGGATCTGCTCAAGAAGATTATGGACAATGTCGACCTCACCTCGCAGAACCCCATGGACATTGTCAACAGTCTCTTGTCGAGCGGTGCGCTCAACGACATTATGGGCAGCATGAACGAGTCGCTGGGCGCCGACGCGGGCGGCATGGACTTTGCCAAACTTCTCCAGACCATCCAAACCATGATGGGAACGTTTGCCACCATGATGAACAACCCTCCTCGCGGCGGAGCGCCCGCAGCGCCCGCGACGCCGGTCGCACCGACACCGGTGGCGGCGCTCCCCGCGCCGACGGCGGCCATCGAGGAGGAGGGCATCGTCGGGACAGCCTCAGAAGGTGGGCACGAAATTCCAACCTAACTCTTCAAAGAGCGCCTTGGCAATGTTGTCGTGGTAGTATTTGCGGTCGATCGTCTTGAGGATGTTAAAGTCCTCCTTGCGACAGGGGAACTTGTGGCGGCGCAAAAGTTGGAACAAGATGTAGCCCGTGTTGATGAAATTCTTGCGCTTCGACTGCCGATACTTCTTGTCGTACAGCGTCGTCAGCTTGTGAAAGTCCTGCAACAACGCATTCTCCAAGTGGGAAATGTCCGGCGGCCGCTTGCCGGACAACTCAAAGTGGATGAGCGCCACGTCGTCATAGTGCTTCGTGTTGCCCGTTTCCTTCAGAAAGAGGAGGATATGTTCCTTGCTGACGTTGCGAAAGGCCACTTCCTTGGACAGGTCGGCGTAGTTTGCAGGAACAAGGCCGTGCTGCACAAACTGGTATCGGAGTGCCTCAAAGACACTCCGATCAATCAATGCGTTTTGCTTGCCCTGAAACTGGTTCATGCAGTCGCGAAAGTGCGTAATGCGGTCATACTGATACTTGCACGAGAGGTTGACGCGGTCCATGTCTTTGAAGGAGGCTTGCAGCGTGTGCGAGTCGACCGCCGTGACGAATCCGCACTGCTCGCACACGATGGACCGGTCGCCAAAGTCCATGACCGTGGCCGCGCCACTGTTGCACACGCTGCAGGTCGTCGTGGCCTCCTCCCGCTGACGCGACAGCAATCGGCGCGCCGTGCGCGCATTGTCGTCCTCGGTCGTCTCTCGGTGAAAGAGGTCGCTTTCACTGGGGTAGTATTGCAAGACGACGTCGTGGTAGGCGCGCAAAATGTCCGCCACTTGGTCTTCCGTGCTGTCCGCACCCTGCGCGGCAGACTTGCGATTGTCCACGAACGACACCTTTTTGTGCGCTTTAATGACGGTGCGGTAACGGTCCACATGCGGCGTCGCTTGCAGCAAAAACAATCCAAAGGCGACATGGGCAGGCAACGCGCGTGCACGACGGGCTTCTTCTTGTCGCTGGTCCTGCATGGTCGCTTCTGCGCGTGCAAGCACGTGCTGCAGTGCGGGATGCGCATCGGCGGGCCAACGCGCACGCACGGCTTCCCACGCAGCGATCCGGGGTGACGCCGAACGCGGAGCCTGCTTTTCGTCACTCCATGGACCATGCTTTTGCACCAGCGTTTGGTGAATGTGCGTCAGATCGATCCACACCATGGCTTTCTCTCCTTGCGACACGATTTAAAATATGTGTCCCCATCAAACGGATGAACGCTGCTGCTCCTTCTCCCGCGCTACCGTGCCCCTTCCGCCAGCCCAGCGTGTGGGGACCGCCGCTCTGGCGCGTCATGGAGTGCGTGGCCATGTCCTTTCCCGCCCGCGCGGCGACGTCCGCGGAGCGAGCGCGGATCGACCGCTGGGTGCGCGCGATCGGCACCCACATGATTCCGTGCGCACTATGCCGAGGACACTACCGTCGCTACGTGGCCCAGCACTTTTCGCCACGAGACACATGCAACCGGCGCACGCTTCTCGCCTTTGTCGTGCGCCTGCACAACGACGTCAACCGACGCCTCGGCAAGCCCGTGTGCGATACACGCGCCATGGTGCGCCTCTTTTGCCAGACCGCGGACGGGATCTACGTTCCCTACGGACCCGCGTTTGAGCAAGCCCGAGCGGCCATCTGCTCCTCACGACTTTAACGAATCAGTTGCCTGTGACAAACGAAGCGCAATGAACAAACGAACGGTCCGCGTCCTTCTCGTCAGCATCATCCGCAACGAGGAAAAGGCGTTGCCGCGACTGCTGGACAGCGTTCGCAGCATTGTCGACGGCGTCGTGCTCTGTGACACGGGCAGCACGGATGATACGCTGGGTGTCATTGACAAGTGGTCCCAACAGCACGTGGATATTCCCGTTCATGTCTTTTCCGACACATGGGAGAACTTTGGACACAATCGCACGCTGTCCATCGAGCACGCCAAGTCCGTGATTCCGCTGGCAGAGCAACCCTACACGTTCATGCTCTTTTTGGACGCGGACATGGTCCTCCAGCACGAGTGGGCCACACAGAGTCGGGTGCGTCTCTGGAAGGAGGACGAGTTGATCCGTGCACCCGTTTGGTATCTCTATCAGAACGGAAACGGGATCCGCTACCACAACCTCCGCATCGTGCGTGCCGACGTGGATGTCGTCTGCGTGCAGCCCACGCACGAGTATTACGACATTCGCTCGACGACGCCTATCGCACCTAATCTGTTTCCAGACGAACCACGCGTGGTCTACTGCGGGCGCGGCTACGTCGACGAGCGCATCTGGATTCGCGACGTCGGCGACGGCGGTTGCAAGCAAGACAAGTTTACGCGCGACATTCGCCTCTTGACGGCGCACCTCCAAACGCACCCCAAGGATGCGCGCACGCTCTTTTACCTCGCCAACTCGTACAAGAACATTCACGACTTGGAAAACGCCTGTCGCTTCTACCGCGAACGCATCGCCGTGGGCGGCTGGGTGCAAGAGGTGTACATGTCCTGGATCTACCTCGGGGACTGTCACTTGCTGGCGGGGAAGCAAGAGACGCAGGCTCTGGACGCCTTTTGGCAGGCCACGACGGTGCTACCGGAGCGCCCCGAGGCATGGTATCGGTGCGTCAAGATGGCGCGATTGCGGAACGCGCATGCCATGGCCATTGCCCTGCTCGACTATGCGCAGAAACTGCCGCGGACATGGCCAGGCGACCGCATTCCGCTCTTTTTGGAAAATGCCATTTTCGACTACCTCTGGGATGAGGAAACGTCGATCTGCGCCTTTTACGTGCGCGACATGGCGCGCGGTCGGGATAGTTGCGCGCGGCTACTCGACCCGACGCGAACGGTGCCGCCACACGTGCGCGCATTGGCAGAGCGAAATGCGCGCTTTTACGGCGTACCACCAAAGAAGACATGCACCACATCTCCCGACACGCCACTGTCGCCCTGCTCCTCCTCGGTCTCGTGCTGACGGCGGTAGCGTGCGCATCGACGCGCAGCGTCGCCGAGCCGTTCACGGCCTTTCAGATTGCCGAATCCACCGATGTGGCGACAACGACGCCACCGCCGGAGTGCCCCGAGCCACCCGTCTTTTCCAGCACGCCCGCCCGTCGCCCCGTCACCTCCACCGTCGTTCCGACCGCCGTTTTTCCAGCCGCCGAGGCCAACTTTGGTCGCAATCCGTCCGGTATGCAGTGCCCCCTTTGCCGACTGGATCCCAACCACATGCTCTTTCTGAAACGCAACGACCTGGACACCTCCTACATTACGCCGTCGGACACGCAGTATCCGCACCTGATTGGCATTTGAAACGTTACAATCCATGAAATAAATGATGCCTTACGCATCCTCTTTCTCTCCATCATAACACGATCTCATGGGTGTCTACATCTTTCAATCCACGCGTGGACCTTACATCAAGGTGGGGCATTACAAGGGCACCAACGCCTGGTCCCGAGTCGCTCACCGTGGCTTTTCCTCGTGCGTTTGTCCACCGGCCATTCGCGACGCCGTGTCGATCGAACATTTACGACTACACGCGTGGTTTCCGCGTCTTTCCACCAAAGACGAACGCGCCGTCAAGACGCGATGGCGTGCGCATCGCCTGTGCGGCGGCAAGAGCGAGTGGTTCCCGGAGCACTTGTTGGACGAGATTTACGCCTTTTTGACGACGCTGGACGAGTCGGACCTCACCCTGTGCGATCAGGCCCAAGCCTGTGCCACGCGACGTCGACTGTGATCGAGAACGCGTCAAAAAAATGATTCCGCGCCGCGGCCGTGGCCAAGGCACAAGATTACACTTGAACAACAAGAACACAACCAACACCTTACGACAATCGCGTCACACGTGCACCAGATTTCCAACAACCATGAACAACACACAGCTGACTGAGTTCCGCACCTTTGAGCCCGAGAAGACCGTCATCTTTTCCAAGGCCGAAGTCGGTTCCGTCGGTAACGCCGCCTCCAAGATCACCTTCAAGCGCATCCGCCTGTCCGCGCGCAACGCCGACGGCACCATTGGCGACCTCGTCCTCAACACGGCCGCAGACCTCATGTCCTTTGGACTGCAGCAGAACATGGACATGACGACGGGCAAGCCCAGCGGCTACTCCTTCCCCATCTGTCTCTGGAGCCGCAACGGTGCCACGGCGGACGAAAAGCTCTTTGTCACGCAGTTCGACCGACTCGTGGAAACGTGCAAGAAGTATCTCGTCGAGCACCGCGAGGAGTTGGAGAAGTATGACCTCGAGATTGCCGACCTCAAGAAGTTCAATCCCCTCTATTGGAAGATGGACAAGGGAAAGATCGTGGAGGACCGCGGACCGATGCTCTACGTCAAGGTCATGGAGAACAAAAAGACGGAACAGATTTCCACACTCTTCATCGACGACCAGACCAACCAGATCATGGACCCCCTCGACTTGCTTGAGAAGCGCTGCTTCGTGACGGCCGCCATCAAGGTGGAGAGCATCTTTATCGGCAACAAGATCTCCCTCCAGGTCAAGCTGTCCGAAGCCGTGGTCAAGGTCGTCGACACGACCATCCGCGGCCTTTTGCGCCCTGTCGTCGTGCGTCCGGAGGACGTCGCCAACGCGACCGGCGTTACCACCGCGCCGACACCGGAAACAACATCCAGCACGCTCACCAATGCACTCCCGGAGATGCCCCCGAACGACGACAACGAGGTCGCCCCGGAAGACGAGGACGACGACGTGACGCAAGAGGAGGAGGAAGAGGACGATGACGATCTTCAGTTGCCACCCACCATTGCACCTTCACCTGCACCCGCCCCAGTCGTCGCTGCACCCACGCAAACGGTCGCCGCTCCAGTGATCGCAGCAGCGCCTCCGGCACCCGCCAAGCGCGGCGGTGGCGGCCGCGGCAAGGCCAAGACTCCGACGCCCGCGCTCCCCGTTGGAGAGGTCAAGGTCTGAGATGATACCTCCAACATCTTCATCTACCATCTATCGATCTATCGATCATCACTATCGATCATGATGCATCGCTAAAAAAAGAAGAACCAAGGAATTTAAACAAACGACTTGTTTAAATCGTTTTTTTACCGTGCTAGTTAGCCTTTGTTTTGGATGAGGTTGATGACGTTGATCACTGCTGTTATCGCGGCGAGTCCGATGCACGCCGTCTTGACGCGCGTGTCGGACGTTCGGCGCGCGAGCAAGATGAGGATGGTTGCGTAGAGGAGGGAGAGCACGTCGTGCACGGCGCACCATGTGGTGCAGCGGCTCTGCCAAAGCAGGAGCACGGCTCGCCACTCCTCTCCTTTCTCTAGACCGCGAATGAGCGCCAGCAGTGTTTCGATCGTGCCGATGACAATGGCAGTCGGTAGCGCAACGGCAACGATGACGAGGAGGAGCGTCCACCACGGCGTCTTGCGCTGACGCCTCAACCAAAGCCAGAGCACGATCGCGCTGACGAGGAGAAGAGCGGTCGATGCGACCGTGGTGAGCACGTAAACGCGCAGTGCGCACGTCCACGTTTGAGCGGCGACGACAGACATGTCTACTCGATGTAGGTCGATGAGGAGGAGTTTCGACAACAAGTCCTTGGCGTCATTCATCGTCTGCTCCTGGCGGGTGCACGTGTCGTCGATGCGCGGCAGCGCGTTGACGAGGGCATTGGGGGACGACCGATGCGTCGTCCACTCGTGGACAAAGGGAGATGCGCATGCAGACGGCGGGCAAAAGAGGACCAGCGTTTCCGGTAGCAGAATGTCAAACAAGAAAGGGGGCAAAACATCATCCTCAAATTGTGCGTTGGAGAGGAGCGTCTTGCCAAACTGCGCAAGTGACCCGAATTGCAGTCGTGCACTGATCCACGTATATAGACCTGCTCGTACCAAGTCTTCGAAAGCATTCTTCTGTGTCGAACTCATGCGCCCATATCGAAAGCAGTCGAGTAACGCATCCATTTGCGTAAAGATGGTGTACGCAATGACGTGTGCTTGATCGCCGACGAATTCGCTGTGGAAACCAGTGGGCAGACAATTGGCGGGCGAACAGCACTGTGGAAAGTCGTTGAGCGCTGGGTAAACCGTCATGAACAAGAGCAAGTTTTGAAAGACAGCGTCCATCCACTCTAGAGATGTCGACTCGTTCTTCAAATACTGAACAAATGTCTCATTTTGCAAGCACGCGATGCGCAGGAACGCGCGATTGGATTGTGCATACTTGCACAGCCACTGTTGGTGCACATCCGGGACAAACAGTGATCGGCGGTCGGCTTTTGCGTCGCGAAAGAGACGGTAGCGTCCGCACTCCCACATGCGCGTCGTGGCCCACAAGATCATGTACAGAACGTTGAGGGTTCCGAAACAAAGTGCAAAGAAGAACGCAATCACGGCTTGTGTCTCTTCCGGTAGTGCTGCTGGCGTTTCCACGAGAATGCCGAGGAACCGAGCAGTGTCGCGGCTAATGGCGCTAAATGTGCTCACGTACTTGTCGATCCATTGGTCCGCATCCGGCTCTTGACAAAGAAAGAGCAGCAGATTTCGCTGTGGCGTTTGCGTGGTCGGGTTCAGAAAACAGTTCATCTGAACGTCCTTGCACACGTTTGCGAGTGCTGTCTTGACGGTCTTCAAATCCACATTTTCAGCCCCAAGTGGATAATCCAAACGGTTGACCACCTCGGAGAATGATGCCGGAATGTCGACCCGCTCATTATAGGCAAAACTGTACTTGTGCTCTACCGCGTAGAGTACGCGTCGTAACATTTGTTGCAGGTCGTCCAAGAGGATCAAACTCTGTGATTCCATGACGTGCACGCGTTCCTCGCCCGCTTCTCGCCGTCGCTTGAACGCTGCCATGGCCTCGTTCATCGAGTTCTGCAGAAAGGCACGACGGTCGGGAATGACCTTGTTCAGCACAATGTCGAGAAACGTTTGCCGATCATTCGCATCGATATCTGTCATGCCTCCGTTTCCTCCGTTTTGTCATTGGCGCAGAAAAGAAAGAGTGTGTCCAAGCATGACACCGCCGTTCGCAAACGCCGCCACGTGCTCGAGTGCGTGTTGACAAATGTGAGGACATTTCCGGCGCTCTTTGTTGCTGCCAAGCATGTATCGTTTTCTAAAAGACCGACTCCCGTCGGAGTTGATTGACATGATTATGGACTATCTCGGCAACTTTTCAAACGATGTCGATGCGCTAGAGTCCGCGTGCTGCCTCCACTGTCGCATCTGCGGCGTCTGCTTCGCCTTTTTTTTCCTTCAGGTCGTTGTGTGCGCCCACATCTTGGTGGTCCTTGGCGTCTGTCTCTTTATGATCATCAGCAATCACCTCCCATAGATCCGCGCGACCGGCACGGCCGCGTTCGTGTCGAAATACGCGCCGAGACGCGCCATGACCGTCAGAAAGGTGTCCATGTCGCGCATGCAAACATCCATGAGGTGTGCGTAATCTGCAGACGGTGTGTCATTTACATGATGCACGCGATCCTCCGCTTGCACCTTGTCGCCGATGGCTTTCAACGCCTCGAGGAACGGCAAGAAGGGTGAGGAGGACAAGCGCAAGTCGCTCTGCACGGACTGCCACTCGGTCGACGTCATGTCCATGGCGGCCAAGCGTTGGAGCGTGTGACGCACGGCGCGCAGCACCTGACCGCGCTGTTGCGTGCCGACATACGTCTCCACAAACAGCAAAAAGAGCAACCGGTGCACGCGCTTTTCATACTTTTTGTCGAGCCACGGAAACTCGGCGTCCGCAAAGAGCACGCGCATGAGGTCCTTGACGAGATACTCGGCCGACAGACCGACGACATCGAGCACTCGCTCCGCGTCCCCGTCAGCCACCGACAAATTCTCGTAAGGGATGCGGTAGCGCACCAGCCATGACGTTCGACGCCGCCACACCTCTTGCATTTCCGCGCGCCGACGCGAGATAGACACGTCCAGCAACTCGCCGTTGAGACGCACGACGCCTCCGTGGTCGTGTCGCGTCGCAAAGGCAAACTTGAGGCGCGCCAGGTCGAACCAAATGTCTTGATGGGCGCGTGGAAAGTGCAACGCTCGGTTGTCCTGCGCGTAGAGAATGTGCCGTCCTTGACGCAACTCTGGCTCAAACACGATCCAATCCTCTGATTGCGGATCGAGGAAGCGGATGCGCATGTCCCACTGCGTCGCATCGGCTCCCTGGGCCGTCGCGGGCGTGGTGCGGCCCGCAAACGACACGGACACGACAGAAGGGTCGAGCGCACGCAGCTGCGCGAGCAGGCCGGCCAAGGCCTCGTCCTGGACGTCGCTACGGAGTTGCTCAAACTCGAAAAAGGTCGCGGCGTGGTGCAGCAGCGCGTCGCGCATTTGTTGAAGCGTCGTCATGACCTCGTTCATGAGTGTCTGCGCGAGAGGAGGGTCGATCTGTGCGGGGTCAAAGTAGATGGAAAAGTCGGCGTCGGAGTAGCGAAAGGCGTCTGCAAAGCCCCGCAGGAGCGGCGCACGCGCCATTTCGGGAAACTGCTTCACAAAGGCGCGGTAAATGGCGAGAAAGACGTTTCCGCCCTTGTAGGCCAGAATGGGTGTGGACACGTGATGCGTCTTGCCAAACGTTTCGAGTGTGGTAGTGAGGCGGTCGACAACGAGGTGCATAAAGGGAAAGGGGTCGCGAAGGCACGATCGCGTCACAAAGGCCGTGCACGCCGCCTTTTGCTGCTCGAGCGGGTCGCGATACGCCGTTCCGGAGTGGGGCGACGCGCGGACAAAGACCTGACCCGGCACGAGACCGGCGCTTGGGATCGTGTTGGCCCATGCGGTGCCGTACTCGCCGGTCAGCACGACGGCGCTGTCGTCGTCGTTCATGACATTCATGACACGATTCTTTTCTCGTTGCGCAAAAAAAATCCGGCGAACGCATACAAATGCAGCATACAAATGCACACGGAACATAAAAGAATTGACCACCGAGACATTGACACAAATGATCACAAAGAGGTATTCCCTACATCCGGGCATTACGATCGTAACCGCTGTCTTGCTGCTCGTGGACCTCGGCTTTCTCGTCAAAACGGTGCTGCTGCGTCGTCGATCACCCGTCATTGCTAAGAAAAACGCACGCGTGTGGCGCATCGTCACAGTCGTTGTTGTCCTCACTGTCCTGGTTTGCGCGAGCATCAAGTCGTGGGGGCTCCTGCGTTCCGGATGCGCGTGCACTTCCTACGCCTTTGCCATGTGGACACACGCCGTCGCAATCGGCGGCACGCTGGTGATGCTGGCTCTGCTGGCACCCTTCAACCCTTCACGGGTCTTGAAAGTGGTAACGGTGCTGCTCCTGATTGTGCATGCAGCACTCTTTCTACACTTGTTCGTAACGGAGGCGGCATGCACGCCACAACAGGCATCCGAGGTCGAAATGACTGCGCTTCGCGACGAACCGTCACGACTGATTCAGCAAGCGCCACTATCAAGACTGTCGACCGTCGTAACCGGCCGTCCCTCACAAACATCGACTCAGGGACAGCAACAGCAGCAGCAGCGCGCAAGTTTCGAAGACTGGCGCTCAATCATGAAAAACGTCTTGGAGCGACTGTCGAAGATGTCATGGAACGAAAACGATGCGAAGCAAATTTTCGTTTCGTTGGACGAATCCTACAACCCATTGCTCTCGTTGTCGAAAGAGGATGATAACTTGTGTCGACGGATAGCGAACCAGTTGACGCGGTGCATCGGTGTATCGACGGGCAACACCAAGTTGTTCTTTGGCGCGGCTTTGCAGGAACTCCATCACCACATGCGCGACAAGATGCAGGCACCAGCGGATACTTGCATGGAGGAGGCCTTGACCGCTGCGCAAAAGGAGGGGCAGACGGACAAGAAGGTTTACGCAGCGGCGACCACGGTGCTCTTGGCATATTTTGAGCAGTCAGGAATCGATTCGACCAAGCGCCTGTCCATTGCGAAAGAGATTTTAGGGAGCAGTTCGAAGAACTTTCTCACGTTCAGCCAGGCGCTTCTCGGACCCCCTCTCTTTCTGTTTGCCGCCAAACTCGGCGACGAGGGCGTCGAGTTGGGCAATCAAGTCGTTGAAGAACTGCGCTACAAACCGACGGATGACGAGACGCTCCAGTATCTGCCTATGGAGGATCAAAAAGTCATTGAAACGTTGTGGAAGAAAGTTGGTTCGTCGCAAGCGCCGATGCCGGTCGGCGCGTAACTGTCGTTCATTCACTCTCACACGGGTTCAAAGACGACGACGCCGTTCGAGGTCGTCGATACGCCGTTCGGTGCCTTGAAGACGACTTGCGCTTCAATGACCGAGTTGACGTTGACACCGAAAAAGGGCATGTTGACGTAGCCTTTGCTCGCACCCCAGTCCGTTCCGAACGAGTTGGCGCAGATCCAGAACGGGATCGTGGTCATGTCTTGTCCGTCAAACTCGAGATGCTGCTGCTGTGTCGACGTGAAGAAGGAGCGGTGCACCGGCGCAACGTCGAAACCGACGACACGGAGCGCGTGCGAGCCGACAAAGGCGCCGGGGTTGTCCTGGTTTTCGATAAATAGATTTGCGGGATTCCCACTGGCGTTGCCGTTCTGATACTGCCCCGACATCCACGGCTGAAAGATGTTGACGGTTGCAACGACCGGCCCAACGTTCATGATGTGCTGCTTGATCGCCGCTTGCGTTTGCAGCACCGCCTGCGGGTCTTGCATTTGCTGCGCGTCGACGTAGATCGATTGCACATTCTTGACGTAAAACAGCGGACCGGTGCAGCTGCAATTGGGAATCAACTCGTCCAGCGTCGATGGTGCCGTGGCACGCGTCATGTCTGTGCACGACTCGCTCTGCGTGCACCAGGTGAAGGGGGCGCAATCGTCCGTCGCGATGCCGTTCGACTGGATCCATTGAGCCAGATCGGCCACATTGCCGCCGGCACACTGACTCGAGGGCGGTGGATCCGTGCGCTGTTCGCAGGCGTCGGCGTTGTCCGTTTGTGCGCAAAAGGGGAAGCAGGCGAGCGCGTGCGTTGTGCTCATCATCTTCCACGGACTGGTGCTGCCGGGTGGGAGGTGGAGGAGGGAAAACTGGTCCGTCATGGCAGCCGCGGTCGCCAAGGCCCAGCAGCAGCCGCAGAGGTATTGATTGAGCGGCGGAAGGATGCGGGAATCGGTCAGCAGCGCCGTGTACGTGGCGGGCGGTGGTTGTTCACTCCAAACGGGTTGCGGACAGGAGGACACGTCAAAGGGTTCGATAGTGGTCGGAACGGTGGAAATGTCTTTTCGGGGAATGCGCGAGAGGTCCCCGTCGGTATTGAACGCCACGGCAAAGGTGTGACCACCGCTCTGAAAGGTGAAGCGCGGCCGGGTGCGCAGCCAGGACCGTAGCGGTCGGTCGATGGAAAAGGTTCCGATGCGGTGCGCCAACGCGCTCTCGAGCAGGGCACGGCGCCGAGCGACGCGGTCCTGACGCGCACTCGCGCGATCGGCGTTGGTCGATCGAAAGTCGTTGGCGCGACCGACGTCAGAGGAGCGAAAGAAGCGGGAGCGCATGCGGTTTCTTCGGGGATGCGGAAATAAAATAATCTTTGGGTCCGTACTGCAAAGCAAAGCAAAATGACGCAAGCGAAAATCGCCAAGGCCTTTCACGCCGCCAAGAAGGGCTTTCACGGCCTCCCTCACCCGTCCCCCGTTCCCAGTCTGCACCCAGCGCCCACGCTGCACCGACACCCGATGAAAATGCAGTCGTCACGCTGCGGCTGCGGCGCTGTGCGGCCGCCGATGAGTGGCATGTTGGAGGAGCCGTACTGCGACGCCGGGCAGTGCCCCATGGAGCCGCATAGTTCCAGCATTTCCCAACTCATGGAAACGCAAACGGGCTGCCCCAACTGCTCCTCGATCCAGGACGCGGACAAGATCCGCACCAGTTTTGACCGTCGCATGGTGCGCTTCTACAATACCGTGGTGGAGCCCAACACCGACTACAATCTGACCACGCTCGTTTTTCCTTACTAAGTTGTGGAAGCAACAGACATCTTGATCCCGTCGACTAGTAAAGAAAACATGGACACGCGGTCGTTCGCCATTCTGCTGCTCTCGCTTGCATTGCTCATGGCGATTGTTGTCGGATTTGTCGCACGACGAGTTCTATCAAACACCATTCGAGCATCTCATGCACCACTTGACAACCCTCGTCGACTGCCGAAAGGCATCGACCAGGTCTTTTACATCAACCTCCGACGCCGACCGGACCGTGACGCGCACATGCAGCAGCAATTCGCCACGGCCGGTCTGGCCGCGGAACGCTTCGACGCGGTGGAAGGGCGTCGCATGTCGATCGAGCGAGCGCTACAGCACGTCACGGCACCGTCGCTCTGTCACGCGCTCGTGCCGCAAGCAAACACTGGAAGTGGAAACATGAGTTTGGGTGCGTTGGGCTGCATTGCCAGTCACTGTGCGCTCTATCGTCAAATGGTGGAGGAGAAGCACGAACGCTGTTTGATCTTGGAAGATGATATCGACCTATGTCCTGATTTCATCGGCCGCCTGGAGCGGCTCTTGATGCGCTTACCGCCGCAAGAGGGCATGATCTTTCTAGGCTACCACAACACGGTGCCGACGCCAAACGCGTCCAACGCGCCACACGCGCTCCTGCGCGCGACCGAAAACATGTTTGGGTTCTTTGGCTACGTCATTTCGCTGTCCGCGGCGCAATGGTTGCTCGACGCGCTGCCATATCCTTACCAACTCGACACGGTTTCTGGCCTCGTGTGGGCAGCGCACCACTACCGACCGGTCGTCGTGACGCCTCCACTGGTGCGGTCCTACGGGTCGCACGTCAATCCATGGGGCACGGACATTCAACACATTTCTGTGGCGTAGAGAGCAAAGATGACTGCCACGCCATCCGACCCCGTTCTCTACGAGGCCGTCAAGGCCGAGGCCAAACGGCGCTTCCACGTCTGGCCCAGCGCCTACGCGTCGGGCTGGCTAGTGCGCACGTACAAGGCGCGCGGTGGCACGTTCCGAGGAGAAGGAAGGAAACAGCGAAAAACATCCGAACGACCCTTGGCGCGGTGGTATGCGCAAGAGTGGGTCGACGCGTGCGCCTTTGTGCAGCGCAAGGCGATTGTGCCGTGTGCACGCACTAACTCGGGCGCAGAACCGATGCCCTACTGTCGTCCGCTGCACCGCGTCTCGCCGTTGACGCCCGTGACGGTGACAGAGGCCGATCCCGCGCAGATTCGTGCGCGCTGTCGCGTCAAGCATCGCGCGCCGTCGGCCCGCGCCGATCGAATGTCACTGCCGTGATTTTTGTTTGTTGCACATGGAAAATCGACGTTGAGACACATGGCGACGGGCACACAGCAACGACAACGTCAAGCGCCCGTCAAGACACTATCGATGCCCGGCTACCTCTTGTCGCGCGCGGCGACGGGTGGGAGCGCACAGACCCGCGCCTTTCAGCGGCAGTTGACAGATCAGCGATGCGAGGACCTCTTGCGGCAATTGGTGCAACACAAGAATACTATCTATATCTATGGAACACAGGCGCAGAGAACAGAAGGAGAGCGTGCGTACCACACGCTCCTACAGAGGTTCCTGCAAGAGTGCGGTTTCTTGCTGGACAGCGTAAACGGCTTGAAAAAGTTCTTTACCTTGTGGAGTCAGGTACACAATCTGGACGCCATGGTTCACTTCATGGAGGTCGAGTCGGTGCTACGGGACTTGTGGAACGAGTGTCACCCGGACGCGACGGATCGAGAGTGGAACCGAACGGAAATAAGAAATATCGTCGATCGTTTCGTGACAAATTTCCAATTCGCCGGCAGGCTGGACGACAGCTGGAGGGCAGCCAGCGAAAACGTGCCTGGGAGTTGGACGCTGGAAACGGATACGGGGATCAAGCGTCGACGAACGTCTCAACCTGCGCCTCTCGTTGCAACACCACCGCAGCAGAGGCAGCAGCAACAAAAACAACAGCCACAAGCAGGATAAAGATGTCGACATTTGTTTGCAGGATGATAGGACATGTGCACATGTTCTATGCTGTTTCGACGTTTCTCGTGTCACCTAAGTATCCTGCTGTTGTTGTTGACGCGGCGTGCCAAAGTGCTGTTGCTGCGGCTTCGGGTGCGTCGCTGGCGCTGCGATGCGCAAGGAGGCACCACCGCGCTGACCTCCTTGTGCAGCGACCGCCTGGAACAATGGTGGTGGCTGCTTTGCATGTTGCTGCACAGCGTCCTTGAGTTTGGTAAGTTTGGTAATGGTATCCACGTTCCATTGTTGCGCCTGTTTCTGTCCCTGTCGACCACGATGCGTCCACGTGGTCGTTTGTGTGACGGGCGTCGCCGCACTCATCGCGGCGCGGGCGGCCTTGGTCATGGGCGTCGCTTGGTCTTGTTTCTTGGCCGCAGTTGCACTGCGCGGGGGCGTTTGCGGCGCCGCTGCTGCTGTCGAGGGCGACGGTGAGGCGCGTGGCGTAAAGGGTTTCGCCTGCGGATTCAGTTGCGAGGACTTTTGTGACATGGTGCGCCTTTCTTGTCGGTCGAAAAGTTTTCCTCTCGTCAACGCAGCGAGCACCACAGCGACCACCCGACGGCGCTCCACAGGCACACGTTCCAAAGCAGCACGGTGGTGGCGAGGGCGCAACTGTCGGTCGACGCGGTCGTCCAGCACGTGGGCGTGCGTCGAGCCGTGACGGCACGTGTCGAGGTGACCCACTGCTGCATGTGCAGCGTGCACGCGCCGAGAACGCGGGGGGGAAAGAGAAAGAGGAAAAAGAGCGGAGCGACCAACAAGTTGTAGAAAATGGACAATTTGCCGTCATAGAGTCCGAGCAGCGCCAGCGTGCGGACCGTGACAATCACGGCCACCGTGACGAGCCGACGCACGAGCGTAAAGATGGACGGTTGGAACGGGTAAAACGGGAGCAGAGACAGCAGCAGAAAGAGGGGAAACAACCACTCGTACACCGTCACAATGGTCAAGTACCAGGACTGGTGCCCGCAAGCGCCGACTTGGAAGGTCTGCTCGCGGTAAAAGGAGCGGGACCACCGCAGTTGCTGCAGGAGAAAGCGCGAAATGGTCTTGGGCGTTTCCGTGTAGGCACGTGCGTGCGCCGTTTGTCGCGCGCGATGGCCTTGGAGGAGGAGCAGCAAGGTGAGGTGGCGGTCGTCGCCGGGTCCGACGGGCTGGTCGCAGTAGGTTTGCTGCAAAAAGTCGCGCAGCAACGCTTCGGAGAGACAACTGGCGCGGTAGATGCTAAAGGGCCCGCTACAGCAGGTCATGCATCCCCACGCGGAGAGGGCGCCGCGCTCGATCAAAAAGGCGTAGAGGTAGCGGGCGGCAACGATGCGCGTGAGCAGCGTTTCGTCGTGGTTAAAGATGCGGAGGAGGGACGTGGCGCAGGCGGTCTTGGGGTCGCGGTGGATGCAGCGCACGAGGGCGTCAAAGGCGTCGGGTGAGCGAACGTACGTGTCGCTGTCCATGACAATGACATAGTCCAGAGGTAAGGGACACCGTTCGTTCAACCAGCGAAAGCCAAACACCATGGCGTGTCGCTTGCCGCGATGGGGCAAGAGGTGGCAGTGCGCGATCGTGTCGCACGTCGCGTCTTCTTCTGCAAAGAGGAGATCAAACGTATCCTTCATCGGTTGATCCAACTCGGCGTCGTCGCCATCGATGCAGGCAACGAGCGCCGTGAGGCGGCAGGCGCGCGTGGCGCCGCAGGCGGCGCGGATAGAGAGCAAGGAGCGTTCCCAGTAGTCGGGGTTCTCGCGGTAGCCGACCATGACAATGCCGACAGAGGGTGGCGGTGGATCCTCATCATCCACCTCTTGCGAACGATTGATGTGATGGTAGTTGACGTAGGCACTGCCGATTTCGACGGCCGAGTAAAGGAGCATGGCGACACCGAGCGCCAGAAAGTGGTCCGTCCACACGGCCACGGCGGCACCGGCGACGGTGAGGGCGCTGACGCCGAGGACGCGCGGCCAACCGCGAACGTGTCCTGTGTGCTTGCGCTGGTCATACTCGCTCGATGATGCAACGTCCATGTGTTGATGATGTGTTGACGATATCTTGACGATGATAGAAGGGAAACGAGTCGTTTCTCTATGATGGATATTCAGAATCTTTTTCGTTTTGTTGCAGCAGCAACCACTGTGCAATCTCGCGCGCGACGCGAACAGAAACAGCGTTGCCCATTTGCTTCTTGAGTGCGGCGCTGTTGTCCACGTGGTGTGTGTCTGGAAAATCCTGCAAGCGGCACAGTTCACGGGGCGTCAGGAAGCGCCACTCGGGGCCGAACACTGGCGTGTTGGCCATGGCAACGAGTGTGGGACTGTAATCGAGGTTGCGCGCGCGCAGGCCGGACGCGCGAAAGGTCCAGAGGCAGTCGTGAAGCGATGTCGCGTCGCACTGCCACTCGAGTTTGCGCAAGGCCTGCGTGTTTGGTAAGGCCGCGCGCAGTTCGTGCAACCAATCTTGCAGGAGAGGTTGGTGGAGACGGTAAAAGGCGCGGTTCTTGTCGATCCACGTGCGGTAACGCATGTAGCGTGAACTGTCCGTGTCCGTGCTGTCCCAATCGTCGGACCAGATAGGAAAGTGTGGAATGGCGATACTGCGGGTCCGCAGACGCTCGCAGAAGCCTTCCCAGAGCCGTCCTGCCGTGTCAAAGTGGCCCGTCAATCGGAAGGGCGTCGTTTCTTCGGCATTGACGCAGAGGATCGTGCGGATGCATGTCGGCGATGCGGGTGCTATCGGAAAGGGCGGCAGTGCCCGACGCAACGCCCCAAGCAAAAAGGCGCGGGGTCGCGACTGAGGCGTTCCGACATGCAGGGGCGACAGGATGACCGGCTTTTCCGCCATGGGGTAGCCGACGGCTGCGAGGTGGTGTCGCATGGTCGCCCACGTTTTTCCTTGGTCATGCGTGACCAAGTTGGGCACGTTTTCCAACATGAGAAATGCGGGCTCGTGTTTGCGCAGGATGCGGAGGATTTCAAAAAACAAGTGGCCCTTGGTTTGGTCGTCAAAGCCGGCTTGGTCACCGGCCTTGGAGAAGGGCTGACAGGGGAAGCCGGCACAGAGAATGTCAAAGGGCGGAATCGATTCTGCGCGCACGGCGCGAATGTCGCCTTCGGGTTCGATGCCAAAGTGACGACGGTAACTGTCGCGACACGCCGCGTCGCTGTCGCACGCAAAGACGCACCGGCCGCCCAGTGACGTGAGCGCGTAGTGGAAGCCGCCAACGCCGCAAAAGAGGTCGATGAAACGAGGCTGTGCGCGATCGTACGGCAACGTGGGCCATTTTTGAGCAGCGGCTGGTGTCGCAGGCAGGAAACCGTGGCTGAAGGAAAAGGTCAAGGCGCCCTCGCGTGGAGGGGGGAGAGCCACGAAGCAATCCGTGTCCATCGCAGCGACGAGCATGGTGTAGACGGCGGCAGCGTCCATGACCGAGTCGCTCTTGTTGTTGCGCTTCAAACACACGTGCGTGTTGCAAAAGTCGTGATCGACGACGAAAAAGCCCGCGGGCAAATGACGATCCCATCCACTCTTGCGTCGCCACCATTTCCCCTCCCGCAAGTTGAGCAGCAAGATGGGGTGTTCAAACGTGCCGCAGAAGCCGGTCGGATTCTTGCTCCATTGCAATGCGAGTTGCGATTTTCCGCTGACCTTTTTGAACGAGAGACGGTGCCCCATGATGGCGCAATCGGACTGATGCTCGTGAACGACCTCGAATGTTCCTAGTGCTACCGTAAAGACTTCAAACACGGTTTGCTCCATGATGGTGCCGGTGATGAGGCCCTTTCCATCTGCTTTAAAGTGCCGATCGAGCGTCCACAACTTGTCGGCAATTTCCTGGCGCACGGTCGGAGACAATTGGTTGCGCAACGCCTCGGTAATGGCGCGCACGGGTGTCAACATGATTATCGGTGGTGAATGCATCCAGGCATGGTGCGGCTGCGCTCACTTTTGGTGCTTTTCCACCCTTTTTCTCTTTCCCCCAAGTAGATATGCAAGAAAACAAAACCATCTACGACAATCTACGACAACGAGAACATCATGTCGGACCCGAGCACCACCGCATCGCCGGCAATCACGCGTTCGTCAGCCACGTCGCAACTGTGCGTCGCCTATCATGTGCCTTCTCTCCAGGTTTGCCAACGGATTCGCGAGAGAACCGTGCGCGCTGCAGAGTTGCCGTACGCGTCGCCGGCGGTTTACGACGCGTCGCTGCAGGAGTGCTCCTGGACCATGACGCTGCCGGAGGCGGAACGTGCGCACGATGCGAAGGAGTCGTGATGGATATCGCAACCGTTCCAGTTCGTGGCTTGCTTGCGCGAAAAGAACAGCGAGAGTAGAAAAAAAAGATCCATGGCGACGACCGTGACGTGCAGGACGTATGTCAATCGCTTCCTGCAAGTGTTGGTGGTTGTGTTTGTCGTCGCGTGCTACTTTGCGAAAAAGGAAGGAAAGACCGCGTTGACATGGAGGAAGCGCGTGTTTCTTGAAAGGATATGGTTCGTCAAACATGAACCGACGCGGGCGCGACTCATCAAAGCCGCCGTGTGGTGCCTGTGGTTCTTTTGGCTCACCAGCGTCGTTCGTTTCGTCCTCCGACTGCGTGCCGACAAGGAACGGTGGATCCTCTTTGTCGTCGACAAGGAGCCTTCTTCCACACGAGAACTGTTGGAGCCGGGGCGCGTGCTCGCTGTGCCTGCGCCGATGAGTCAACAAACGCATCGCTTCTTCCTTTCCTATGCGCGTTTGAAGATGAACGCGATGGTTGTTTGTGCGAGCATGTTTGTGGGATGGTTTGCACTCCTCCTCACGGCCAGTGGCGTTTCCCTTTCCTTATCCAACCTTCAACGCGCTCCGCGGCTGCGGATTTCCGTTGCCATTTTGGTCATTACCTTTGTCGTGGCCTTTGTCGTATCCATGGGCATGTGTGTCGACATTGCCATGCGGGCCATCGCCGCCATGAACAAGGCGACGATTTGGTCAAGGCAAATGAATCATGATGACGGCCTACGGAAAGTGGGACAAGAGGATGCTTTCGTGGTGTTCCACGTTCAGCCGGATGCAACAATAACGAGCTACCATCGGATCCTCGAGGGCGAACGCATCTTGGTGACGGAACCGTTCGTCGCCAACGTATTCAGCACTGTTCCAGAAGAGCAAGAGGCACTTGAAATAACCATGAACATGAAGAAGCGGGATGGTGGATATGGAAAATTGTTCGATGGCAGTATGTACGAGGCGGCAGTGCGAACCTACTTCTATCACGAGGATTTACAGCCCTTCATCGTGGTCGTTTACGACAGGAACGACAATCGGTTTCTCTTTGCGACGCAAGGCATTGCGCCTCATCTGATTGCCATTGTGCGCTTCCATGTGGGAGAAAAGTATGTAGTTCTGCGCCTCGAAAAGTCCGACGTTCATGTGCAATTGAGCACCCGGAGTGTGCATTACGTCGCCATTGTCCAAACACGTCAGGCGATCGACGTGAACGACCGCTTGGTGGAGCAACTAGACCAAGTCGTGGCATGTGTGCAGCAAGACGGGGCTGTCGAATTGCAAGACGGCGCCACCTTTGACATGGGTTTGTTTTCTCCCGAGTGGAGCAATGAACAGCAGCGATACAGCCTGCTGATTGCGCCGTCAGCACGTCAAGGAGCGGGTGGTGGTGTATCGCAATCAAAGACGTCCGCGCCGTGAGAATTTCTGACAAAGAAACGATATGCATGAACGTATTGCATACCGTTTCTTTGTCAGAAATGGGTCGATGAACGGATCAGGGAATGATAAGGCGCGCACCGGCTTACGTGAAAACGAAGCGAGTCGCATGCAGATTGCCTTTCTCTTTCTGACGATCAGCGACCACCACCAGGCCGACGTTTGGCGCGCCTTTTTGGCCAAAGCGCCGCCGGGAACGTATCGCATCTACAGCCACGCCAAACGGACGTTGGATGCCAGCGCCTGGCTGGCGCCATTCCGCATCGCGGAGCGCGTCATGACCAAGTGGGCGCACATTTCCCTCGTCGTCGCGACCGTCGCGTTGCTGCAAGCGGCGCTGCAAGATCCCGCCAACACCTACTTCATCTTGTGCTCCGAAAGCTGCATTCCGATCGCACCGTTTGCGCATCTGCACGAGTTCCTGTGTGAAGGAGCGCCAGCACAAATGTCCTTCTTTTGCTACAACCCCGACTACCACAAGACGAAGGACTGTCAGCAGCGGTACGCGCGCTTCGGCGCCAAGGAGTGGATTCCCGAGCACCGCTTCCGCAAAGCGGATCAATGGTGGATCCTGCACCGCGCGGCAGCAGCGGCGTGCGTGCGCGAGCGCGAGCGTCTTTGGCGCTTCGATCGTGTGTTTGCGGCCGACGAGCACTTTTTCATCAACGTCGTCGACCGTCTCGGTCTGCCCTTCCAGAACCGGTGGAGCACGTACGCCGACTACGAGGTCGACCGGTCCCACCCCGTGCTCTTTCGGCACCTGTCGCGGCGCTTTCTCGCCTTGCTGCGCGCGCGCGGCTTTTTCTTTCTCCGCAAAGTGCCGTCCGAGGTCCTGTGGATCGATTAACGAACGAGTGAACCGCGCGACGCATTCCTCCATCATCTTACCACGGGAACGACTCGGAGTAAAGCACACGCGGAGATGCGACACCTGGTCGTTTTCCTGCCGGGCTTTGGCGAGGACCGCATCGCCCACAAGTTGGAGATTTTGTGCGACAATGTCGCGACCATCGTTTCGACGTGCGCGCCCTTTTCACCGCGCATCACCGTCATTGTGCGTCTCTACTCGATGGCATGGGAGGGCGTCCTCCGCACGTGGATCGATCACGTGCTGTCCCCGAACTTTCCGACGGTGACCTTCTCCGTGCAGACGATACCGGGCCTCTTGGGTGAATTTTTGGTGCAGCACCCCTGGTGGAAACTCTTTCCCTCGGCCTCGCACTGGCTGTGGATCCTCGACGATGTGCGACTGGGCCCGTCTTGCGTCAACGTGGCCGAAATGGCGCACGTCATGAGCACGCACCGCCTCGATGTGCTCTCGCCCACCGTGACGGTGGGAGAAGGTTTCTGCCACAAGTTCATGCGATCGTGGGATGTGAAGCAGCCGCGGCGCAAACTGCGGCTGACCAACTTTGCGGAACTCTTTTGCTTCCTCCTCACCGCCAACGCGTGCCAGCGCCTGTGGCAACTGATTCCACGGGACTCGCGGTTCCTGTGGGGCGTCGACATGCTGCTGGCGCCGTACGGCAAGTTCCGCATCGGACTCTTGGAGGGTGCCGAGATGATCCACTTTTACACGTCCAAGGAGGGCGACAAGACCACCTACCGCAACATGTGCCGGGAACTACGCGAGGTGAAGCGACGCTTCCCCGACAATGTCAACTTCCGTTTCCGGGAATACTCTTGCGTCGACGTCTAGAGGGAATCGTTTTTTTTTCTCGGAGGATAAAAGGTCCTCACCACCTCGTGTATTCTATTCTCCCTCATGAGCAACTTTAAGATCCTTCCACGGCAACGATTGGCCAATCTTTCACCTGCCACGGGGCAAGGATACCAACTGCTTCGCGACCCTGTTTCCAACACCTACCGATTCGTGCGGCCCGACACGTCCGTCGCGGCCGCCAGCACGCAAGAGGACAATACGACACCCGCTGTCGAGCCTATCACTGCCGCCGACCAACAAGCGCTGCAGAGCTCGCACAACTACGACGCTCCGGCGCTTGCCTCATCGGTCGGTGCGACCGGGGATAGTGGGACCGGCATCACCGGTCCGACAGGTTTGCCCGGTGATACCGGTCCGACTGGTCCCGAGGGTCCCACCGGCCCTGACGGCCACGACGGCCCGACGGGTCCCGCAGGTCCCGGTGGCATCGCTGGCAAGACCGGCCCATCCGGTCCGACCGGGCCGCGTGGCCCCGAAGGCTTGGAAGGCGTCACCGGTCCACCCGGGCCGCATGGCCCACCAGGACCGCATGGCCCCGAGGGCCCGACGGGGCACGAAGGACCGCCTGGTCCGGAAGGTCCGGCTGGGAAGGACGGCAAGGACGGCGACACGGGCGTTACCGGCCCGACCGGCGCCAAGGGCGATGAAGGGATGGAGGGTCCTCCCGGTCCGGCGGGGCAAACCGGTCCGACCGGCGCGCGGGGGTTTCGCGGTTTCGACGGACCCACAGGACCCGAAGGTCCTTACGGCCCGACCGGGCCGACCGGTCACGAAGGTCCTCCTGGCCCGCATGGCCCTCGCGGTCCCGAAGGCCCTACTGGTTTGGAGGGTTTGGAGGGTCCGACTGGGCCGACGGGGCAGGAAGGACCGCGCGGACCGCAGGGCGATGTGGGCCCCACGGGACCGACCGGCGTGACCGGCTACACGGGCTATACGGGCACACAGGGTCCCACGGTTTTCTTCTCCACCAACACGGTCGCTCTGCAACCACCCACCACATCGCCCACGGGAGCGTCTTCGTATGACGCTTACTACTACCAATCGTCCGGTGTGGATTGGCAAGTCGGTGGAACGGGAACGCCCGCGCCCAGCCCGAGCGACGCTTATGTGACGGGTGCCGATTTGTGGGGCCTTCCGCTGGGCGTGACGCTGACGCTGCAAGGCGCCAGCATCTTTGTGACGGACGGCGCGAATGCTTTGCAGTACGACAACACGTCATTGACCGTGGAGGTGTGGCTGGGAGAAGTCGGTTCGGACGGCAGTGTTACACTCTTTCCGTCTGCGCCGATTGCAGACTATACTTTCAATGGCTCTAGTTCCACCACTGCGTCGTTTTACCAACAACAACTGTCATTTCCACAATTCTCGTTCGCCAATAACTACATGTTGTTGCTCCGAAGCATCTACACGACGCCAGACACGGGGTATTTCAGCATAGGCGACCCGGCGTTCCAAGTGCAGTTGGTCACGTCCTTCGGGAGTTCCTGAACCACGCGACGCCTATGCACAAGAGGAGGAGAAGCACAGCGATGAAAGCAGTCGTTCCTCCCATCATGTGTCGTCGTTTTTCCGTCACGCGAACGGCGATAGATGGCAACGGCGGTGGGGGAACAGTGCTGGGAAGTCCGTATAGCAAATGATTGTCGAAAATTGTCGTGTCGAGAACAACGGGGTTGCGCCAGGGCCGCTGGATGCGCGTCCAGCGGTAAAAGTCCTCGACAGACCGCTTCGATCCATTGCCGTACAACTCGGACGCATTCGATGCGCCATCTGGTGCATCCATGGCGAGAAGGCGCCGCACCTTTTTCTGCGCCTCCGTCTGGTCAATCGTCCGGTCCGTCCAGTACTTGGGCTCCTTTTCGCGCGTGTAGGCGTGGTAGATGATGTTGCGATTGGGGGTGAAAATGTCGTAGCCGTGCGTAAAGGCACGAATGGTCAAGAGGATCTCCTCGCCAAAGAACAAGTCCTCGAGGTGTGGGTCAAACGGCACTTCGTGTACAAACGAGCCGGGTGTGCACATCATTTGCGCCGACATGAAGATGGAGTGTCGGGGGTGATGCAGGGGCGGTAGATACTCGGCGCCGAGGAGGTAGGGCATGCCGCTCTCGTCGACGGCGACACCACGGTTGGTCGTAATGAGTGCGTCGTCGGGTGGGTCGGGACGGTAGTTTTGGTAAACGTCGCAGTAGTGCGAGAGGATGGGCTTTTGAATGAGGCTCTGCAGTTGCATCATCTGGTGAACGAGTTTGGCGTCCCAGTTCTGGACAAAGAGCGAGTGCGAATCGATTTGGAAAAAGTAGTCTTCCCCGGCGTAGAGTTGGCTGCACAGGAAACGGGCAACGGTGGGTCCGCGTGCCTGCTGGTGACCGACCCGAATGGTGCGCACATGATGCTGTCGCCACGCTTGGAAAGCAGGTGGAACATTCTTGTCGCTGAGGATGCAATCCGGATCGGCCTTTCGCTGGTTTTGTTGGCAGAGGCCGACAAAGACGCGCTGGGGACGCGCCGCATGCTGCCACAAGGACAAGACGGTTTGCGGGCACCGCGTGTCGCGGTAAGAAGCGATGGAAACAAAGATGGTGCGATCCATCGTCTGCTTTTTCCTTACTCAAGAAGAAAGGATCGATTGACCGAAATGGCTGCCGCAACGCACCGCCGACGCGCCACGCTGATGCTCGCGGATTGTGGCGCTGAAAAGGTTCGCAATCCCGCGTCGAACCGGTGCGTCGAGTTGACGACGGCGACGGGGCGTAAACTGGTGGAAAAGTTCAAGAATGGCGAAGTGGAAGGCTTTTCACCGGCCGACCGCGCAAAGATGGCCGCATTTGTGCGACTTGTCCGACCGACAGTAGCAGGACGGGTGCACCGGCGAGCCACGATGGGACCGCCGTCGCTTCCCGTCCGACGAGAGCATCTAGAAACCGAAGAAGAAGAAGAAACGAAAGAAGATGTTCCGCGGCGCAGTGTGGACGACGTGCCGCTGGCGATTCGTCAGCGTCTGGCCAAGTGGGCGCAGCGATTCAAGAACGAGCGTCGAAGCGATACACACGAACGTCCTGCGGTGCGGGCCTTTTGCGAGACGAATCCGGACCCCACGCTGCTGATTCCATCGGTGGCGACGTACACCAGCTCGATGCGGTTGTCCTACTTCATCTGGAAAGATCCGCTCCACCATCTCCAGGCGAACAAGCGGTGGCAGCCGACGCCTTCCTTCAACCCGCAAACGCGCAGGTACGATGGCAAGACGATGGAAATTCCACAAAACTCGCTTCTACCGCGTCGCACCCTGCGGCTGTTCGACCCCAAGATACGCGTGCCCGTCACGTTGGACGACATTGTTCCGCAGGCCTGGTTTCAACAGATGAACAAGTTCCTCTTTCGTTTAACGAACCGCGAGCGGTGCATCTTGTTTGCCTACTCGTTGAACGCGCACCTGCAAGTCAACGCCTTTTTGACGCAGGGAGAGCGTTTCAAGTGGCCGAAATTCTACGGTTGGGCGTGGGCAGCCACGACGAATCTAGACTCACGCATCAATCCGCTCTTTTTCGCGCTCCAGGACGAGATGATGCGTCCGACCTTTGCGGCGACGCTTGCGGAGCAGGGTGCGGATGCGGAGACGGTGCGTCATTTGGACAAGATACGCACGGACCATGCCAACGACTTGGCCAAGTTGCATCGCAACGTGACCAAGGCCATGCGCGACGAAATGTTCCCGCGGCCCATGATGGCCAATGCCATGCGCGCGTTTGCGGACGAATTGCAAGCCATCATCCTCAAGTCTCCTCCACTGCCTGTGGACGCGACCTTTTACCGCGGCACCAAGGATCCCTACTTTGTCCGCCGGCAAGGCGCCGACGCGTTTCGCCACCCCTCTTTCATTTCCTGCACCGTCGACCCCACCCACGCCATGCGCTACGCCCGCGGCGGCCGCTGCTGCTTCCAGCGCATCCACGCGCCGAAAGGGTCGCACATTCTCTTTGTCGGCGGCAACACCTTTTACTCGCAGGAACTCGAGTTCGTGCTGCCCATGCAAACGGTCTATGCGAACGTGCAAATGTCCCGTCCACTCGGCTACGTGGGCACGAACGACGGCGCCAACGTCGCGACCTGGTGCGATCCGCCGCCCTCCACCGTGCGCAACTACGTGTCCGACATTGTCGTCCAGACGCCACGTTAAAGACATGAACGCGCCGAACGCGATTGGATTTCTGGAAGCCATGCTTCGAGAAGTTATCGTAGATGTATGTGTGAATACACTATCTAGATGTCTCCATCTCGTTCTATCGGCAAGATGGAGACCGTTGGCACACTCGTCCGTGAATCGTCAATCAATCGCAGCGGCGACGACAGCGCGCGCAGAAATCGTCGGCAAAGATGCCGGGACACTCGCGCGCGCACTTGGCGCAGTCCACGCGGAGGAGCGACCGCTGTGCGCTCGGGTTGCACTCGTACGACCAACTGTGCGCCAGCGGCGGTGCGCCGGGGCGGCACGCGTACCAGGCGGTGCCGACGCGGATGGTCGTGTCGCCACGGTCGTCCACCACGTCACCGGCGATTTCGACAGGCAGCGCCACGCGCGTCGCGAACCAGAGGAGGGAACAGAGGCGCAAGAACAATCGGCTATTCATGAAACGCATTGACTGCTTTCTTCTTTTTCCTCTCGGCGAAAAATCCGTGCCACACGCCACGTTAAGAACAAGACGATGGAAGAGCACAAGCATCCTTGACAATGACGGTGACGACGACGACGAGTCGCTACTTTGCGGCCATGGCGTGCGGTGCAGTGACGCCGCCGGGCTTGCGCTTTGCCTCTTCGAATCGTCCTCCTGGCCTCCGTTTGGAGCGCTTGTGCGTGTCGACACTGTCAGCGACGACGACGGTCAAGGTGGCGGAGAGCGTGCCGCGGTGGTCGTGGAAGTGCTTCGTAGGCGGCACGCCCATGCTGTACGTGCTGCACCTGGCGAACTACGACGGCAGGTCCTCGTGGATCAAGATTGGTGGACACGGTTTTGACCGTGTTCCCAAACACACCTTTGAGCAGCGCTACCGCGGCCACCTGCACGAGTTCCGTCGCTTCCACCGCGGGGAGATGCGCTACCTCTTTTTCGTGCTCCTCGACGCGCGACACGTCGGCGCCGCCGAGGCCGACATGCACGCCTTTTGCCGCGCGCGCTTCCGCGTTCACCACGCCTTTAAGGAAGTTTATCTGATGGGCAACGAGGCGTTCCAGTCGGACAGCGCCTTGGTGCACGAATTGCACCGGTTGCAGGGCCAGTATCGCGGCCACGCGGTCGACGAGCACCAGAAGTTGCTGCGCGCCGAGGAGCGCATTCGCGTGCTCGAGGGCATTCTTGCCGAATATCGGCGCTATCATCAAAGCCATCCAAGAACATCCGAAGCATGAAGATGATTTGGAACGCGTCCCCCGCGCAGAACAAGGTCTTTCTCACCATCTGCATCTCGGGTCTCATTCTGACCAGCGCCGGCAACATCCACACCACGATCCGTGAAACGCCGACCGTGCTCGAAAACATTCAATCCGTTCCGGACCGTCGCTGGCGCATGTTCTACTACGTCACCTTTTCCGTCACGGCACTCTTTTACCTCACCTTTGTCGCGTGGCTCGTCCTCGGCATGCACGCCCAAATCGAGAATGCGACAACGGCACAAGAAGAAGAACAGATGGAACCGCATCAACTCGTCAACACAATGACGCTGCTCCTCGTGGGCATGAGCACCGTCCTCATCCCCTGCGTCATTGGCCTGACGGTATGGATCGCCCTCTTTTCCAAACGCGGCCGCGAGCACACGGGTCTCAGCGTCGGCTCGCGCATCGCCACCTTTCTCGCATTGATACCCAACTTTGTCCTCCTCTGCATGCTCGCCCTCCTCCCCACCGGCTACACCGACGTGCTCGCCGTCTAGTTCATCCGACGAAGGATGGACATGACAAACATCAGATGGACAACAGTGATGCCGCATGACTATTGTAGGCGTCGTTCAGCGCCCGGATCGACGACATGGCCCGTCCGTAGTGCACCTCCAACTCCTTGACCATGGTCTCGATCCGCTCGCGCTCCCGCGCCTGCACGGCCGCCAGTAACGCACCCAGCGTGTCGCTCTGGATCGCCAGATACGTCCGTAAAATCTGCTCATAATCGGCCATCTTTTGATGGTCCTTCACCAAGCGATGAAGCATCACGCGGAACTTCTCCAGCGTCACGCGGTTCGTGAGATAGTCCACGCGCAGTTGCACCATCTTGCCCCGCAACGACCAGGTGCCAGCACGAGGATACTTGCGCGCGAGATGCGGCAACGTCAGGTCCCGCAATTCAATGGCCTTGCGATGATAGTTCTTGATCGTTTGCTCCGTCTGCGCCGAGAGGAAGCGAGGCGGCGCGTCCGACAAGACGCTGCGCAGCGCAAACACCGACGGTAGGGGATCTCGGCAGCCGTCTTCCATGCGTCGGTTGCCTCGCGGCCCCTCCCCTGCGCGGCCCTGCTCGCTAAAGAGCCACTCGTAGTAGTGCGGGTTGTGGACCGCGCCGCGATCAATCTCCCCCGTGGACCAGCGAAACGCCGTGTGGCACTGCGGGCACCACATCTGGTCGCAACCCGAGATCTTGAAGATGCGCGAGGAGCAGCTCGGGCAGGGCTTGGTCTCTTTGCGGAGCGTTTCCCACGTGGCCACGTCCGCTTCGACGCACTCGTGCGCTTCCTTATCGATCGCAGCGGCGTTGCAACGCAAACAGGTCGTCTTGCTGCAGGTGACGCAGAGGCCGGTGCGCGAGGAGACAAAGCCGACACAGTCCTCCACGGCACAGGGCCGATGAAAGTTCTCGCCCGACGAACCGGACTCGGCAGACGACGGCGTGGTGAGAGCAGCGGCCGTGTTGGGATCAATAGCGCGCAGGAGCATCGTCCGCTCGGCGCGGACCAAGTCGTTGACCGTCTGACGCGCGCGAAACAGCTTGCGCTCCGCCTGCACGAGGATGCGCTTCGCCTCTTCCACCTTTTCCTCGGCGCCCTCGACTTGCCGACGCATTTCCACGAGCGGAACGACAGCCGGAAAGAGACAGCGCTCCCGCTGCTCCAACACGTTGCGCATGTGCGCGTCAAAGGCGCTGTGGAAGCGCTTCGGCAATGTTTGAAAGATGAAGGGTCGCGACCACGCCACGCGGCAGTGCATGCACTTGGGGTCGTCAAAGCACTGCAGCAGATACGTCTCGACACACTTGCTGCACTGCTTGGGCGCCTGTGGATCGTGACCGCACTGGAAGCAGTTGACGGGTCGGCGCTGCGTCTTGTGGAACGGCTCGACGCAGATCGAACACGTATTTTCCATGTTTGCTTCACGAAAGATTGTCGAAATCAATGTTGTGCAGTCGTCGTTTTCTTCTCCGGTCTTCAATTTTGCGGCGCGATGGGAAAGCACATTTGCTTTTCCATCCTCTTTTCCGTCTTTACCACGATTTACGACGACTTGCCACCCTTCCATTGCTCCGAAATGCCATACGCCTGTGCAAACTCCTGGCGGTGGTAAAAGAAGTTGTCCTTCAGCGCCCAGCACATGCGCCACAAGTGCCGCTCGATCGACTCGGCGTCCTTGTGCCAAAAGGGACAGCGACCCTTCCGCCGGCAGTTCTTGCCCTGCTTGCACGTCGGGCTCCACTCCGACAGCGCGTGCGCCTTGTCGCACCGATTCTCCCGGCGGAGGCCGCACCGCCCGCCTCGACCGCACAACTTGTAGTAGACCGTGCCACTGGGATGAGAATGATGACTATGATGAGAATGACTCGTGGTCGCGGCTGTGGGAGAAGGAGCAAACGGTGGTGGCGGTGGCGTTCGCGTCTTGCCAGGGCGCGCCTGCTGCGCCGCTGCCACCATGCGCGCCAACATGCCATCGTCGTCGTCCTCATCGTCATCGTCGTCGTCGCTGCTCTCGGACGCTTCGTCAGACGTGTCGGTGGCCACGGAAGAGGGTGCGGGCGATGCCGATTGCGGCACACGCTTTGTTCCCCACGGACACGTGAACGCGGTCGGTTCTGTCGCGGCCTCGTCGCAAGACGGTTGCAGGGTCGGAAACGGGTCGGTAGACGCAAACGTAATGACCGCGCCGTCCGCGTTCTTGCGATTCAAGAGGGTGAGCATGCAGCCCGTGGTCGCGTTGGCGGCGACATTCGCCGGTCCTGCGCGTGGGAAGGAGTAAGCGCTGCGATAGCCGTCTTGCCGGCGCCACACGTTCATGGCCCAAAAGTGGCAGGGGGCAAACGCGTCCGTGTCGTCTTCGTCTTGCGCGTTGTCGTCTGCCACCGCGGGCGCGAGCACTTCGAGCTCTTCCGACGTGTCCGACGTGTCGCTGAGCACGTCCCAGTCGCCATGTGCCCAATCGTAAAAGGTCCACTCGAGGTTCATTTTGTCTGGAAAATGTCAATATGTCAATATGTCAAATATGTCAATCGTCAAGAAGCGGAGAGGATGCGTGATGATGGAAAACCGTGCGGATGCGGATGCGTAGGACAATGCTGCTGCACCTCTCTTTTACTGGAACGCATCATTTTTGCAACTCAGTAGTTCATGTTGAACATCATGCGCTGCGGTGCGCGTTCGCGGATCTTGATGGGCGGGTAGGCGCGCAGGCCCTGCTGGTTAAAGTCGCCGAGAACGGTGTTCCACACGCTGAGGCGCTTGTTGTTGCGCACAGTCTCAAACTCGTCGCGGATCGTGGACGTAATGATGTTGATCGTCTGCAAGTTGATATTGTCGGTGTCGTTGCGCGCGTGCGCTTGTGGGATCGTGTAGCGCGTGAAAATGTCCCCCACGTGCGTGCGCGTCCCGTTCCGCAACACGGACGAGAGAACGCCGGCAATCGTCGTCGGCGGGACGACAATGTCGCGACCCTGCTCGTCCAAACCGCGGCAAACGTCCGTGATGATGGTGCTCAGCGCATCGAGGTTCTCTTTTGAAAACAGAAACTGCGTCAGCGGCATTTGCGCCGCGTTCTGCTCGTATCCGACAAAGGCATATGCCTGATTGTCCAGGAAGCACTGCTGCGCCTCTGGATCACCAGAGGGCGTGGGACAGTAGGCGTCGGAAAGGGTGACCATTGACGACTCTTTGTCTTTTGATAAAAGGCATCAAAGACAAAAGACAACTCGCACGCACGCGCTCATTTCTGCGAACGATGCAAAATCCCGGTTTCGACACGCATGGACGCGTGGCTCGCTACAACATCCGTCCCAATACGCACTTTGGCGACGTCCCTCGTGCAGACCCCATGGCGACGCCTATCCAGGAACTCTACCAACCCATGCAGCCACCGCCTGCACAGCAGCCCTTCACCACCCTTAACAGTGGCAGTGCCATTACGACCAACAGCGGCACCTTTCAAATTCCCTCCTATCATCACCACGCGCAAGCCGCGCCGCAAATGTCCACCGCCGTGCCGTTCGCACCCACGCCGCCTTCTGCCGTGTCGTCCGGTCGTTCGTGGATCGCACCGCCTGCCGAACTCGTGTGCACGGACGTTCACATGCACGTCACGGATTGCGTCATTTGTAAGCGCTTCTACGTCGTCAGCGGCTTTTCGCGTGTGCCCACGCTTCTCGCCTTTGCTGCGCTGGCCTGTCTCGTGGTCGCCCTGGTGCTCTTTATCGCCCGCAACCGCATCTTGCTCGTTGCGCCGACAACGTTGGGCGCGACCACCAAAACGACGGAGGAACCGTCTGTCACCGTCACCGTGCCCGCCTCGTCCGTGCCGTCCCTCAAAGCCTTTGTCGCCAGCAACCGCATCAAACTCCTCAAACCTGCGAACCAGCCACTGATGACGACGACGGTGCAGCAGCAGCAACTGTCGTAGTGGACGGCTGCGCAGTCTTCTTCGTCAGCCACTGCGTGTACGACTGTTGGTTCAGGTTGACCGACATGATGCCAATCAGCAACCCGAAAAAGGTAAACTTGACCTGGAGGTCCGCTTCGCCGAACCAAAAGGCGCCGTTGAGCGAGCGGATGCCGAGCGTGGGGTTGCGGTTCATGCGGACGTAAATGTAGGCCGCGTTCATAAAGAGCGCCCACAAGAACCAGTGCAACACGAACTTGACCTTGCCAACGGTCAAAGTGCCTTTGGGCACGGCCGGCTCAGTCGGCGCAGCGCTCGACGTGGATCCCGGTGGCGCGCCGCCGTAGCAGGCTTCAATGCTCGTAAAGGTCGAAAAGCCGAGCCCGTTGGAGGCAATGACGAGAAAGACGGACAAGAGCACCGCCATGGAAATCGTGAGCATGACGAGCACAAACTCAATGCCTAGCGTTCGCTCCATCGAAACGGGAACCGGTGAAGAGGGTGCAGTGGAGACCGGCGACGCAATGGCCAAGAGCGAATTGACGCCGGAGAACTCGCACACGCAGTAGAGGCCGATGGAAAAGACAATCATAAAGAGAATGTGCTCGACGTGATGAGACGCCACCTTATTGGGGCAGTTCATTTGGAACAGCGGTTGCAGCGCGCCCGCGGCCAAACCGGCCAAACCCATGACGAGGACTTCTAACCAAAACTTGGACCGATTCGCGTCGTAAAAGACGCGATAACGATTCACGAAACACACGCCCACACCCAGCAGAACAAAGAAGGCTTTGAAAATGAGCAAACGGCTCTCCCACTGGTGCAGCAACTTGAGTCGGTCGACCGCATTCGGTCCGCTGCTTTCCTCGTTCGGAAGGGCTTTCGCGATGGCGCTGCTGCAAAAGCCGGTAAAGATGATCATGAAAAAGACGAGCGTGACGAGCAAACCATCCGTCACAGTCTTCCATAATTCCCGATCGGCCGTAATGATACTGAGACCGTAAGAAACGACTGCTGCGCCCATGAGGAAGAAGAACAGGTTCATGAGCATGAACAGTAGCTGAACATTGAACTCCTCCAACTTGTCTGGTTGGGGCTGCTTCACCATGATCTTGGTCGTGACGATGGCAAAAACGAGGCCAATGGCCATGCACGCCAAAGAGATGCTGCGCTTCCGAGTCTTAGCCAGGGCGTAAAAGATGCCGACGAGCGCAAGAACGCCGAGCATCGGTCCCACAAACGTTCCCACATTGGTGAGATTCGAGAGAAAGGACATGTCGATCTTTTTCCAGCGTCGCGAAAGAAAAAGATTCAGCGGGACCGTCGCAACACCGCAAACATGCAGGCCACCAGCGACTGAAGAAAGCCCGTCAGCAGTCGAAACGACTGCATCACCGTGGGCAACCACACCTCTCGAATGCCCATGTGCGCCACGTTCCACGTGCCGCTCCTCCACCGCGCCCAAACAAAGATCAACAGCACCCACGCCCACCACAAGGACAGCACCACACGCACAATGCGTGGAGACACAATCGGATGTGTCAAGCGGTCGTCCAACGACGCCGTCATGCAGTTCGCCCGAACGATTTGCCACACGACCAGGGCGCCAAAGACGAGGGCGTACGTCACGGCCGCCACCGCTTGCGCCCAGCCACGGTCAGCAGGCACGCCCGCGTGCAGCGCTGTCGTTGCCAAGATGGCCAGCAAACACCACGCGCTGCTGGTGCCGATGCGCACACTGACGGCGTCAAGAAGCACGACGGGCGGTGTAGCGACGACACCCTTTTCCTCCTTGTTGTAAGGAAGCAACAATGGCGTGCGATCCGTCAGCAGCGGCAAGAAGGCGTTCCACGACACGGCAGCGGCGGCATCCGCACCGCACATGCAACGTTTCCACGCGAGAAGCATGGACCCACAGGCCTGCAGGTCGAGCACACGCGCGTCGGAGCGGTCCATGCACAGCCACATGCGGCAGTGTTTTGCATCCTCTTGACGTTGACGGCGCGTCAAGAGATGCAGAATCATGCACCACAACGCGTTCGGGTCGCGCACGTCGCGTGTGACGCGCAAGAGGAGGTTGTCGACCTGCACCGTCAGCAACTGCGGCCAGACGGACAGAAGCGGCGTGTCGGGCAAGAGAACCACTTCGAGCGACGTCAGCACGTCGTCATATGTGAGCGTCGGTTGCGTGTCCGGTAGCCATTTCTGGCCGAGTGTCATTTCTCACCGAGTTTGTCCCCCGTCCGCTGATGCCTTAGAGCGCAATCGCGTGCACATCGCGTTTGCGGTGCAGAAAGGACGTTCCAGGACGATTGCGGCGCCGCTCCTGGTCATTCAGCAGCGGCGTGACGCGACGGTAGCGGTCCCACACGTCCTCTAATCGGAGAGGCGCGAGAGGCACAATGGCCTCCCACTCCTTGCGCTTCCCCGCCATGTCGAGGCGCAGTTGACGCGGAAAGGCGTAGCGGAGCGTCGGGCTGTCAAAGAGCGCGTGGTATGCATGCGGCAAGAGCGTCCGGTGACAGGGTGGAAGGACCATGAAGAGTTGGAGAAAGGCAGGCACGGGTCGGTGCAGGTCGAACTGGGGCGGCCGGTAGCGGCTCAGCGCGGCGGCCATGTCGCTAGCAAAGGGACCGTAGAGGTGCGGGAAATGCCAGGTCCAGTCCGGCATGCCGTGCGCGTAGTATCGCAGCACCCACACCATGCCGTCCAGGTATTGCTTGGCCAAGTCGGCGGGCGTGCACGTGGGCGGAAAGTGCGCGCCGTAGTAGGCGGTGCGGTAGGCCGCCCAGTCGATCGTTCGCGTGCGCGCGTCCAAGTGGCGCAGCACCAGCGGGTCTGGCGTAAACTTGCCCCCGTGCCGACCGTCGTACTTGTGCAGCAGCAAAGCAGGCTCGCGCCGCGCCAATTCGCGGAAAAAGGCCGCGAGCGCCGTGGGCCGGATGGACGTCGCTTGTCGCATCGTGAGGTGACCGTGGCGCTGGCCGACGTGCTGGTAGACTTCGATGACGACTTCCACGGCGCCGTCCATGATGGCCAGCGTCGGCATGGTGGGCAAAAAGTCGTTGCCGACGAGGAAGCACAAGAGAACGAAATCCAGCACGGCCGTGCGGGGGTGAAAGACGGGCACGTTCCGATTTTCCTCTCCGTTTCCACTGACCGGCGGCGACCAACGCAGTGCCGTCTGGATCCGCGTTTGGAAGCGCCGAATGTCGATCCACTCCGCCAACCCTTCTTCCATCTCGCGCAGGATCCACAAATCCCGCTGCGGCAAGAGCATGGCGAGCATGACCAAGTCCGCGTCCAAACCGTAAATGCACGGCACGTCTTGCGGCGACGCGTGGCGACGCAGAAACGTCATGATCTTGTGCTCACCCTCCCCCGGCACCTTTTCGTCGCTGACGAGCACTTCGAGCGCGCCCCACACCGGATCGGTGGCTTGCTTGTGGCGCACGAAGCGGTCCAACGCGCGCGTCAATTCGTCCATGACGCACGTGCCGGGCGTGAAGCAGTTGGGATGGAACTCACGCTCCACCTGGAGACACTCTTCCTTCATTTGTTGCTTCTCGGCGTCCCACACCGACCGGAAACGGCGTTGTCGCTGCTGGTTCATCTTGCCAAGCCCGGCCACGCCGTCGACGCACAGGAGCAAACGCTTCTGCGGCGCGACGGTGCGCACGAGTTGGTCCGCCTTGTCAAAGATGGCGCGGTGCAAGGCCGTGCGCTTGCGAACCGTCCAGGTCATTGTCGACGGCCGCGGCGCAATGACCCGGCCGAGCAGGGAGTGCGACGGAACGGGCGGCGGCGCGCAGGTGCCGTACTGAAAGACCTGCTGCGCGGCCTGGTGAAAGAGGCCGTTCATGTCGAGACACAGAATGTCAATCTTATCCTGCGGACGCGTGCGCGACACGCACTCCTTCCACTGACGGCTGTACCAAAAGTAAAAGTGCTTGACACCCATGTTGTTTGTCTAGGTATGCAGAAATGTGTTTGCGAGCGGCGTCCGTCTTTTTTGATAAGAAGCACGCCGTTAGGCTCGAATGTGCACGTTGCGGGCGTGGTAGTCGCGCACGGCCCGCTGCTTGACGTCGCTCCACGACTCATTGGCCGTCACCGCCGCGTTGCGCGGCAGTCGACGCGATCCCGGCGGGAGCGGCACGTGGGAGGCGGGAATGTGGAAACTCTGTTGCGACACGAGACGGTCCGATACGCGGTCGAACGTCGGCACCTCCTGATGCATGGCCCGCTCGGGCTGCGAGCGCAGCGCCGTCTCGGCAGACGCCAGCAACACCGGCGTCGCGTGCACCGAGCCGGGCGACGACGACGACCCCTCGTGCATCCACCGCTGCGCATCGGCCTCGCCCACCGCCTGCCGCGGCGCCGACCAATCGTGCAGCGGCGTGTTGTAGTGCTCCGCCGTCCGGGCCATGCTCCGCAGCGGCACCGTCCGCTCCGCCTTGCTAGCCTGGTCCGTGCGCTGCGTCGTCGCCACCACCGTGCGCAGCGAGGGAACGACGCTCGCGGCGCGCAGCGCAGCGTCTTGGCCCACCTCACCGCCCGACACGGACGGCATGGCGCGCGGCGCCTCGGCAGGAATCAGGAGCGGGTCGGACTGGATCGCCGATTTGGAAGCGCCGCGTTCGATCGCAAACGCGGCACGGCCTTGCCGACTGGCTACGACCTCGGTGCGCGGTCGCGGGTCGTGTTGAATCGCATCGAGGTGCGCCGACGTCACGATGGGCGACTGCGAGACGGGCGCCCGCGGATTGGTGCGCGCGTCGATCCACAGCAACTGGTCGTGGATGTGGCGCTTGACGTCCCGCCAGCCGTAGTCGGTTCCGCCCTCTTGCTGCCGCGACGTGCCGCCCAGCATGGTAAAGGCCTCGTACACGACCTTGTTCTTGTCGACCGCCTTTTGGTGCACCAACTGTGTGCGATCGACGTGGTCCGTAAGCGAATCCCACTGCGCGGACGCGCGCGCCGTTTCCTTGGGCGCAACCAGCGCGTGGGCGCTCACGGCGTTGACGGGCGCCTCGGTCGTCAGCGCGCTGTGCTGACCAAAGGGCGCCTTTGGATTGAGGACGATTTCCTGTTGGAGCGTGTCGGCGTGGATATTCTTCTTTTGATCGTGCAATGCGCGTGAAATTTCGTCCTCCGTAATGGTCGGCATGGTGTTGTTGAAGCAGCCGGCGGACACTTCCGTATGCAGTGGGTTGGCGACGATGCTACGCTGCGTCTCGGCGCACGATCGCTGACTCTTAAAGGCCGGATAGGCGGGATTCGTGTCGGCGTGGCACCAGACGCGCGGCAGCCGCGAGAGTGGCGCCAAGTCCTCTTGCCGGTAGATGGGTGGTCGAACGTTCTGCACCTTGTAGGGAAGCGTGGCCTGGCCGATGCTGTTTTGGAGACCAGAGGTGAGTGCACCGCCGTTGTTGGAGGCGCTGTCGTAACTGACGCTCACCATCGGGTTGACGCCGCGTGGGTAGACTTGGATAGCCTCTGCGATGCGGTCCCCCGATGCGTCCTGCTCGAGGAGAATGTTTTGCGTGTCGCCCACCTTGTCCACGCGTCGCGTCGTGACAGACCGCAACGGGTTCTTCAAAATGTTCATGTTGGTTCCCCACATGTCGACGCTGGGAAGCGTGACCTTGGGCTGAGTGGTGAGACCGCTGTAGGAGATGCCGCCTGCACTCATGATGATGACAAGTCTTTGTTGCGCTCGACGGGTCCGTTTATCCCATGCGTGCGTTTTTCTTCTTTCTGGCACCGTAGTAGAGCGATCGGACCATCATTCCTTCCGTTCCAACTGCTTGCGATGCACTGCTGTGGCGGCTTCCCCCCCGGTCGTTTCTCGACCGTTCCCGCGTCCGACTATCCCGTCGTGGAGCCGCCGCTCCCCCCTCTGCCGGGTGAGCGCCTCACGGGCTACATGATCTACGACCGGCCGCAAGCCTGCTTGGTGCCGCCATGTGAGCGCAACATGTCCGCGTTCGGGTGGCTGCAAGTCATCCTCGCGACCCTCTTTTTCTGGCCCGCCGCCTGCGTGCCCTGCTTCTGCGGGTGCAACTATGACGGCTTCCAATATCCCGTGTACGCCTAGTTTTCAGTCCGTTTTTCTGCGCTGCCTGCTGCGTCTCGTTCCAGACGGACCACCGTCTTGCGACATGTATTGAAATTCGACGAGTGGCATGGCTTGCTGCTCTACTACGTCTTGGTGCTGTTGTGCCATGGCCATGAGACCGACGAGAACCAAGAAACTGAAAAAGAAAATGGCCATCACGACCAAGATGATGCGGACAAGGGTAATGACCCACATCCTTTGACCAACGAATACCTTTCCTTTTCAAATCGCATTTTTCTTTCTTCACCACCTCTCGCGTTCCCAGGAGAATTGCGCAAACGAGCGGACGCACCACGACATGGATCCCGCCAGCACGACGAAGGATGCGAGGACCACGGCGTCGAAACAGCGAGACTTGACAAAGAGGACGATCGGCACCGTCAAGAGCCCCACCATGATGGCGGGGAGGAACCGAATACAGGTAAGCACGATACCGTCCGCAAGGACGGCCATGTCTGCACGCCAGGAAAAATCGTCCACGCTTACCCGATCCTTCAACGGCAAGAGCGCCAACCAGTTGAGCAACAACGGAACCAGCGTGACGACGAACAACGGCCACAGCGACGCGCGACACGATGCGGGTACCGCGAAAAAGACGAAAAAGGCGACCAACGCGAGAACGTGCGCTTCGAGCGAGCGCAGCGCCTTTTCACGTCGTGATGTGGCACACGCACCGTACGTGACGATGGATATGGCGCCGACGACCGCAATCAGAGAAGCGCACAAGATCGCCAGACGCATCGAACGACCGCGTGATGCCTTGGTTGCGCGTCGGTCCTGATTCCATCCATGGACAATGAGCACGACGACCACTTCCAATACGATGATTCCGTCTTTCCAGGAGAGCAGCGGCATGACCTTTTGCTTCTACACGTGAATCCGTCATCTTTCATCATCTTTCCTCTTGCACCGTCGTCATCGCGTCCTCAAACGCTCCTTCTTCTTCCTCGTCGCCGTCCGGAACTTCCAGATGTGTCAAGGCGTTTTCGAGCGCGTCGCACTTGCGTCGCAGCACGTGGATCGTGTGTGTCGACGTTTTCCAACGCATCTCCATGGCCTGCAAGCGCCGCTGCAGATCGCGACAGCGCTCCTTCAAGGCAAACGCCTCGTGACGATGCGTCGTCAAGTGTTGGTGAAACGACTGCGTCGATGCATACGTTTTGCCGGGATTGCAGTCGCATTGCACGACGCGCACTCGCGTCATCGATGTCGTGGATGTGTTCTGGCTGTTCATTGGGTTCATGTGGCTCGCGTTTATTCGATCCGTAACCGTAAAGGCCGCGACAAACGAGAATCAATTTTCATCCTTGTTTCCGTTATTTCCATTATCATCCCATTCATCGTCTCTCATCATCTTTCCTCCTGCACCGTCGTCATGGCGTCCTCAAACGCTTCGTCGTCGTCGTTTGGAACTTTCGGGTGCGTCAAGGCGTTCTCCTGTCGGCATGTCATGACCGTTTGCAGAAAGTTCCGGTGGGCACGCAACATGCGACACGTGCGCTCGGATTGATTCCACTTCGTTTCCATCTCTTGCAGACGACGCTCGAGATCGTTACACGCGCGCTCGCGCTTGCGCCACTTGGCGGTCGCCTCTTTCACATTTTTCTGCAGGTGAAGGCGCGCAATGTCGCTGTGATTCCATTTGGTCGTCACCTCTTGTAAACGTCGCCCCAGGTGACGACAGGTCTTTTCACTCTTCATGAATTGGTCTTGCATTTTTTCCAGACGGCTCTGCAAATCGCGGCACTGCTCCTTCGCTTGAAAGGCCTCGTGTCGGTGCGTCGAGAAATGCGAGAAAAAGGCTGCGCGTGAGGAGTAAACATGTTCGGGGTTGCACCCACACGTGAACCCGAGCGGAACTGGTTCTCCATTCGTCGTCATGACCAATGACGGAAATTGTCCTGCTGTTCCACAAGGTGACAACAAACAAACAAGGATGGCTTTTCATTCTTGTTCTCTTGTCACGTCAAGACGACGTGATGGCCTTTTCAAGGCTCATCAATTCATGCACATTCATTTTTCTGTCGTCGCTTTGCCGCCGCCTCCCTGGGCCTGCGCAGCGCTTGCGATCGTTGGTGTGTAGTAAAAGCTGGTGTTGTAAGGATCGTTTGGGTGGATTCGCTGAAACAAGTCTGGACGTTTTTCGATATACGCGAGCAAACGAGGTCCGATGACAGATTCAATCATGAGCACTGCACCGTTTTCGCGGCAATACTTGGCCAGGGATCGCAAGAAGCGACTAAAGTAGCCTTTCCGCAGAAAGAGAGGATTCGTTTGCACGCGCACGAGGTCCAACCGAGGAATCTTTTGGGCGCCGTGAAGATAGGGCACCCGGCTTCGACGCAGCACTGCGTGCACAAACGGCGTGTTGCACTCCACCATGACGCCAGGCCTTGTGTCTTGCAAGCACGCGTGAACCCGATCATCAAAGTATTCCTCTAGCGTAGTCGGCGTTTTCTGTTGTTGAAGTCCTTGTCGTTGTCGTTGACGCACCATTGCCTCATACATGGGCTGCGAAGGAAACAAGGCATACTTTTGCATTTGCCCTTGTTGTTGCTGCTCCTTCGAAAACACCTTGTTCCATCGTTGTTGAAACGCCTGCGGTGTCATGTCCGCGCTCAGTGTGGATGGTAAACGCTCCACAAATTGCTTCCACGAGCGTTTGATTTGCTGCTGTTGGTCACTCATAGGACACGTCCTTTTGACGTGTCGCAACATTTGACAAGAATCATTCATCTATCCAAACGCGCCTCCTTGGAAAAGCCAACCTCTGCCTCTGCCTCTGGTGTGTGTGTTTACCATGGAAATGGACGACAAGCGCCCGCAGTGCCCCATTTGCCATGACGTGGCCCGCGTGCCCACACGCATCATGTGCTTTCCCTGCGTCAAACCCAAGCGCGGACCCGCCTGCAACTCGCTCTCGCGCGTGTGCTGGACCTGTGCCCGCCGATACCTCGAGTTGGATCGGCCGAAGCATCAGCGCAGCAACGGGACGAAACGCTGTCTCACATGTCCGGCACAAGTGCACACGAGCCTGTTGGAGGAACGCGAGGCGCTCGACGTCGACTACGTCACCATGATGCGCGACGACACGACCGACTACCATTGCCCGTGGAGCGAGGCGTGCTCCTTTCGCGGCTCGCAGCAAGCGCTCGAGGTGCATTTGTTGGACGCGTGCGTCTGTCGCCCCTACGTCTGTCCGCTGTGCGACGAGTGGATGCGCCACGACCAGGCCGCGGAGCACGTCAGCACCTGTTCCGCCTGCACGACCTGTCTCCTCTGCGCGCACCGTTTGCCCCATATCGAGTTGCCGCAGCACATGCACAATGTGCACGAGCGTACGTGGTGCAACCAATGCTCGCTGTGGATTCCGACCGCGCACATGGAACGGCACCTCGCGCACGAATGTCCGCAGCGCCTGCTGACGTGTCCCGTCTGCGTGACGGCCGTGCGCGCGACCGAGTGGATTCAACATCTCGCGTCGGACGAGAACAACATTACGCGGCAGATGAATCACGCCATGACGCGCCTGCAGAACTGCACACAAGATCTCCAACGTCTCCACGCCGCGAAAATGGAAGTATGGCGGCAGCACTACGACACCAGTCCCTCCTCCACCGAACTACGCGCGGTAGACTGCTAGCGGAACGTGCAGCACGTGGTGACGCCACCACCGCCCGTCGTCCGACAAGAGAGCGACGGGCCGCAACGACGACGGTCCCGCTGCACCCCACGACACTTTTGAACTGGACGACAACGTCCACGGCCACGTCGTCTCGGTGCGATTCTGCTCCCAGCATCCCGACGCCACTCGCACGTGCCGTGGCATTTCCACCACAACCGTCCACAGGCCCAACGCCGAAAGCGCCGCATACCGCATGGTGCTGACCGCCGGCATCCACCATACCAGCACGCTCCGTTCCATCGTCCACCCTTGGCGGTCGTGCAGGCGCCACTCCGATAAGTGCACACTCTTGTCGGGCGCGCTGGTCAAGAAGAGCACGCGGTGCTGCTCGATGCCCTTCCACATGGGTTGGATGCAGTGACACAAGACGCTCTGGTCGTCGAACGGAAGACGCAGGGGCGCGCGCATACCGGTCATTGTCAGGGCGTCCAGATCGATTGCGGACCACGTCTTGCCCATGGTCAAGAGGTAGATCTTGCCGTGACTCTGCATGATGGTGCGGACCATTCCTGTCCACGACACGTCAAAGGTGTGCGGCCCATCCGTGCATGTCGTGCTCCGCAAGGGAAAGAGACGAACGGTGCCGGTGAGGGAGATGGTGCACAGTCGTTGGTGCGACCACAGGAGGCGCGTGCAGTAGATGGGCGTGTCGGACGCCGCCTCGGGCATCCGGTGCGCGCCCTGGTTGTCGACGACGACGACTTGGTGGTCGTCGCGGACGGGGTCGTAAAAGGCGACCGCGGCCACGCCAAGTCGTTTGCAAAAGTCCCAATCGGACACGTGCACCGCGGGATGCAAACCCGGCACGTTCTTGCAGAACAAGGGCGTGAACTCGCGGCCGTCCGGTGACCACTGCCCGGCGCCGACAGAGGCGTTGGCCAGACGAAAGAGCCACCAATCCTCGTCGACGTGCTTCCACGTGGTGGGACCGCGACGCGCCCACAAACCGACCGCGGCCGCAAAGGCAGAAATGGTCCACCGGCGCATGCGTTGGTGGCGGTATCACTGTATGCTTTGGCTATGCGTCGCCGTGTCCTCAACGGGGAAAGAACGGGTGGTGCACTTCATGACGGAAAAGTATTGTGTTGCACAAGAGCAGGTTGTCATTGTGTACAAGATGATCTTTGTTCCCATCGGTTGTGATTGCACTTGTGCTCGCATGTTGAAACATCTCGGTTTGCGACGTTTTAGTCTTCCATTCGATTGGGTGGTCACGTATCGCGGCGTCGCAGACATTCTCGAGAATGATTTTGCGACGTTCCTGCCAGCATCAGGTAAGGGCGTTGTGAATCACCGAGATGGCGTTTTGTTCTTTCACAATGACTTTCCGACAGACACGGACACCATCAAGAGAAGGATCGATCGGTTTCGAACCCTCTTGCAGACGAGTCAGGAACGACTTGTCTTTGTTCGCGTCGGTCATGGCTCAAGTCATCACCATGAATACCGAACATCCGTGCATAATGAACATACCGATGTGGTTGACGAAATAGAACATGCTACGCGTTTGGATAAACTATTAAAAGAGCGCTTTCCCAACCTGTCGTACGACATTGTACTTCTGTGGAATTGCACGCAATGTCCTTGTCCGATTGAGACGCTCTCTGACGAGCACTTGACAATAGGGAGCACTGTTCGAGTTTACAACTTGACAAGCCAGCCAGAGCGGATATCGTCGTGGAATAACATGACTGCATTCCACCAATTTTGTGAAACGATCCTACTGCCACTGGCAACACCAGATGATAAATAATGAAGTTTGCTGTTGTGCGTCCTAGCTTATGATAATATAGTGATATTATCATTCTGTATCTATCTCACAATACCCTCAACGGGAAAAGAACTGGCGGCGGTAGGCGCGCACATTCGCCGCAAGAGACGTCGAGTCGCCCCACAAGAGGTAGAAGCTGAGGAAGCCGGCGCGCGTCGGGTCTTGCGTGCGCAGATCTTTCATGTGCCGGAAACGGTAGCGGTCGCGTCGGACGCGGTCCTTGTGCATCGTGTAGTCGTCGTAGCCGCGGGCGCCAAAGAGAGTAGTCTTGACGCGCCCCGACGTGCGATCACGGAATCGCGCAGCCCACTTGTGCTTGTCGCCGGGCGGCGCGGGCTGAAGGTCGATCCAGTCGTAGCGACGAGCGGTGGACATGGCAATGAACGGACACGGACTCTTTTTATCCTTTCACGAGGCGTCAAAAATGTTTCGTGCGTTGTTGTAGGCACTTACTTGCATCAACGATGAATGGCGTCATTTCCCGACACAACGCGGGCTTCTTCTCCTGCTGTTGCGTGCGACTGGCCGACATTGTTCGGTTCATCAACGAGCACCTCCAAGAGCCTGCGTTTGTGGACAGTTCTGCACAGTTCGAGTGGTACAAGAGGCCGAGAGACAAGGACATTACCTTTACCTATTTTGAGCCCTACCTCGGCAAGCCGCCCCTGCTCATCCGGGGACGCATTGACTTTAATGAGTGGGATCATCAATTCCGCCAGTATTCCACCGGCCTCGACTACGAACGAATCCTTCCCCTCGTTCGCAAATACTTTTCCCCTTCTTTGGCGATTCAAGACATTGTTCGGGGCTTGGAAAGCAAGTACAGGCTTCAGTACGACAACCTTTGCGTCTTGTTCTACCGTGGAAACGACAAGCGCAGGGAAACGCAGGTGTGCGAATACGCAGAATATGTGCAGCACGCGGGGAGGGTTTTGGCGATGCAACCGAATGTGACGTTTCTGATTCAAACGGACGAAACCGAGTTCTTGACATTCTTTCGGGAGCGCTACCCGCACAACTCGTTCTACTTGAAGGATGAAATTCGGCACATGTCGCGACGCGACGACACGGTCGACCAAGTCATGCGGGCGTCCAATTACGAGTTCAGTCACTTCTACCTCGCCATTACGATCGTCATGTCGCGGTGCAAGTACATTATCTGTGGAACGGGGAATTGCTCCTTATGGATCATGTTCTACCGCGGCCACGCGAACAACGTCTTTCAGTTTCGCCACGGTCAGTGGCACGTCTCGCTGTAGTTACCGTGTCGTACTTTCACACATGTTCTACACTTTCTTCGGTTCAAATTTCTCTCCCAGGACGAGCGCAGCCTGTGTGTGCGAGTAGAAAAGTCCATGACGACACTCCAGCACTTCCACTAACATACGCCGTTCATCGTAGAGACGGAGTTCGAATAAACACGTTTCGCTGACAGCGAGCGCCTTATTGCGCACGGATGGCGGATTCATATTGTACGTGTATACGCTCTTGACTTCAATGACGCGATTCTCGGAAGGGATGAAGAAGTCCGGATAGTACTTGTGCATCCGATTGTCCTCTCCCACATAATCAAAGACGGGAATAGCAGGATCTTCACCGGCGCAAATGATCTTTGCACCTTCTTGAGCGATGAGGTCATCCAAAGCCTTATCCTCGTATCCTAACAGCATGAATACCTGACCGTCCCAGTTTACGTAGCGCTTCTTACGGTGATAGGATGACGCCTGTGCTCGTCGGAATAACTCTGCGTTCTGCGTGGCGTGTTCAACTCCATATCGTTCAAGCATCTTTTTTTTGAACTGTTCTGTTTGCACAAACCATTTGGCACCATATTTTTCTTCCATACTGCGCAGAAAGGCGTCGGAGAGGAACGGACGCGTGGCGCCTAATGATTGCTTGAAGGTGATGTCGATCTTGTCTTGAATCAGTCGGCTCTGAAGAGGAAAGTCGACACCGTACTTGGAACGATGGGTCGCACGAATCTTTTCGAATACCTCAGGAAGGCAGAATGCGCGTGGAACGCCATACCGCGTCATGGAAGTTTTCGTCACTTTAGCGCGAATGACAGCACTTTGCTGCGGATAGGAAACCCCATGTCGTTCCAGGTTGGTTTTTACAATCTTTTGCTTGACTTCGTCGCTCTTAGACGGATTGTCCACACCGTACTTGGCCAAACAAGTGTCCTTTGCACGCTGCGTTTTGCATGATCCGCACAACCTACCGCGACACAGGTCGTGAAAGGTGATGAGCGCTTCTTCGTTTCCACATGCGCACCGAAATGGTAGGGGCTGCCGATTGTTGCGATAGTCAGCAGGATTCTCGAGCAACAATAGGCATCCACGATCTTGAAAGGAGCGCTGTATCGCTGCGAACTCTTTCCTACGATCATCGTTCTGACAATGACGACAGGAAGGTCGTTTCTTGTCCTTGTTCATTTCAATCACTTCGCGGTGTAGGTTGTTCCATGTCGTGGACGATGTGCTTCCACAGTGGCATCGGAACGTAATGCGATGATGCTGCCCGTTCTCCGACCGATCCACGCCCAGTAGTTCAAAGCCCAATTGTTTGGTCGCTTCTAGCGCGCGCGCATGTGTATGCGCCAGGGAATTGCAAACAGCGCAGAGCGAGAGCGGAGGCGCTTCCTCACCTTCTGCGACTCGGCGTAGTTTGCTGGGCGCCGTTTTGTTGATGAACGCTTGCTTCGCGAGAGAGGACACGTGCCCGACAGGACACGCGTACTGAACGCGCTTGTCGACGAGGAATTGCTCCTCCGTCATGAGAACTTTCATTTCGTTGTCCGCCAACTTGGCGCAGATATTGGCAAACTGTCGGCTCATGCTCTTCTGTTGCGGGGCAGGTTTGCAGTCTTGATCAGGCTCAGTTTCAATGATATGCACTCACTCGACACGTTCTGCAAAACTGTCATTTTTTGACGCGGAACAAAGAAGACTGTTTGCAAAACGAAACATTTGGAGTTTCGTTTGAAGAATCGAAAAATAGAGCATCGAAATCCGCTACAACACAGGAAAGCCCAAGGCTCCACCACTAATCCGAATGATGTTGTTGTTGACTGCGGTGACGATGAAGCGGAAGGTTTGGGCGCGGGCCCACTCGGCGGCCTTGCAGACCTCGGTGGCGTTGGGGACCTGTGCGGAGGAGGCGTTGACGACGCACTTGGCGTCGGCCGAGGCGATGGGGATGATGGAGACGTTGGTGAGTTTGCCATAGTTGGTGGAGCCCATGGGGTCGAGGCAGATAAAGTCGAGCGAGTAGGAGTAGGTGTGGTAGCCGCAAATGTTGGGAATGACAGGGGGGGCGTAGTAAGGCTCGACCAGGGAGAAGTAGTCGGAGCCCATGTTGGCGAGGCGCTGGGTGTTTTCGTAAATGAGCGAGGTCTCGGCAATGGGGTCGGAACCGGGGAAGTAGCTGTCGAGGACCAGGCTCTGGGAGCCGTTGCCGCTCGAGGCGCAAGGGAGAGGCTCGCGGGTGGTGTAGTTGGACCAGTAGCTGGGGATGGTGTTGTTGAGCACGGCAAAGAAGAGGACCTTGATGGCGTGCGAGAAGCGAATGTCAAAGGAGTTGATGCCGTTGCTGGGGTTGAAGGACTGGATAGGGGCGGTCTGCACCTGCTCAATGAGGATGTCGCGGGGCGCGCAGGCCATGCGCTTGCGCTCGTCGTTCGACACAATGGCGTAGTTGGCCCACACCTGCGCCACGTCGAGGGTGGGGTAGGCGCCACCGACCAGGTCGGCGGGCACGGCGGGGCGTGCGGGCTCGTAGTGGAAGGCCTGGTCGTTGCTGGCGCTCTGGTAGACGTCCCACGCGTTGAGGAGTTCCGAGATGCCGCGGAAGGAAAAGTTGATGCGCATGTCGTTGTAGGGCAGCGCGGCGGTGGGGAGCGAGACGCCGCTGTCGCGGGCGTAGAAGAAGGGGAGGGGCAGGTTGAGGGTTTTGGCGGGGAGGCTCACCGAGGGGTCCACCAGGTCCGTGGTCATGCCAATCATGTTGGCGTAGCCAATCTGCTTGCCGGCGGGCGTGGTGAAGGCACTCCAAAAGTCCAGTTGGAACGAATCGAAGCGCGCGGCCACGAGGTCGTTGAAGGTAATGGCCGCCTCGCGCACGAGGTTGTGCAGGAGGTTGGGCGTCCACGAGAGGAGGGTGGCAATCTTGGTACCGGTGGTGCCGTCGGCAAAAGTTTTGACGGTGGGATTCTTCGAGGAGATGGGGGCAGCCGTGACGCCGGGAATGACGACGCGGAGCCACGTGTACAGCAGGTAGTCACCGGCGCGGGAGATGGTCACGGACCAGTCCTGGTTCCAGCCGGGCGTGCCCGAGGCGCGCGAAAGGGCGACGGGCACCTGGGTGAACCAAGTGGCGCGGCGCGTCCAGCGGACAAAGTAGGCCGTGGCGTCGAGGCCGCCGTACATGTACTTCTCCAGTTCGTCATAGGTGGCCAGATCGATGAACCCGGAAGTCAGGTTCGAGGTGGTGTATTGGGCCATCGGAGTGGTGTGGTGTCAAAGTTTCGTTTATCCGGAAAGAGAAAAAAAAAAATCAACAGTCGACCGCAGCGACGTGTATTTCGTTCTGTTTCTGCCGTATATACAAACACGTAGATTGATTGCGCACGACACAATGACCAGAATGACAACGACAACGACAACGACGACGCCTTCCAAACGCGTGCTCGCGACGTTAGTGACCTCCTTCTTGCGTTTTCAAGCCCAGGTCAAGCTGTACCACTGGCAAACGCACTCGTACAGCCGCCACAAAGCCTCGGACATGCTTTTCGACGACCTGGGTGACAAGATTGACGAGTTTGTCGAGACGCTGCAAGGCGCCTACGGCCGCGTCCGTCTCCCGCCCGCGCAGCGCGTCCTCATCCTCCATAACATGGGCGACGCCGCCAAGGACATGCCCGCGACCGTGCAGGCGCTCATCGCCATGCTGCTGCGTCTCGACCGTCGTCTTCCCACCGACGGGTCCGCCAAGGCCTTGCTCAATCTTCGAGACGAAATGGTCGGTTTGCTGCAGCAAACGCAGTTCCTCTTTACCTTGCGGTGATTCACTATGAGCGACTGACTACCACGTCATGTCGCCAAAGCCGTACGATAGCGTGCGCTCGTTTCGACCCAAGACGCCCTCGAGCAGTGCACCGGCGGCATGGGTCGACCACCCGCGTCGACGCGCGGGGGCGTGCATGGCGTGCACAACGGCGTTCTGGTCGTCGCGGAGCGTCAAACGGCCGCCGTACGACGTCCAGCAGTCGGTAAAGTGACGCTCGACACTGCGCTGCTCGAAACGATCGACCTCGTCAATGACGAGACGAAGTGTTTTCGTGTACGTGTTCGTCGCATCGATTGCATCTATGGCCCATTTCCACAAGAACAGGTCAACATCCGTTTGTGGCGCCACGTTGTTGCCTGTGTAAATGTGCAGCACAGTGACGAGTGGAAACGACAGTTCCTCGGATCGCGAGAATGCGTCGTCCAACGCGTCCGTTTCTGGTGCGGTAAACGCAGCCAGCCATCGCAGCCGATCGAAAGGCCGTAGGAAGCGCAGCACGTAGTCACGAACGTCGGTGGGCATGTCGTTCATGATTTCTGTGTCAAACATGCCAAACACCAGTCGTCGCATAGCACATCGACACGGATCTGTCAGATTGCGAAGCAACCAAATGCGAAACACGTGCAAACGCGATCAATAACATGCTTTTCGATCCAACGCTCATTCAGTTTTTGCGTGTATCTGTGAGTCGTCATCTACGCAAGAGAGTGAAAGGGGATAGAAAAGGAACAATCATGTTTACGCATTTGCGATTGCGTCCGCCGTTGGTTCCGCGGCCGGCCATGTGGACCATCATCATGGAATTTCTCGTCTTTTACTACCTTCCCGCCGCCTTTTCCGCCGGCGCGACGGCCGTGCTGTCCGTGCACATCCTCACCACCCACGCCTTTTTGCTCCTCACGATGGGCGCCATGATGCGTCGTCGTCAAGAGGCGGTGGCACGCTGCGACGACGCCGTCGTATGGTCCATTCGGAGACGGCTCCAGTGGAAACGCGACCACGATTGGCCGCACCTGCTCCTGCTGCTGTTGACGCTGTTCTTTGTCCTCTTGCTCTCGCTGCTGCGGGAAACGCGTCGGCCAGCGCCTTTGGAGGCAGCGCACGACCTGGGAGGCCTGGATGGTCGTTTGACGACTGCGCAGAAGCGCTTACCAAGACGAGACGATCGCGTGCGCATCCGCCCGTGCCCGGACGAGGACCGCCTGCGCCATGTCGACGTTCTTCTAGCCTGCGACGTTGCCGTTTCTCGCGCGCATTCCACCGCACCACCGTCGTGTGACAAGACGGTTTGGCAACTGCAACTGGTCGAGATCGTCTTGCATCCGTCCACGCGCTGCACGCCGCGGCACGTGCGCATCGCCTTCCCCCACCACGAACCAATCATGCTGACGATTCAGAGCGCAGGTCCGCATCCACATCAAGAGGAAAACATGACCTTCCCGTTGGTCGTGTGTCCGGCGACCGTCACGTTTGCGGGGGTGCATGTTCGGGACCTTGACGCGTCGTCTAACGAAGCGTGGACACTGAGCGTGGAAGGCTTCGAGCCGACGACGCGGTCCCTGCGTGCCGAATGGCAAGATGCGCGATGGGCGGAGCGGCCTGCGCGTCTCTACCTCGCACCGTTGCGTGTGCAAGAGTGCTCCCACATTGTCGGCGGTCACGTTCTCTTTCGATGGACGACGTTTTGGCAAGGATAGTTATCACTTATCGAAAAGAGGAGTGACGAACGAAAATGAGTGCGTCGCAACTCGTGATTGGCGTCGACATTGGGGAGCGAAATTTCGGTTTGGCCGCGTTGCGCTTTACGGCACGTGATGATGATGCAGGTGATGCATGCCCATGGGACGTCGTTCTCGTGCGACTGTGGGACCTGCAGTCCGAAACGAGCGCGCACACGTCCTTTGCCACGGCGCGGCGGCTGTGGGCGCTGCTGGACACGATTGCGTGGCTGTGGACGCAAGAGGAGGCTCGCCGGCCGATCATCCTCGTGGAGCAGCAGATGCAGTCGCGGCACGCGTGCAACGTGCGCGCACTCAAGTTGGCGCAGCACGCGGTGGCTTACTTCCTCTTGCGATTTCCGACGCACGTGCACGTCCTCGAAATGGCTGCCAAGCACAAGACGCGCGCGTTCGGACAAACGTTTCGCTTGAAGCGGGACCGCAAGGCGTGGACCGTCGCGGAAACGGCTCGATTGCTCCAAGAGCAAAACGACGTCGTCGCGCTGGATTGGTTGTCGACGCTGTCGAAGCGCGACGATGTCAGCGACTGCATCATGATGGCGCTGGCGTATGGGAGCATGAAAAGCATGATCAACACCAAGTGAAGGAAAAAGACGGTGCGGCGCACATGAACGCCTTTTTTCTGCCTCGTGTGTACGAGGAGAACGCCAATGTCACGAGAAACGGTCAGTGACGGCGTCACGCTGTTCCTTGAGAACCGAGTTGCTCGTGAAGAGGACTATTACCTCTACATCGTTTCTCTTATGCGATTGCTCGACTACGCTCGCTTGCGTGACGCTCCGTTATGCATTGACTTGGACACCTCTGCTGCTCCTTCTTCATCACAACAAGATGTGACTGGCGCCGGTCGTTTCGTCATTGTGCGCATCAACACGGAACATACGCTCGTCAAGCCGGGCGGACGGGATACAGAGGGCGCGATGCGCGGCCATGTGCCGATACGCGATTCCACGATGACCGGGGAGACCTATCTGGTTCGCTTGCATCGTCGGGCAGAATTTGAGTCGTGCCATTTGCTGTTGGACTACAGCGTGCCCAATGTGGTCAACACGGCCATGTCCGCCTTTCCGTCGCACATTCCGCACGTTTACGTCGCCCCGCTCCTCTACTATCCTCCGCCTCCACCCGTTCCTGTGGAGCACCGAAACATTCCTTGTTTGACCACGTTTGTGCGAACGTGCGAACCTCGTCGCGCGCGGTTCTTGGAGCAACTGCGTCGTCGTTGCCCCGCGGCGGAGAATCGCAACGACGTCTTTGGCCACCATGCGTTGCTGCAAGTCTATCGACGCACCCGAGTCCTCATGAACATTCGCCAAACGGACCACCACGACACCTTGGAAGAGTTACGGGTGCTCCCGGCGCTGCTGTGCGGCGTTCTTGTCATTTCAGAGGACGTGCCGCTCCGCACGTGCGTGCCCTACCACGCGCACGTGCTCTGGTGCAGTTCGTTCGATGAGATGATGGATACGCTCGACGATGTGTCTCGCCATTACGACCAGTACGTGTCGCGCATCTTTGATCAGACCTTTTACGACCTCATGGACACCCTTCACGCGCAGAACCAAGAGCGACTGCAAAACGCCATGGCGCGCATACTGTCGTAGTAGCACCGTGATAACAGGACATCATGCTTACGAGACGCAGAAGAATGCAGCAAAAAAAATGTTGGTGCGGAGCATAAAACGAATGACAATGCGTTGTGTAACGTCGTTTGACATCTTTGACACGATCGTGGCGCGTCGCGTGCGACAACCTACGGATATCTTTTCTTTGATGGAACACACGGCATCCTATCCCGGCTTTGCTCAGTTGCGTCAAACGGCGCAAGATCGTTCGAATCAAACCTTTACCGACATTTACGCACAATTTCAGCAAATCACGCAATGCTCTGACGCTGACCGTGACCGCTTGGCGGCGCTGGAGATTCAAACAGAGATTGACAACCTGTATCTCATCCAGCGAATCGCCAACATGGTGAAAGAAGGCGACCTTCTTGTGTCTGACATGTACCACACCGAGGAAACGTTGCGGCACATGTTGGAGGCTGTGGGCTTCCATACCAACGTCGATTTGTTTGTTTCCCCGAGCGGCAAGGCTTCCGGCCAGGCGTGGGCACAGTTGCGGACCCAGTACACCATTTTGCATCATTACGGAGATAATGCGCACTCTGACGTTCACATGGCACAACAGTACGGCATTCCCGCTACACATGTGACCGTGTCGTCGTACACCCCCGCAGAGGATGTTCTACACTCCGCCTCTGCTTCCTTTGCCGCGCAGATCCGCGCATTGCGGTTGTCGAATCCCTATGCTGTCGGATCGTGGCAGGGAGATTTGTTTGACGAGCAGATTGACCATAATCTGCCCTTCCTCATGTACGTGTCGCATCGCATCGCCGTAATGGCTCGCGAGCGCCAGGTGCGTCGCCTCTTTTTCACAACAAGAGATTGTTGTTTGCTGCAGAAGGTTTTTGCATGCATGCATCCCAGCGAATTCGAGATCGTGACATTCCAAGCGAGTCGGCTGGCATATGACAATGCGAGCGATGATTACGTTCGGTACGTCGAATCCTCCCGTGTGCTAGAGGACGACAGTATGGTGGTGGACCTATACGCCTCGTTTCGCTCGTTGCAGGCCTTTTTTCAAAAGCATTTCGGTCACAACCCAAAGACATTGAGCGTCAATCGTTTGCGACGCTGGGTCGATCAAGACGCGGGAATCATGCTTTCGGTAGACAAGATGACGTGGATATGGGACGGCGTAACAACAGAATTTTGGGAAAGCCTCAATGCCGACAACTGCGGCACGCTCATCACTGTGGACGCGGATGGCACACCACTGCGCGCTCCCCCAGATCACGATGTCGACATGTCCATGTTTATGCACGCCGTCATTGATAATGTGCTGACACATTTGCCTGTGGATTTGCCAGTGGAGAATGAAGAATCGTGGCGACGGTACATTAGGACAGTTTTGCAATGCTCCCGCATACGGCAGTATGTTTGCAATAACGATGATCATGAATCGTTGACTCAAATTGCCAACGCGTGTCAAACAGACAAGGGCACAACGTATCGGTGCGCACACGGCTACGCGTCCACGTATGAACGCGTCGTCGGATACCTACTCCTTTCTTCTCCGCCGCGAAAGCATCACCCTTTTCACTTATTGGAGATCGGTCTGAATCGAGACGACACGTCAAGCACTCCGTCCATTTCCATGTGGCGTAAATATTTTTACAAACGCAACCTAGAAATATTTGGCTTTGACATTCAGGCTGCTTTTCTAGCGTTCCATGATCCGTCACGGGGTATTCACATTTTGCACGGCGATCAGTCGGACCCGATTTCCCTCCAACAGTGCCATGGCCGTCTTTACGATTTCATCATTGACGACGGATCCCACATGTCCTCCCATCAACAAATCACCCTCGCGTCCCTCTGGTCGTGCGTGCGACCGGGTGGTTGCTACGCCATTGAGGATCTGCACTATCAGCCGCTCGCAGAGTCCTGCATCAAGACAAAAGACCTGGTGCGCGAGTGGAAAAGCGGCAATTGGATAAGCACACCGCACATCCCAGATGATGTGGTTCAAACGATTGCAAAAGAGTGTGCACGCATCGACATGATCGATTCACAGAGCAAGGATCCACACTGGAACGCAGACAGCTTGAAAGGGGCGCTGGCGCTCCTGTGGAAAATCGAAACGACGTGAAAAAGGCGTGGTGCCTTGCATTCCACATCGTTGACCGTTCGCACGCGACGCGTCAGATGTGAAATGAGCATGATGTATTGTTCCACTTCCCACCTCCATTTAAAGACGTGACGGTGGTGCACAGAAAGAGGCACTCGTTTGAGGAAGCATGTTTCGTTGGGCCAAGTCGTCGTGGGCGTCCTTGTCCGCGGTGGAGAAGCAGGCCTTGCGGAGCGACAAGCGGGCGACGCCGCTGGTGCCCTTCTTGTCGGAAAAAACGCTCTTTCCGCCCCGCTTGCACCCGGAGCAGCGACAGCGGTTGTCGCGCATCACCGACCAGATGCGCGACGGGTGGGGTGATCACGGGCGCATTGCCCAGTTGGTGCGCACGCACCGGTTGATGGGCATGGAAACGCCGGTGGAGCAGGGCGGCATGGGCGAGGACGCCTACTTCCACAGCAAGTTCTTGCAGCGTTTAGCGACGCTGGACCGCGACGGCGACTGGCTGCACCGCATCATGGTGCCCAACTCGCTGGGGCCGGCACAGCTCCTTTTGGCCTTTGGCACGCCTGCACAGCGCGCCGATTACGTCGCTGCGCTCGCGCGGGGCGACAAGACGCCGTGCTTTGCGCTCACCGGGCCGCACAACGGCAGCGACGCGGCGGCCATGCCGGTGAGTGCGCACGTGACGGCGGACGGACAATCCATCACCTTTTCCTGCGTCAAGCGCTGGATCACGCTGTCGCCGGTGGCCAACCTCCTCGGCGTGGCGGTGCGCGTGCGCGACCACGGCATCACACTGTTGCTCCTCGATCTCGACAAGTTGACCAAGAAGCAACAGGAGCGCGTGCACATTTCTTCGCACCGTCCCATCGGCGCCAACTTCCCCAACGGTTTTGTGCGTATTGACGAACTGACGGTGCCGATCGAGACGGCTGTCATTGGCGGACGCGCGCAGTTGGGGAAAGGTTGGACCATGCTCATGGCCTGCTTGCAGCACGGACGCGGTATCAGCCTGCCCTCGGTCGCGCTCGGCGGCACGAGCAGCGTTCTGTGGCACACACTGATGTATGCGCAGGTCCGACGGCAGTTCAAGCAACCGCTCTCGCATCTCTACGCGGTGCAGCGCATGATTGCGGAAATGACCCTCCGTTGGCACGTGTCGGACGCCCTCAACGACTACTACCACGCGCTCTTGCGAGCCGGACACGCGTCCTCTTCCCTCTCGGCGCTGCTCAAGTGGACCATGACGGCGATGCACCGCGAGGTGGTGCAGAACGGCATGGACGTGTTTGCCGGAAAGGGCATTTCCATGGGCGGTAAAAATCCGATTGCGCACTTTTACCTCCAGGCGCCTATTGCCATCACGGTCGAAGGCGCCAACGCACTCACGCAGCACGTCATTGTTCCCGCACAGTCTCTCCTGGAGCATCATCCCCACATGCAGGACGTGATTACAGCACTCGAAGCGGACGACGCGGGTGCCTTCTACCGCACCGTGCTCGCCACGACGCGTCACGTGGTGCAAGACGTTCTCGTCGGTTCGTTGACGGACCGCGACCGCAGTCGCGTCGCCTTTTGGCAATACCGCTGTCTTGTCGAGGGCGGACGGTTGCGGCACCGTCAGGACCTCTCCCGCGCCTTGGCTAATGCGACGGTCGCACTGGTCCTGAAAGAGGCGGTGCGATGGCGCTGGGCCACTCGTCCGAACCACAAGATCCTGTGCACGATGCTGTTGCACCATATCGAGGCGCGCTGGGTGCAAGAGCGTGCTGTGACGCCGTTGGAACCCGCCATGGCACGTTTTCTCACCCTCAAGTGGTTCCAAGGCGAAGGTCTGCACGACCTGGCGGCGCTGGAAGAGCACCTCGTCGGACGCGACCCGACGCTGACGGAGGCCCGCGCCTTTTGGACGCAGCACGGCCATTGGAACGTACCGCAGGACCTGGCCGACCGCGTCGTCGAGGTGGACACGTTTGCGTCGGAAGGACGCTGATTTATGCCGTCCACGTCAACCATGCCTCCACACCAGTGAACGCGAGGAGGAAAATGGATAGTGTGGACCGCGTTTTGTTTACACGTTTGGTGAGAACAGACGAGGCAATGTTTTGTGCGCACAGGAGCGATTCGAGCAAGAGGGGTAGGAAGACGGTCATCTTGGCCATGCAGCCGTACAGTCCCGTTGCTCGTTTCAGAACAATTTTGCCACTGGTCGGGTCGTAGAGGCGCGCGCAGAGAAAACCGCGGGCGAGGGCAGCCACGATTCCGACGCCACACGTTACGAGTATGAAGCGCTCTCCGGACGTGAGCGCGCGATGGGCAGGCACGGTGCTGGCATACCAGCCGAGCAGAGCGGCGTTGACGAGCAAGAGCATCGTGATGGCGACAATGGTCGCGAAGCGACGGTCTTGTGACGTATCTGTTGTTGGCATCCTTTTTCATGTGCCCACACATAACAACCGTTCGTTATCCTCTCGTGAGAAGTCATGATATTGGTGAATCAACGATATCATGACCTCCGTCGTCGTTGACAACGGATGATAGATGATCTCTACCGGCGGCGCCAAAAGGTGCCGATCGGCGTCGTCCACGTTTTTCCGAGCGTCACGGCTGTTTTCCGCGTAAAGGCGTCGGCGCGAAGGACGGCCTGCACGACACGACAGAGGGTTTCAGCATCTCGAATGGCGTGTCCGTGTTTCTTGTCGAGCACGGTATCGGCCGTTTCCTTGTGGTAAGGGATGATGGCGTCTCCGCGACTGTAAACGATGTGCGTCTCTCGTCCGAGCAAACAATGACCCAGCGGAACGGCCCAACGACTACCCCACATCGACCAATGGATGTGACTGGCCACGTCCCGCTCCGTCCACCGTGTGCGATCGTCTCGGAGCGTGCCCCATACCAAACGGCAGAGACGGCCCAGGACACGAAACTTGAACACGACGGCCCACCACCAGCCCCAGCGGTTGAGGTGGTCGAGGATGCCGACGGGATTCCACAGGATCATGCGATGCGTGGTCGATGCGCGGCAGGCGCGGTAGGCGCCGAAACTGTGCGCGATGATGACCGTTTCAGGCGGCAGCATGCGTAAATACGCCGCGCTCTCCTCCTCCTCTCCCCAGAGCACTTTGCACGCAATACCGCACTGCGTCAAACGTTTCGTCAAGGCCTCGGCGACGTGGCGGTCGCTCCACGTGCCCGGGAGGAACACGGCAGCCAGCATGAACTTCGGTTTGATATGATCGAACGCATGATCCGTCGTCATATTTTTTCATGACGGAGGGGTAGTCAAGACGAGATACAGTTGCCCCATGCTACAGATGAGCAAAACGACCAAGAGTCCGGTGCGTAGCTTGTTGACGCGTTTCTTGACGACGGACGCCCAGATGTGGAGAGCGAGGAAACTCAAGATAATTAGGATATTGATGATGCTCACGAATGCGACCCAGCAAGGACCCGAAACCAGCGAGAAGGCAGTCAAAGAACTGATGGGAATGAGGCATAAATACATCCAAAAGAGCGCACTCGTCAATGACATGGATCTGTGAGAGTAGGGAAAGGCTGGATCGTCGACGCGCACAAACTTTCGACCGTGAATATCCATGATCGTGCTCATGGTCACGATGAACAGCACCAACTGCGTAGCCATCAGCGCTTGCAGGCCGACGACGACGCCGACCACTCTCTCGCGTTGATTCATCGAAAAACGATAGACGGCAGCCGTTGAATCTTTTCCATCAGTAGAGATTTTTCTGGAGCATCATGATCCAGAAGGGATCCATGACCATCGTTCGTGGAGGGAACTGGGCGTGAAACGTGGCGTGTTCGCACACCCACGCGTTGGGCAAAAAGAGGTACAGCGGCCGGTACGTGACGAGAGGACCGAGTCGGTACAAACAGGAGCCGAAAAAGGCCGACGCAACCGGAACGTTGGTGACAGCGCCGGCCATGCGCGTACGAATCTGCTGGGTCAGGCTGTTATCGCGCTGCTCCTTTTGCGAGACGGTCATGGACACGGGTGAGGCGTGCGGCGCGACGTAGCTAAAGGGATCAAAAGGACGTCCGTCCGGCGTCAGCGTGTAACTGCTCACGCCCCACAGATGTGGCGTGGTTTGGAGCGTCAAAACTGCGTGCCAGAAGCCGGGTTCATACCGCTCGCCTTGGAGATCGGGGTCGCACACGAGGAGGTAGTCAAAGTCGGCAAACGCGTCGTAAATGTGCTGGAGATAGGCGTTGCGAAAGCTGGCGAGCAACTCGATGCGCCGATCGGACGTGTCCTTTTGGGGATGAGGAGAAGTGCGCTGGAAAGGCGTCGTGTAGACACCCAATCGGCAAGTGGAGCTGTTGACCGTGCCGTCCGGGCAGAGGATCGACACGCGCTCGTCTTCCCTTGCCCATTGCAGCAAGAGCGTGCGTGTGTGATCCATGCTGTCGTTTTCGACAATGACGATGCGGTAATCGGCAAAGGTGCGGAGGACCGGTTCCCACTGCGCGCGCCAGACCGGAATGATTTGGTGTCCGTGATTGCGCATGAGCATGGCCACGACGCATCGTTGTTGCGCGGCCGCCGCGCGCGCGTGTGTGACGCGTCTCGTCAATGTCTGGTAGAGGCCGGGTCCGATCTTGCCTTGTCGCCAGGACTTGTGGACAAAGTAGGGGCAGGCGGGGAAGGGAGAGAGCGCTCGGCGGTGGGTGGAAAACGTCCATGCATACAAGGCGGTCAACAGCGCAACGACGAACAAGACGATCCAACCGGCGACGGAACGAGCGGAATGGTGTGAATGCGGATGCAAATGCGAATGCGAATGCGAATTCATGCGGGATCGAATGTTTTTATCAGGGATGAGAAAGCCTTGTCCACTTCATTCATTCGATCCATGTCCTCGACCGTTTTCGCGTTCTACGGCTTTGTCTTTGTGCTCATCCTCGTCTTTCTCATGTGGCGCGACGGACACGAGAGCATCTCCGCGGTGCTCCACTTTTCGACGCACCGCCCGGTGCTCATTGCGATTCAGTTGTGCCTGGTGTTGGCCTTTCTCCTCTTTCCCAACAGCATCTTGCGGCCATCCTTTCACGTGTTCGTGCGCGTGCTGACTTCCCTTCTCCTCCTCGCCACGCTTTGCGGCGTCTACACGCTCCACATCCATCACCCCCTGCACCACCTCTGCGCCATCCTGTTTCTGCTCTGCCTCTTGCTGCTCATGACGATCGGCCTACCGACCCAGCACCGCGGCTGGATCATTGTGGTGACGCTCGTCCTCCTCGGCTTGGCCAAGTGGCACTACGGCGTGGCCGAAGGATTGTTCATGGCGGGCATGTGTGCGTTCCTCTTGCATTTCTGAACTTTTCACAAAGATCAGCCCGTGGTGCGCACGTCCCACCGTGCCGCAATCTCGGCCATCTCTTCGTAACCCGCTTCGACGATCCACACGACGACACGAGGACCGACGCGGTGCGCTTGTCGAACCGTCAAGCCGCCCACGACGATTTGCTCTTGCGGTGTCACGCCGACGTTCACTTGCCGGTGATGACTGTTAAAGAGCGCGAACCGGGCGTTGGCTTGCAGAGCGGGAACGTGACAGGGAAAGGTAAAGTGTTCGAGTGTGCGACGCAGGCGTGCATAGTCCAAGGGGCGGTCATTGTGGACCACACGCGGCAAGCAAATCGTGTGCGGGCGGCGCACGTCGGTCGTGAGAAAAGACCAAAAATTGCTCCACTGCAGCAAAAACGTTTGTTGCGGCCACGCTTTGGCAAACGCCGCCCACTCGGGCGGCACGGCGTCGTCGTTTCCGACGATCGATGGCGTCGATGGCTGCTTGGCCAATCGCTCACGAATGTACGAGTCGTCAAAGACCTCGTAGTAACCGTAGAGCGACGTCATTCTTTTCGTGTACGCACGCAATTCTTCAGACATCCGCAGACTACCGCCCCACCAGACAGAGCTGCAGGTATTTGCGCAGCGGCGCGGCGCTTGCGGGTGTGTGTTGCAGCAGCACGCGGTACTGCTCCGGGTCGGCCTGGATCTGCTGTGGCGTGGGCAGTTGTCGTCGAAACGTTTCATCGGTGGAGCACTGTCGCAACTGCTTGTACAGGGCGTCGGTCATGTTGGTCCGCGGCTGCCGGTCGTCTCGTCGTGTGGCGATCTTGGCACGAAGCACGTTTCGCAAATTGTCTCGTCGAGCGTTGCGCTGCTCGGCGATTTGCTGCGCGACGGGAGGTGCCGGTCGGAGAAAGACGACTTGCCAAAGCCGCGTGTTGCCGGCGACGAGGACGCGCCAATCGACGGCGCGGTATCGCGTGTCCTCAGAGGCAAAGTGGATGGATGACAAGAGATCGACGCGATCCTCCTCCGTCAATATGTCTTCCAACAGCGTTTCCGGAAAGTGACGGTGAAGCCGTTCGAGCATCCACAAACGGATTTTGCGTCGTTGCGGCTTGGACAGCCATCCGCACGGGTCGTCAATCTCGAGCATCCAAGCGCGACACCACTGCTCCTTGTCGTCGGTGCAATCGGTGCAAGTGTTTTCATCCGCGTTGTCTGTCATGCCTTTTCTTCTGTTGTGCAGGAAACGTTAACATGTGCTTTCCACGAGATGTGTGGATCGACGGCATTCTGCCATTCCTCTCGACGGTGGACGTGAGCACCGTCTTGTCGGCGTCCTGTCTGGCGTGGTCAACCACGCGTGAGGAGGACGATGTGTGGTTGAGGAACAGAGTGGCGGACATTATCGAACGCGACTATGCGACGTTACCGCGCGACTACGCCTTGTCTTGCCCGCTGCACATGGACACGGCAATGGACATGTTTGCGCTGATGCACACACGCTCCCTACGCGACCCGCGACCGGTGCCGCTGTCGTGGATCCAAGGACACGCACGCGTTCTGCACGCTGTGCAAGCCCCCACCTTTTGGCATCGCGTGCGTCAAGAAGCCACGCAGCAGCCCTTTTGGAAGCGGACGACCGTCATGTGGACGATCCTCAAGGACGTTTTTAACGGCCGCGGCATGATGGTCTTGTGAATGTGTAGCGTTCAAAAGTGGAAGATGCGGTTCTTGAGCAAGTTGTAGTAGCCCTCCAAACGCACGTTAAAGAGAACGACAAAGGCGGCAAAGACGCCGGCGGACTTGACTTCGCTGACCTTGGTGTGGTCGTAGCCCATGATGCCGTCGAAGGGGAAGGGAACGAGTGGAAAGAGGTTGCGGACGATGTAAATGAGCACGCCGAGTGCCCACAGATAGAGCAGCGTTTCGAGGATAATGATCCATGTCGAGACGTGTGCGTAGCGCGTCGCGTCAAACTTGCCAAACAAGTGATCGAGCGCGTAAACGGTCAGAAGCGCGAGAAAGAAGTAGGCGACGGTGGCCCAACCGATGTTGAGAATCTTGATGCTGCGGCGCACGAGTTCTTCGTTCCACGTCATGTTTCCTTTCTCCTCTAGAGGAAATCTAGCGACGTGGTTGTGTAGCAGGAAAAAATCATTTGGGATGGACAACCTCGTGCAACAATTGGACGACATGGTCGCGCAACTGCGCGTCAAGACCGATTGCACAACCAGTGGTGCCAACGTCATGCTGCACGCTGTCGAGCCAGAGGTGCTGTCCACCGCGTCTGTCAAGAATCGCCCTGTGCATCTATCGTCTGCTGCTGCCTACCCGACTGTGACCACCACGCATACGGTCACGACGCGTGTGTGGCACGGCGTGCATCGCTACCGCCGCTTCCTCACTCTCGTCGCCATCATGTGGGGCACGATCGTGGTGACGGACAAGGCGCTCGAAAAGCTCGGCCTGCGACCGTCGTCCGAACTGGGTCGATCGACGAGTGTGTGGCGACGCCTGCAACGACAGATGATCGTGGGTATGATGGCGGTTCTGTCCGCGGGCCTCGTCCTTTACGTCACGGACCGAGCGATGCGTTAAAGGTGCCGCACCGGAGAGCAAAAAGTCTCGGATGCATTCGTCGTCATCGTCCTCGCGCATGTACGCCACGTTTGGCGACTTGCCCGATGGGAGTCATCATGACGCTTCTTCGTTTGCACCTCAAAAGTCGTCGTATCCGCCGCCCAAGGCGCCCACGCGTCCTGTTGCTTCGCCGCCGTCGACTTCATCATCGACCATGGTCATGCACCACAGCAGCAACGCGAACAGTCATCATACGAATCATACCAATCTCGCGCCGGAACATCCCAGTATGGTACCACGTCTGGTGTTTCCGGTTCCGGAAACCATGTCGGAGTGGCGCGCGTGGCGTGCGCACTTTCCGCTCATTGTCCTGTACGTGTGGAAGGAGTCGTGCATGCCCTGCCTCAAGGTCAAGCCGGCTTTTGAGCGACTGGCGGTCGAGTTGGCGCAACGGTTTCCGGGACGGACATTGTGCGCCAAGGACCAGATCGACGACGCGCACCGTCGCGAGGAAGATACGCCCACCTTTGCGCACTGGAAAATGTGTCATGCGGTGCCCTTTTTCATCGTCTTTCAGAACGGGCAGATGGTGGACCAACTGACGGGTTACGACGAGCGCCAACTGCGGGCGATGATTGAAAAGGCGATCCAACAGTTGGGTTGGTGATGGAAGAAGAAAAAAAAATCTAGAGGCGACAGAAAAAGGATCATGACCTCGACTGACGTTTCCGTGCCCCTGCTGGGCGCATCGCTCCTTCTCGGTGCATTTCTGCTGATGCAAAAGCCGAGTGCATGCGAAGAAGTCCAGGAAGAAACGAGGGAGGACTACACGACCCTTCCCTCTTTCCAGACGCGCATCCAGAACGTCATTTCCCAAGACGGCAAATTCGTGGGGGCGCCGACCTACAGTCAGAAGCAACTGTGCAACCGCCCCAACACCGACTTTATCCAGGTGCCCGGCACCTACCAGAGCAACCCACCACCCCGCATGAGCTCCGTGTCCATCGGCGCGGCCGTCAATTGGAACCCGCCCGCGTCCACGCACATGCCGCTGGACGTCAACAACCCGCTTCCCTACGCGACCATTGTCGAAAAGGTCAAGTCCAAGGAGGGCTTTGACTACGGCAAGGGACCGTCCGCGCAGGCCCAGGCCATGAGCGCCGACCTCGCCGACAGCGGCGCCGTACAGCAGCGCGACAGCCTGCCCACGCCGCCGCTGCCCGAGCCCGCTTCCATGACCACCATGTCGCTCGACACGGACACCAAGGAGCCGAGCATCAGCTACGACCGCATCATGGTCGTCAACCGACCGCGGCTGCTCAAGGGCTCCGACTACTTCCGCGGGGACCTGCCCATCTGTCCCATCCAGCCCTCGACGAACCCGTGGAGTTGCACGTGGATGCGGCCGTCGGGCGACCCCAACGGCCTCAACTCGGGCGCGCTGGCGGTCATGGGCGGCGCCTACAACTCGGACATGCGCGACCTAGTGCAACTCAAGATGACCCAGACCGGCGGCGGCGGCAACGCGCAGTCGGGCACCAGCTGGACCATCCCGGCCAGCACCGCCACGGGCCAGAAACTCTACAACCTCTCTACGACCGACTCGACCATGGGCGACGGCGGCCCCTTTGGCGACGTCACCGACCGCCGCACCAGCCTTGTCACCGACCTGTCCAACTTCCAGAACCAACGCATCCCCTACTAAGCAGACGGCGCAAACACCAACGCAACCAACCAACAAACACGTTACGAACATATTTGCTTAACGTGTTTTCTTTTGAGAGGTCGGTGCTATTTCGTGTTGGCTCTTGGATAAAACCGAGTGAAGATGGCCCGTATTCCTGCGGCCTACCACGCCATCAGCATTGTTTTTTCGATCGTCCTCGCGCTCCTCTGGCTTTCCATCGTGCGGGCGCGACCTCTCACTACGCCGCCAACGTGGGCCACCAAGGCGCGGATCGTGACGGGCGTTTTTCTGGCTCTTCTCCTCGTCGCGACGACTGCATGCAGCGCGTGGAAAACGGCGGAGCGCACGCGTGCGTTTTCACAACCTTGCGACGTGTGCACAGAAATCGTTCTCCTGTGGGCCTACCCGCTCTGCTTCGCCGTCGTTTGCGTCTGCTGGTGGACCGGCGCGCTTTCCTTTCTCTCTGTGCTCCGCGGAAACAGCCAGAGGCGCACCGTTGCCATCGTATGCGCATCGCTGGTCGCTGCATCGCTGCTGCTCAACGCAGTGCTCTTTGTGCTCTTGTGCACGGGCCGCGCGTGCATCGCAGCGCCGTCCACACCTCTCTCTGCTCCTCCTCCTGCTGAAACGGAGGAACGAACTGCTCTGGATCTGTTTAACGAGGCGCTAAACTGGCCCATCGGTCATTTCGCCTCAGTAGAACGCACGGCGCAAGCACGAGCCTTCCTCAGCGATCCCGGTTCGACGGATACCGACAAATTGTTTGCTTGCGCAACCTGCATGTGGGACTATGAGCAGGTTCCGGACATGGTGAATGCTTGCACGACGCAGGCCCTCTCGTTCTTCGGTGAGCAGGCCGCGAGAGCGACGGCACGAGATTCGGCCGAGGTGGCTGCGTGTTTCACGGTGCTTCAACGGTCCGTTTCCTTGAAACAGTCAGAGGTTGGTGAAAAGGTTGTCCAAATACTGGAAGGAGAGGGCGACAGAAATGCACTCATGGAGGCGAGTGTGACTTACGAGCATCACACCTTTAGCACGATGAACCTCTTGTTTGACATTTTCGACACGTTTGAGCAGTTTCGACCACGACTACTTGACCTCTTTTTCGGAAAAGGCACAAGTGATGAGGTTGTGCAACTCGTCATCAGACACTTGTGGACGATCCGCACAGAAGAATGGATTGAAGAACATGTACGGCAGCGTATGAAGCAGGCGGAACGAACGAGATTCGAAGAACTGTTTCGCAGCCTCTTTTCTGTTCAAGAACGAGTGGATCGCGTCTTGAGTCGTGTGCGAACGATGCAAACGACAGATAAGGACCAGATGATGAAGGTTGGTGAGGACCTCTTTTGGCTGAGTCGAATGAAGCAGCAATCGTTCCCGAAGGTTCACATGGATTATGACGACATGCAACTACTCGTGGACAAGAGCCAAGGCAATGATGCGGCGAGGATGTTGATATGCGGAGCCCTCCTCTCGATACCCCGCTTTTACAAAACAAGATGGAACTTTTGTGCGAGTGCTGCGTTGTCGTATTTCGAAGAACAAATACCCGAGTGGAGATCGCCATACGACATGGTCATGCAAGCGACGCTCAAGATTCTTCGTTTCGCGTTGAGCAGGGATGACAGGGCGGACATTGCCAACGGCGTTCTGGCCGCGCTGAACAAATTGAACGAGAACGCGAGGGACATGTCCTGCACGCTCGTGCCGTGGCAAACAGGCCCGGACCGACTTCGCAACGAAACGGTGCCGGACGTGCTGTGGACCATTTACACGACGAGCGTTCGCACCCACAATGCGGACATGAGCCGACACGTCCTGGACTTTCTCTTTAACGCCGACACAGGGAACTGCTTTCTCAAAGCCTTCCTGGCGCTGTGCAAAGAGCAGTTTGGGGACGGCAACACGTATCTCGACGAACACATGCTTCCACTCCTTCGTGAGGATGAAAGAGAGAGGTTCGAGCGCGTCCGCGAGGAGCAGCGCCGCGAAACGTAAGACGAGTGACAACACGTTACAGCATTTGCTTAACGTGTTTTTCAGCAGTTGGAGGAGGGGCATGCGAAGCAGTCGGTGGTCAGGGGCGTGCAGCCGGTGTAGGCGTAACCGACCGTCGTGCCGGAAGGCGGGTAGCTCTTGCTGAGGTTGATCGTGACGCTCAGGGGGTCGTTTGCGGGCGTCGTGACGAAAAAGGAAATGGTGCTCGTGCTGCACGTGGTGCCGTCGGAGCCGGACTTGTAGGAATAGTTCGCGCAAAGTGGATAGACGCACACGTTGTCCATGGTGGAGCACGCAGGGGTGGGCCACATGGCGGAAGGAAAAGGTAGGTTCACCGCCACGTCGCAGGTTTCGCTCTGGTCTTGCGCGTTTTTGAACGTGACTTTGAAGTTGTAGCCCTTGTATGTGTTGGGGTTTCCCTGCTCAACGATGGCGGGTGGTGCGGCGTAATACTGCGAAATTTGCCATGTGAAACCGCCGTCGTCTAGCGATTGGTTCGGTATGGTGGCGTACGTGATGGAGGGGTAGACGGCATTGAGGAAGCCGTTCGACCACTGGTTCCAACTCGACCAATCCGACGACAAGCGATAGTAGGCGTTGACCCACATTTGATTCGCGTTCACACTCGACTGCAGGCAGGCCATGCCGGCCGCGAATCCTTGCGTGCAGAAGGATGACGTCGAACACGATGTCGCGCAACTGACGTTGGGAACGAGCGTGGTCGTCGTGACGGTAAAGGGCGGTTGGGAGCACGCGATCGGGGAGGCGCTGCCGGTGTAGCACTGGTAGGGCTGGCCGCTCAGGCCGGGGAAGGGCGCGCCGGACGTCGTAAAGGCGGGTGCCGTTGAACTCGTATACGGCGCGTCCATGAACCAGCAGGTGGACGCGGTAACGCCAGTCGGTGCGACACTCGTCATTTCGAGAAGGTAAGAATGCGTTCCACTACTGCCACCTGGGCTGGAGGCCGTAATATTGGCCGGCGTGCATAGGTACCACAGCACCCCGGACGAGTCGTACGTGGTAATGGTGCACACGCCCTGATTCGGAGAGGGGAAAAAGTTGAGATACCACACCGTCGGAACCTGCGTCGTGACGGTCGGTGTCGGTGTCGAACCGGATGTGAAATCCGCGCTGAAATAGGTCACCGTTCCGTTGGCGTTCGTTTGAATCAACACCTCGTACGACACGGCAAACGTCTTGGTGATGGGCTCGACGCACACTGGCTGCTCAATGAACGCCAGCGTCGTGTTGGTCACGTCGGTGCCTGTCGTCACGACAGGGCTCGGGTTGTTCCAACTCGGATTGCACGCCACGCAGTAGGCGGTATTGACGACAGACGTCACCCGCGCGTTTGTCGTCATGGTCGCCATCATGACCTGGTAGGAACCGTCGTTCTGACCCGTCGTCGTGACGCAGTCGGTAAAGCAGTAATTGCTCATGCCTCGGTATGCCTTTTCTCTTGACCTACGAAAGAATCACGCGGAGTTGATCGAGCAGGACGTCGACCATTTCCAGCGCGCCCTCGACAAAGTAGAACTGCGGCGACAGATTCGCATTGAGGCGGTGTACACTGGCACCGACCCCCATTTGCTCCAGCATGATGGACCATAACGAACAAGGAGCGGACGCAGCCGTCGTTCCGAGAGAGCGGTTCCGCTGACACAGGCGCGGCGACGTGTCGCGAAAGACCATGACGTGTGTCGGCGGTTCGTGATCGTGGAGAGGATGCTGCTGCACAAGCGCGTGCATTTCCTTCCACGCGTCCACAGGATACAAGAGCCCATCACGCAAGAAGGGTGGTCGCGTGCGTCGCAATTGCCGGTGGATGCCGGGATTCGTCATGTTGCACTGCAACAAGTTAGGCGCCAACCAGAAGCAGCGTCCCCACGTCTCGTGATAGGTCATGTTTCGTGGCGTCGCGTCATCTGCTTCTGGCGATGTGGATGCAGCAGCGTCGCCGCGCCAAGCAAAGACCAACGTCGATCGCGACTTGGGTGTCATCTCGATCCGGTCGGCCTCCTCTCGCATGTTGCCCGCGTCGCAGTGACAGAGGTAGCACTCGCGGAAGTGAATGCGCACGCGATCGCTCTCGCCGCGCAGGCCCACAGAGACCGTCATGGCGCGCTCGTCCACGTCTGTGCAAGAGGCGGTGCAGAGAACGAGTGCGGATTCGTCGGAGAGGGCCGCAATGTGCGCGTTGGCGTCGGCCAACTCGCCAAAGTCGCAGACGGTGAATCCCTCACGTAAATACCCATAGACGGCGTCAGTTCCGGCGGGGTAAAACCAGCCGTCGTGCACAAGATCAGCCGTGCAACACCCGAAAAAGTCAAAAATGCACATGTCTTCGAAGAAGAGCGGATGCGTGCACAGCGTGTGATGATAAAAGTGCAGTTGCTCGGCTGCGGTCAAACCCGCATCCTCCGTGAGAAAGGCTTGGGCCGTCCGGGAAAAGAAGAGCGGGTCGTTCATCCACTGCAGTCGCGTTTCCAAGTCCGTCCACGCATGCACCGGATCGTCGACGCCGAGAAAGGCGGCGATCGCGTCGTGCACACGTCGCGACACGGCATCCGCTGCGGCCGTTCGGAGCGGCACGTGCGGCCGCACACCACTCTCTTGCAGCAACCGTGCGTGGCGCGGGGTGCGGGCGGGGTGAACGCGATAGAGATGCGACGTGACGTGGCAGTGATCACCGATGCGAACGTCGTAGATGGAGGATGAGGTGAGATCCGGGTCCAGGACGAGAATGGAATCGGTGGGAAACTTGCGGCGCAACCGGTGCGCCAGATAGGACCCTGTGATGCCTGCCCCGACGACGACGTGGTCAAAGGAAATCCAGGTGGGTTGGTGGCGCCACGGCCGTCGCGTGTGCGAAGGTGCGGCGAGGGGACGCATGTTCGCTTGCCATGCCAGACAAGAGAGGACGTCGGGAGGAACAACCGGGTGTCCAATCGTGACGTCAATGATGAACATTTCGTGCAAGAGGAGGACTTGTCCTTCCAGTGCGTCGCGGAAGGTGAGAAAAAAGATGCCGTCGTCGCCACCGCACAGGCCGTACGAGTTGAGAAAGAAGAAGCATTCCTTCTCCATGTCCATGCCGAGCAAAACGACGCTGTGAAAGTGCGTCGGTCCCTCGTGCGCGTCACTGACGAGAACGGGCAGGGCGTCGTGTGCATCTCGTGTCATGGTGACCAACTGTCCCCGCTCGGTGATGCCTTGATGGGCGTGACGAGCGATGGAAACCATGATGGCGTGTCCACCGAGCAAGTATCGTTGAAGGTGACGCAAAATATGTTCATGTGTCATGGTTCCCGGTTCGACGCCGATGGGTGTCACGTGGATGCGCAGGGGTAACTCTTGCGCGGCTCGGTAGCAGTCGTTCGATGGTCGCGTGCGAACATTCGAGTCAGAAGGCCACAGCACCTCGGGGCAAACGCCGTGCTCGTCGAGAGCTTGGATGAGTGCGGGGTAAAAGGACCCAAAATCTTCGTTCTCGGCGCCCATTACCACGCGGGTGTTGTAATACAAAAAGAGGGCAGATGGCAGGAACGCTGGAAAATGCGCCTTGGACAAGGCGGCGTAGAGGAGCGACGCGCACGCGTTGGCCACGCACGAGGCCGCGGCGCCTTGGTCGAGGACGAAGCGAAATTGTTCGCGCAAGTCGACATTCCAATTGCTCTGGGAAACGACAGATTGCACAGGACGCGTCAGCGTGCTGCTTCGATCGGACGGCAGGAGCAAACCGAGCACCCAATCGGCGGACTGCAACACGCCCTCCGTGTGACGAGGAACGTCGCTGAGGTGCGCGCCCACGACAAAGAGGCCTGGGTGTGGCTGAACGGTTTGGAACAGTTGGGCTTTGTTGGTCTCTTTCGATGGACCATGGCAAAGGTCGGGTGGCACGATCGGACCATAGCATCCTTGTGGCGTAAAGTGCAGACGCATCTCGTTCGGTGCGGGAAACGGTGTCGTCGGGAAGCGTCGGTGCCATTGTTCTCGAACGACCGCTTCAAACCAAGGCGGAAAGTCGCGCCACAAGGCAAACAACTCGGCGGCGCGTGCGTCAGTGACGTAGGACAAACACAACCAGTGAGGATCAAGGGCCGACGAAAGGGTGCGACAAAAGACGTCGTCCGACAGAATGTAGTATTGCATCAGGTCGTGATACACAATCGGAGTGGACGCGTACACCATGACTTTCAAGTAGTCCAAAGCTTCGTATGGCTCCGAAGACGGTCGAACGGACCACGCGTCCATCGCATGAGGTGGACAGCAGCACACCACTTGACGCGTGGGAATCCATCGATCGCCGACGAGGACGCGATAATGACCTTCTGGCGTTTGCTGCACGTCCGTGACATGCGCACAGAGGCGGATGCGCTCGGCGGGGAGTGCCTGGGCCAGCCGCTCAATGAGGGAGGAGAATCCCGTCGTGGGATAGAAGCAATGTGGATGTTCATCTGTCGAGAACCCGGCTGCGAGACGTAATTCCTCTGGCGCGCATTCGTCGCGCACGAGGACTTGTGGCAGTTGGGCCACGGGAATGTCAAACGACGCCATCAAGGACAAGAAACGCAGGTGCGAGGGCATGATGCGCCACGTGGTGGCTTCGTATTGCGGACGACCCGTCGACGTGTCGTAAACGGTGTGCATGACGCCGCCGAGATGCGCCGCGGATTCCAAGAGAAGGACGTTCGTTTGCGGAGAGGCCTGTAGGACGCGCCACATGACGTAGAGACCGCCGACGCCGCCTCCGATAATGACGATATCATGCGTGCAATGATGCACACCATGCATATCGTCCATGTCGTCAGTGTCCAATCTTTTTATCATGATGCATTTACGATTCCTTCGCCTTTGCCGGCCAAAAAACAATGGACGCGAGTTGGCGGAGGTCCTGGTGCGACGCGTAATCGTCGCCGGGACCGAGCGATCGCTTGGGGTGTAACCACGTCCGATTCGAGGAACTGACTTCCACGACAAAGGCGTCTCCGTTCGTTTCTCGAAGTTTGAGCACCATCATGTCGTGGACTGGGCCGTAGCCGATCCACGCCTCCTTCTTGTCGGAAAAGTTCAGCACGACGCATTTGCGGCGCGCCACAATGGCGCCCTCTTGCACGTGCCGACGCGCGATCCACAGTTGCCGATGCTTGTCCTCGTGAATCTCCAGTGCCCATTGGTTGCGATCCACACAGAGCGTCAGTTGTTTGACAAACGTGTCCTCGTCGCACGCGTCGTCGCATCGGGAGAAGAACGACCCCATCATAGAAAGCTTTACACCCGCTTACCGCGGGCTAACGGTCATTTTTTCCGCCTTGCCACGCACTTTTTGTTGCATGTACTAGTAAGAGAGATAACGGCTGATGACGACCAACTCGGATTACTCCATTATCAACGTGCAAGACGTCGTCTTGCTCGTGCAGTCGATCAACACGTTCAGTCTGCAAACCTTTTCGGCGGTGCGCAACGTCAAGTTCAGCGTCACGTACAAACCGCCTGCACCCGCACCGCCCGTTTCGCTCAGCGCGTCGGGCGATTACATCCTCACTGTGCTAGACTACAACTTTGCCGGCACGACGGACTACGTGGTCCTCGGATCCTTGATTCAAGGCACCGAATCGCCATCACAGGCGAAAGGTCTCCTTCCGCTCATCTTTTTCGGCACCATTGCAGCCGCTGCGCCCGTCGTTCTCGTGTCTGCCGTACAACTCTTGAACGCACAGCGCATTTACAACATCATCAAGGGCACCAACGTCTACCTGTATTACAAATCGGAACCCTATCTCCACGAGTTTTACGTGCAAAACACGGACCGGCTGCGGGAGCACAAGGCTGCCATTCTCAACCTGTTTTCCGGTAGGATGCGCACCTACATCCTGTTCAACTCGCTCGTCGTGCACTTTCTAGAGCGCGACGGTGCCTACCAGCCTGTTTGCTATGGCCTCTTGGACCAAATCGGGCGACGCATCGAGACCAAAATGACGTTCGACTGGGCCGACGGAACGCTGGTCGGCCGCATCGGACGGCAGCCCATCTTTTACGACTCCAAGAACCGTTTCCGCATGACCAACTACTACCCCATCATGGAGCAGACCAGCAACACGTGCTTTCTCATCCAAGGCGGCGTCGAGAACTACATTTGCGACACGGAGAAGGACGCGCTGACGGGTGTGCTGAACAAACTCGATCGCATCACCGTCGCCAACAAGAACGACTACCAACGGCCACCGCTGGCCCCGCCCTACCAGATGGAGACGCGCTACGCGCCCGTGTCCCAGCCCATCAAGTTCGCCGGCAGCGCCGACGGACTCAACACGGACACACCGTTCTATCTCATTGGCTTCAACAACGTCAACACGTTTTACGCCGACTTTTGCACGTCGGTCTCGCCGGCGACCTACGCCGTCTTTCAGAACATGGAGTATGACAATATCCAAAACACGATTGTGCAGACGCCCTACGCGCTGACCATCACCACCGACAAGACCAGGACACCGTACAAAAAGACAATCACCGTCGGCTGTCTCACCATTACCTTTAACTTTCTGCTGGACACGAACAACCAGACCTTCACGGTGGCCTTTGACAATTCCATGACCTTTCGAACGTTCGTCGAGCAGATCGAAGGCAACGTGTCCATCGACCAACTCACCAAATGTCCCTTTTACATGGACCTACGTGTGCTGCCGGGCAACTACTACGGTCGCCAGAACGAGGTGGAGCCCAACACTCTCCGACCGGGTTCGGGTCTGGAGAGCCCGCAAGACCTCAGTCAGGACGGCCGACCGTGGATGGTCAGCAACCGACACACAGATGCGTCGATGGCGCTGTGTCCCTCTTATGCCGCGTCGTCGTCGCCGTCATGCCGATCCTCTTACGGGGCGGCCTGGGCTGCGTCGATCGGCAGCAAGTGTGGTCCCGTCGAAGCAGCGATTGGTGCAAAGGCAAAGGCTGGTGCCACACGTTCCGGGGCGCGCACGGATGCGAGGTGGCAAGCGTCCGGTTGGGACGTGTATCGTCGCGGAAACGAAAGCGCCCACGGTGCACGTTTGAACAATTTGAAAGCCAGTGGACACAGCATGCAGATGCGCAGCGAGAGAGCGGCCGATGCCTAACAAGATGTAAGAACACTACCATGCCGATATCATGAAATACCATGAAAGATCACATCGGAATGCATGAGTGCATGAACAGCACAAGGATATCGTGCCTGATGGTAGACACGATATACACGCATACACGCACAGAACAGGACGACATGCCGGGTGTTTTGCGTCTCCAAAACACAACCACGCGTCAAGTCTACGCCTTGCGTTTGGACGGACGCGCGCAACGATTGTCGCCGGGCGCTTACCGCACCGTGCAGTTTCGCGACGTGCACCATGCCGTCCTCCGCGGCTGCTTCACCGTGCGACGCTCGCTGTGCGGCCGCCGCGAGGCCGTCACGGTCGTTCCGATCGTTCGCGTCTCGACGATTGCACCCTTTTACCCGGAAAATCCCAACTGGCTCGTCGTGCAGGCCGCGCCTCCGCGTGGCGACGACCCTTTCGTCTCGCTATCGACGCAAACGCCAATCCCAGACACGTTTGACCAAGTGTCGGCTTATCTCGCGACGCTTTGTCAGGATGCGCTGCTCTCCTCCGGGTTCAGCAATCTCGTCTACTACCCGCTGCGGAACCCGCCGTTGTGCCTCGCGGAGCCGTCGCCGTTTCTCCCGCAGATCGACCTCGCCGTCATTCTGCTGTCGCCGAGCAACGAGATTCTCGGCGCCGCGGACGTCTTGTGGGACCGCGACGTTCCCGACACGTACGCCGTGTGTCTCGACCGCGCAACGCTGACGGCCAACCGGGACGTGCGCTTCTTCGTGTGGCGCGAGGCCAGGTGGGTCGACCCCGAGCTTTGGAATGCCCCAGTACCGCCAGAGGACGTGCTCACGCATCCCCTCGATCCGCAGTTGTCCTTCATGCTTCCGTTCCCCTCTGGCTGCTGCAAAACCGCACTTGCCGTGGCCATGATGCGCCTCGTGGACGCCAACGTGCTGCAACTGACGACCGTGCTGACGTATGACGACGCCCATTGCCCACCGCCGCCGACGAACAGCACTGCTGCGTGGTCGTTGGCGTATTTGCTGACCGAGATGGTGGAGCGCAGTTCGTCGTTTGCTGGACAGGTCCTCTTGCAGTGGTTGTTCAAGAACGACTACCTCGCCAGCACGAACCAGTGGTTCCGCGAACTCGGTCTCCAAACCATTGTCTTGCAGCCGCTCGATCCCGCGTGCGGGCTTGGCGAGGAGGAGGGCAAGATGACCGCGGGAGCGCTGGACGTTTGCAAACTGCTCATGGTCATCTTTGGCGTGCGCGGCACCTTGTGGAACGACATTCGCGCGGACGACGTGCTGTCGCCATCCTCTCAGGCGTTTTTGCAGCAACGGCTCCAGAATCAGGCGTATGCCGAAGCGCTGAATCCGCTGGCGGTGTGCGGCTCGCCATACCACGAACAGGGCTTCCCAACGACGGTACCAGATCAGTACATCAACCAACTAGGCTATCTGGTGGTGTATAGCCCGCTGGACGACTGCTCCTTTAACTTTGGTTACGACATGCGTCCTTGTTTGCAAGAGGCGACCATGGCGTTTGCGCACAAGACGGGTTTGGCCGAATTCAGCGGCTGCGACCACGGCGTGGTGCGACGCCTGGATGAGCAAGGCAACCGTTTGGTCGTGGCGCTGCACACGAGCGCGGGCTGTCTCTTTCAATCTCCGGACCTGGCGGCGGAGCAGCCGACGGCGTGTGCGACGCTGCAATTGTGCTATGCGAATGCGTTTTCCAAGGTGGCGCAAGCACTCGAGGTGCTGGTGGGGTCGGTGTAGTTCATCACGTTACACTGTGGCATACACAATAGATATGTATATATATAGAGAGATATATCTCTCTATATATATATATAGTAGGTGAAAATTGCAACACAGTGGGATGGTTCTGCGAACAATGAAAAGAGGTTGTATTGCGATCATTGCCTTTGACCGGTTCGCGCATCTGCGCCGCGTGTTGGATTGTCTGAAAGAGTGCATTGGCCTGTCGGCTCTTGACATTTTCATTTCATTCGACGCCATGCCTACGAATGGCGAATCGAGCATGTCGCAACGAGTCGAGTTGGGTCAACGGGCTGTTTGTGAATTTGCAGAATGGTGCAGCGCGGAGATGCCGTCTGTGAATGTGGAGATTGTGCAACAGGCGAAAAATCTGCGCGTTCACAAGCACAAAACGACGGCACTCCGTCATGTGTTTGATGACCAGCGACAGTATGACTACGTTTTGTTTCTCGAAGACGACGTTGTCTTGTGCAGGGACGCCTTGCAATGGTTTACGACGATGCTCGATTGGGCAGATGAGGACGACAAACAGATGCGTCTCATTACGGGCTTTTCGCACAACTTGCTGCGAGAGAAAGCCTCAGAAACGTTCGAAAAGGGTCTCATCGACGTCATGCGCAACCCTGTCTTGTTCGACATGTATTGGTACGTGTTTTGGCCGAATCCGTGGGGCTTTGTCGTCACGAGACAGAACTGGGAAATGTTTCTGCGCGACGTGTGGTCTGGATACGACCGAGAGATGTTTCAGATTTTGAAACGGCATGGCGGTATTTGCGCGAGCCCGTGCATCACGAGGACCGTGCACATTGGCCGGTCGGGAACCAACGCGAACCATGTCAGCTTTTTTCCAGAGCACGTTCTCACGGCCGATGACGATCCTCGTGGCTTGGACAAACTGGAGCCATCTCGGTGGCGTCCCTGTTGTGACTTGTCGCGTGTTCCTCGCACAGAGATGGGATTCGACGAGGACGTCATTGGGACATGTCAGAACGCGGTTTGGCAGCGCCTACAACCGGATCGGAAAGAGGAGAAATTTAGGGATCACACACAGGTCCTCTTCTTGTCGCAACCCACGACAGATTACAAGACCATGACGTTGTTGTCGGAGGCTTATGACCAGTTTCGCAGCCGTTACACGGGCAGCGTCATGACACGAAGAACGACAACGTTTGACACTGTTGGTGAGGTGAGTGGGGTGCTCTTTGAAACCGTCGTGAGTGCCGCCATTGTCTTTGTCCGCGACGAGGACTCTTTGAAAATTGCGCTAGATGCGCAAAAGGAGCACAGACCCATGAACCTGTTCATTGCTGTGGTCCGATTGCCGACAAACGACGCAGATACGGCCTTTGTGTACGCCGATCCGGAGAGGCCCGGTGTGTCCGTGTCCATGTCCCCTTCCGTGGACGTTTGCGCGGTTATCGAGGACGCGCTACGCTAGTATCCATGTCCATCACGTGACGAGTTGTCGAACAAAGACGCCCTTCAGATGAGTCACTCGGATGTCAATGTCGTGCCGCACCAAAAAGTCGTAAAACGCGTTTTCAATGTGGGGAAAGCCGGGGAGTCTTCCGTTCTTGCCTTGCTCAATGTTCGCAATCAGTTCGGGCAATTCGTCATAGAACCGCGTCATGGTGGGAATGAGGTTGGGGTGATGGAAGAAGAATTGATCATTGCAATACGGATTGTGACCCAACATGCCCTTTCCAAGGACATAAACCTCCTTGTCACTCACTTCTGGGAAATCGATGGCTTCGGCTGCCGTTCTGTCACGCAGAATAGCCATGTTGTGTTCGTTGTAGCGGATCCCATTCTTCTCTGTCCACTGGAACTGTTTCTGAAAGTCGTAGGAGCACCAGAGAAACTGGTCGAATCGAAGACGAACGATGACGTCATACGCGGCGTCATGTTTCTGCATATACTCCGCCAGCATGGTGTAGGCTCGCTGAACCACAAAGTACTGCTGCATGAATAGCCGATGAACTGCTGATTTTGGATCCAACTTGTCGTTTTCCTGGAGGACCTGTTCGTACTCCGTGTCGTAGTCCGTGCTGACATGGTAGTCCTTTGGTTGGAAGAAGTTCACCGCTTCTTGGATTCGCGACGCGTCCGTCCATGCCGAACTGTTCATACTAATGCACTGACGCCGGTTGTCGCAGTCAATGCTCAAGAAAATGTCGCAGTCGTGAACTTGAATGATGTTATTTCGGTGCAAATACTTGACCATGTCGAATGTTCGCAACTGACCGGTCAGCAACAGAGCGACACGCATCTGCTCCGTGAACGTAATCACGCTTTGTTCTCCTTACTTACTATCGCTCCAGAAAAGACATGGATTCCGATGATGCCAAAGATGTTGAGGAACTCTTTGGCATCCTTGACGTCGTCACATTGATTTAGGACATGCATCGTATGCACACAAAATGGAAAGCGAGGGAGAACATCCGCGCGTCGTTCTCGGCACCATGACCATGGGCGACGCCTACGCCGACATGCGCTCCCACGACGCCTGCGTGCTGGAGCAGGCGGCCATGGTGCGCGAGTATTGGGAGCGCTTTCCCTTGCACCGCGGCGAGGCAACGATCGACACGGCGCGCTATTACCGCAACGAGGCGCATGTCGCTGCCGTCGTCGAAAAAGCCCGTGTGTCCGTGAAGTGGAGTTCCAAAGCTAATCCGTGGGCGGGTAACGACTTTACGTCTGGCGCGTTCGGCGGTCTTTCGGAGCGCGCCTTCGAGAGTCAGTTGACGGCCTCGTTGCGGCACTGTCCCGCGCTCGACACGTACTTCCTGCACGCCCCCGACGCCGAAACGTCGTTGGAGGAAACGCTGGCGGCCGTCGATCGCGCCCACCGTGCCGGGCGCTTCCGGCAGTGGGGTCTCTCCAACTTTTCGCTGGAGCAATGTGAGCGTATCTCGGACATTTGCGCGGCGCGAGGCTACGCCCACCCCGCCGTGTACCAGGGCATGTACAATGTCTTTTGCCGCCAGGTCGAGTGCATCTTTCCGTGGATTCGGCAGCACGGCATGTCCTTCTGGGCCTACAACCCGCTCTTGGGTGGCCTCGTGTGCACGTCGCGACCATCACCATCACCACCACGACGAGAACCGACCATGATGCAGCGGTGGTTCAACTGGTTGTGGAAATGCCATTCATCCAAGGACACGGAAACAGACACGGATACGGAAACGGAAACGACGCGAAAGGGACGCTTTTCGAATCCCATCTATCAAAAACTGTTTCTGCGCCCTGGTCTCGTGGCTGCGTGTGCGTCCATTCCACCCGACCAAGGCGTCCGCATGGCGCTCCTGTGGCTCCGTGATCACTCTTGCCTGCGTTCCACGGATGCAGTCGTGCTGGGTGCATCCAGCTTGGCGCAGTTGCAAGAGAACATGGACGTGTGGCAGTTCGGCGCGCCCTTGTCCGAGGAGGAAGTGCGTCGGTTGGACATGGCGCACGCGGCCATTCCGATGGCCGATCGTCCCGCCTACTTTTACTGATTTCCTTTCGAGAAAAATGTCTTTTGACACGCGTCGTAGACGCCAAAGGTAATGGCTTGACCTGGCATGATGCGCGCCAGACGCGGCATCAGACCTCGATACATGCCCAGCCATCCGCGCTCGGCCAGAACGAAACGAACACTGTCCGAAAAGCGCATGGCGCGTCCAGGCGGTGCCGATTGCACGACCGTCTTGATGACGTCGAGCGGGTGATTGAGGAGCGGACCCACGGCGCCGGAGAGAAAGCCGGCGGCGGCGCTCGGCAGTCCAAAGGTGGTGAGGCGGTCGTGCACGTAGAAATTGGTGGCCTGATTGGACGCCTGTCGAACCACCGTCATGGGCAGACCGCGTGTAAAGAGGTGGCGTCCCTCGGATAGGGCCATTTGCAAGAGGGTGGGACGTTGAACGGGATCGCGAATCGAGGCGGCGGTCTGCAGTCGGATCTTGAGGACATCGACCGGGTTGACGACGAGCACGGCCTCGGCGACGCCGGCGAAAAGGCCGCTCCAAAAACTGTTTTCACAGAAATGCCGCATGGCGAGGTCGTAGGCGGCGAAGCGCACGGCATACTTGGGCATGATGCTGAGGCAGGCGGGGCCGATGCCGCGGTAGAGGGTGCGCCATGCATGCCACGGCACCGCAGCGTTCACCTGCATGCGCGTCTTGATCGTGTCGAGCGGGTGACATACGAGGACCTCGGCGAGACCGGCTGCGGCGCCGCAGAGGACGCAAGAGGTCGAGTTGGGCATACTTGGTGGTGATTGGAAACAATGAAAAGTGAGCGAGAACGGCAAGTCGTGCCGGAGATAAACAAAACCCGATCCTTTCCATTGTGATTTCATCACACTTAGACGAATGGGGATCAAAAATCTCCATCCCTTTTTACGCAAGTCGTGTCCCCTCATTTACCACCACGGCGTGCGTCTGGCCAATTTTGCGTTCCACAAGGTAGCGCTGGACACTAGTATCTTTCTGTGCAAGTTCAAGACGACAGCAGGATCCAAATGGCAGGAAGCCTTTGTCTCTTTTGTCGTCGAGTTGCGGGCGATGGACGTTCACCCCGTCTTTGTGTTTGACACGGCCTTTCCCGTCGAAAAGGACTTGGAGAAGCAGAATCGAATCGACGCGCGCAACAAGATGCGCGATCGCGTGCACAAGGTGACGGCGCAGTGGGAGCACCTCTTGGAAAACCACCCGCGCGCGTCGAGTGCCGCCCTTGTCGTGGACATGGGCAAGGACGCGTGGGCGGACAAGACCGAGTTGGCGGACGTTCTTCGCCGAGTGGGTCGACGTCGCGAAGACGATGAGAGCGGTAGTGAGGAGCATTTCGACGTTAGTGTGGCGGACGTGGAGCGCGAGATTCAGCGAATGCAGAATGCGTGTTTCGTGCTGCGCACAGAAGACTTTGTGTGGACGCGTCACGTGCTGGAGGCGTTGGGCGTTCCGCACGTGGCGGCCGTCGGCGAGGCCGAGGCCACGTGTGCCGTGCTCAATCGCAAGGGCCTCGTCGCGGCCGTTCTGTCAGAAGACACGGACGTGCTGGCCTACGGCGCGCCCGTCTTTTTGCACCGCATCAACTTGACGGACTTTACCGTCTCGTGCATCGAGCACGAGGCCCTCCTGCGCGCCCTCAACCTGTCGGCGGCGCAGTTCCTGGACTTTTGCATCATGTGCGGCACAGACTACAACACCAACATTCCGCGCATCGGCCCCGACAAGTCCTACCGCTTCCTCCAGCGCTACGGCGACATTGACCACCTCCTCTCGCGCTGCGACACGCTCGACGGCACGCCGCTGAAGCACCACCGCGTGCGCCAGTTGTTCGACACGTCGTTTGACGTTTCCCACCTCGTCGTGTCCTACTGCGGCCAGCCCGACATGCCCCGCCTTCGCGAAATCTGCCGCGCCAGCGGCATCAGCATCGACGAGCGCCACGTCACGCGAGCCCTCCTCTTGTCGGAGCACGTCGCCCGACCGCCGCCGTCGTCGTCGACGGATCGTCATTGCGAGCAGCAGCAGCATGCACGACGGCCGTCGTCGCTGCTGCGCGCTACGCCGACGACGACTACGACCAGTGCAGGCCCCACCGACGGCGCGCCTGGCGATACTTGAGGATCGTCACATCATAGATGGTGCGCAACACCGGTGCATCGTCTGGTTGGGTCGGGTCGACAATGGCGAGAATGCCCTGGTCCTCGCGGATCGTGCGTTCCATGAGCCATCGGAGCAGGGCGTCGCCGATGGCGCTGCTACCGGTGAAGTGGGGATCGATCCAAAAGTTGCGGTAGACGCGCCAAAAGAGTTGACATCGACCGCGGTCCGTGGGTCGTGTGGTGGTCCACACGGTCTTGACGGTCGTTCCGGCCTTGACGCGCGTAATGGTGGTGGTCGGCAGGTGAAACTCGTTTTCGACCGTGACGCTCGTCACGCGACCGAGACGACGCGAGATGGTGTTGACGTTGGGTGTGTAGACAAAGGTGGTTCGTCCGGACGTGCTGTTGAGCGCTTCGTAGTGCACGTGGAGCGGCAGGCTCTTGACGTTGCCAAAGGAGTGCACAAAGGAAATATGCACCATGTCCAGCAAATTTTCAACGAGACGATCCGCGCACGTGTCCACTATCACAGTGCCCTCGATCGCGCGAAAGCCGGGATCGTCGTGCTCGGGCGGTAGAAAGGGCTCCATCCAGGCCAGAGGATCGTCGACGGGGCTAGAGAGGAGCCACTCGACACCGCCGCGCTGGGCGACGGGTAGCACGGGCAGTTGCACGGCCTTGCCCTTGCGCGACGAGGCGTCGGTGTGCACGTGGGGCACGAAGCGTCCGCCGTCAAACTCAAAGCCGTGGTAGGGGCAGTGCAGCGTGCCGCGGCAGGAGATCCAGCCGTGGGAGAGACGCGCGCCCATGTGCGGGCAGACGTCGGAGTGCACGACGATGCGGCGCGAGGCGTCGCGGTAGGCCGTGAAGGAGGTGTCGTTGAAACGCACAGCCGTGGGTCGGTGCGTGGGCAAGGTGCCGCGAAAGGCGAGCGGAAAGGCCCATGGAATGTTTGTCGGACTTGGCTGCCAGGCTTCCGCCGTGACGATGGCTGCGATGATGCAGAAGAAGCCTTGGTAGAGGAGAGACATGAAAATGGATGATGATGAATGTCTTGGTCGTTAGGAGGTAACCCTTAAGATGAAAAACGCACATTCTTCAAACGGTGCCGTAAGTGCCATCAGTGCTATCAGTGCCATAAGTGCGATGACGACGACGCACGAAGCGAGAGCGTGGATGAAGACGTTTGCAAAGGGGTGGCAACGATGTTTCTTTGGCCAGACGGGGTCGTTGGAATGCCCGATCTGTCGCGACCACGTGGGCAAGTTCTTCATCATTTGTTTGCAAGGCCATCACGTCTGCGACAGTTGCGTGAACGAGTTGGACGATCGGGAGGAGACGCTGTGTCCGCATTGTCGGGGCGAGATGATTGCGCCGATCCGCGACCGCACGCACGAGCGTTGGCGCGAGTCGGTCGTGCTGTCATGTCCGACGCGGACGTGCGCGTGGCGCGGCTGCTTTGACGAGTGGAAGGCGCACATGTGCGAGACGGCGGGTGGGCATGGTTTGGACGAGTGGTCGTCGTTGCGGAGCGGGCAGTATCTGGACGTCATGGACGCCGATGGCGTCTTTGCCATGGCGCAGATTCGGACGGTGGATACGACGGAAATGACGCTGACGTATCCGGGATGGGACGAGACGAAGAACGAGACGGTGCCGCGCGCGCAGTATCCGGCGCGCTTTGCGCCGCCGCACACGTGGACGACGCCGATGCACGAGTTGCTGCGTTTGGGGGGGCGTGTGGCCTTTCGCAGCATGAACTGTGCGCGCGAGGACGGTTTCTTTCCCGCACCGCTGCCCTTTCACCCGGCCTTTACGCGACGCGCGGCGTGGCGGGGCGGGCGCGTGCAGTACGTGTCGCCGCCGCTGGTGCATCTGCGGATCCACGCCGATCCAGTCGTCAGTGACGAGGAGTCCCCAGAGGAGAGAGCGACAATGGTGGACATGCTGGTCGCGCAGAGCGACTTGTGGCACATGATTGGCGCCGAGGCGACGCATCTGGCCAAGAGGACGTCGTCGTCGTAGTGGTGACGAAAACTTTTTTTTCCGCGCGCTCATCAAACGACAGAAAAACGAAATGTCCCTCGCCAACCTCTTGCCCACCACGTCGCTCGCGCCCTACAGCACCTCCTTTTCGCTGCTCGCCGCGCCCGCGCAGAACCTCCAGCAATTCCCCCAGCACGTGTCCAACGCCCCCGGACAAACCGTCGATTATTTCTTTAACGTGCTTTCCGTGTTGCTGAACCTGAGTCAGACGATTCTGAACAGTGCGCCGTCTGGCAGCACTCTGGCCGCCTACGCCACCGAGGCGGTTGGCATTTTGGGGGCCATCATTGACCATGTGCAGGTCACGTTTGCCAAGGAGTACCAGTGGAGTTCGCCGATCCTCCCCTACAAGGGCTGGGCCGCCAACAACTGCGTGCAGTCGGCCACGAACCCGCTGAACGTCAGTGGCATTTCGACCACGCTCGCTGCCTCGTCCGGCGAGAATGACGTGACTGCTCTAACCTACATTCTATACTACTACTTGTACGCCTTCAACACGGAGGTGCAGAATCTGTCGATTCAGATCAACCAGCATACATATGCGCACCTGGTCAACAACACGCCCGCTTTTTCCTACAACGGCAGCGCTCCTGAATCAGTGTCGTTCTGGGTGGACAAACTGACGACCGACCTCGCTGCCATTTTGCCAGCCAAGTTTTTCAATACCATTTACAGCCCCTTTCCTCTGATCCAAAGCAGTGTTTTCAACATTATCCAGACAGCGACCGTGGAGACCCTTGAGCACATTCCCCTCTACTACCTCACCTACCCTCAAGGACCCGCGCGAACCAGCGCGGCCACCTACACCACGCTCGTTTCGGAAGGCAGTGTCATTCTGCTCATCATCTTCCTCGGCCTGCTCTACAACACCTTTTCGGCCATTACGCCCGCCCTCAACAAGGTCGACACATTGTACGACCCCAAGACGCACGAGTACATTTTCAGCGCCGCGGCGGGCAATATCGCACACGCCTTTGCCACCTTTTCCTCTCTCGCTGGTCCTGTCAACACCAGTGTGACAAAGGAGGGCGATGCGTCCAACGCCCTGAGCACCAAGCAGTTCTCGTACGCCATTACCTACACCCAAAAGTCGGCGCGCACCAGTTCGATCGACGTGAACCGCATCGACGGTTCGCTCGTTCCCACCCTCAAACGCCTCTTGCAACTGTGGCAGTCCGTCCGTGCGATTGCTCAGGAAGTCCTCACTCTCGCCCCCAGCAAGCCCGCCTACAACTCCACCTTCATCGCCGACGTTACCAACCTGATCACCGGCGCTCCCAGCGACAGCATCACCAAGGACATTCAGGACGCCATCGACAGCTTCAGTGGCCAACTCAACATTCACTACAGTCGCTGGAGCCAGAACCTCACCAACATTTAAACGACGATGCAATGACTTGTCGTTCCTCGAACTTTCGAAACGCACGTTCTTTCGAAAGCACGATAGGCACATGAGACGTTTTGGAAAAGCATGACGACCTCTCGCCTCGTCATTGACGCGCGTGAACGCGAATGGATCCAACTTCTGTCTCCACCGTCACCGCCACCGCCGTCGCTCTTGCGTCCATCCGGAGCAGCCGTCGTCATGCCGCCGACGACATTTCTCTTTCCACCAAACGTCGACATCTCCACCGCACTCTTACCGTGCGGAGATGCGCACCTCTACGTCGACGATGCGCTCGTGTGCATCGTGGAGCGCAAGACGCTGAACGACCTGCTCCGCAGCCAGGAGGACACGCGTCTGAACGAGCAACTCGCACGCCTCGAGCCGTGCAGCGACGCCACGACCGTCGTCTTGCTCGTCGAAGGCCGCATGGACCTCGTGGACGCAACGACGCGTCGGCGCATCTGGAAGACGCTAGAGAGTGTCCGACACGCCCATCCGCGCATCGATGTGCGCACCACGAGCAACCTCGAGGAAACGATCGAGTGGGTCGGCGTGCGATTGGAGCGCCACGCGCGCTGGACAGTAGCGGCTGCGGCAGCGACCACCGAGTCGTCCACGGTGGTTCAGATTGCGCTGGCACCGCGGAAAGCCTCCATCACGCCCGCGGCACTCGTTGCGCACCTCCTCAGCTGCGTTCCGGGCCTTTCGCACGCCACCGCCGAGGCCATGCGCGCGGCCTTTGGGTGGACGACGGTGGCGGCGTGTGTGCGCGACCTGGCCGACGTGGACGTGCAAAAACGCGTGGCGGCGTGGAGCGCGCCGACGCGCTCAGGTGCTGTTGGTCGCCGATCGCCGCGCCGTCTCGCCGTCTTGCTCGAGTTCTTGGGTTTGACGGAGAAAGTCGAGGACGGTTGAGGCCTGCGCCCGTGTCCACCGCTCTTCCAAGGATTCTTCTGTGGGTGATGCGGTCGTCGCGGACGACGGCAACGATGCGGCCCAGGCGTCGAGCGCTGCGCGGTCCGGGTGCGAGAAGAAAACGACGGGCGCTGGCGGTGGAGTGCTCGTTCTTCGAGTCACTGGCGCTGCCGGAATTGGTGGCGGAAAGATGTGCAAGTGACGGGTGTCGCGCACCTCCTCGCCCTCTTGCGTTCCCAACGACTCTGACATTTGGTAAGGCATGATGCGACTGGGTGATATCGTGGACGTCACTATGGACGACACGTGTGTGCAAAAGCCGAGTAACGAGCATGTTGGCGACAAGCCCGTTTTGGGACGCAAGAGGACGCTGAAGCGCTTGTGCGTGCGCAAAAAGGTCTTGAGTCGCGCGAGGGAAGGCGGTTGTGCAAGAAGGTGGTCGTGTAGGGGTTGCCAGGATCGAAAGTAGGAGAGAACGTGCATCATCGTCGCAAACTCTTCTTGCGATAGACGCCAGGCCTCTGTCGCGGCAAAGAAGGAGGAAAGGACGAGCGACAAGATGTCGTGCACGCGCGAGGGCGCACAGGGCGAGACGAAATGGCACAACCGGCCTTGATGAATGACGAGGGACTTGCCAAAGTCCACCATCACGAGCAACTCGCGCCGCCAGCGCATCGTGTGACCGTGGTAGCGCACCTGCGTCGGCAAGGCAAGCGGGGTAATGATGCAGTTCCAGGGATATAAATCGTAGTGCACAAATCCGCACGCCTCTTGTGCGTCATGCAGCGCGAGACACGCTTGTTGCACGATGCGCAACAGGCGCTCCATTCGTCGTCCTACGTCTTTGAGCAGGTTGCGTCGGATCCACGTGTCCAAAGACGGTCCCGCGATGTGACGCAGCACCATGACGCGTCGGTCCCCGCAGGCGCTCAACATGGGCGAAAAGTGCGGTAGAGAGACGGCGAGCGGATTCACAAAGAAGCGCCGCACCGTGACTTCGTGCCACCACGCCTTGTCGTCCGCGTCGTCCGCACGCTTCAGCACGACGCCGTCCGCCAAACGGACCGTGACTCGGTCGGTCGTGTCACACCACGACGCCCATTTTTCTGGCAAACATAGATGCTGCCAAACGTCCCAATACGCTTGTTCGCGATCTGACCATTCGACCACATCATTGGAACGATGCACGCGTCGTACGCACCACTGTTTTGCTTCGGCTGGATGATGCGTTATCCAATTTCGCACATGCATCTGCAAACGCGTCCACCGCTGCTTTTGCCACGCGTGTTGCGTGTCGAATAGCGAGAGGGATGCGTAGGACGGAGGATGTGCTTCACGAACGTGCCGCAGTGTCCTCGTCCACGCATCGAGGACGGCGTCGCGCGACAAGTGCTCGTCGTAAAAGGCGCGTGCTCGCGCCGCAATGACTTGACAACGGTCATCGTTGGCCAAGCACCAGTCCACTTTGCGAAACACGTCTCCCGGATCGTCCGCGTCAATGGGGACAAAGTGCTCGTACGGCAGCAGTCGGTCCATGAACCAGAGGCGGTAGGGACACGGATACAGCAGCACCACACTGCCTGTGGCCAACTCGTAGGAGAGACGGTAGGCCTCGGAGTGGCCCGGAAGGTGCAAAATGAACTTGTAATGCGCTTGTTCTTGCATGGAGAGCGGTGGCGCCGTTCCCAACTCGTCCACCACCTCTTGCGCAATGGTGCGAAAGCATCCGCCTGGTCGGTCCATGCGCGCGCGCAGGTTCCACTTGGTGATGCCCGCATCCAGATAGACATCGTGCCAGGCGTGTCGACGCTTTTGCAGACTGAGCGCGGCAAAGAATAGCCGTGGGTTGGTGGCGCACGTGACGCCGAGACCCGTCGAGGCGCCGCGAAAGACGGCCGTGTTGCGTTTGCCCGACCAGGGCACGGGTGCAATGGGTGGATAGGCGCGAAACTCACGGGCAAAGAGTCGTTGATCGTGCTGGAACGACACGCGACACCAATCGTCCCACGTCGGCACGGCGACGTCTGCAAAGTCCGCATGTGTCGTCATGCTCAGCACGGGCAAGAAGGGAGACGGCTGCATCACGTCGTCGTAGAACCACCAATGGCGTTGGTGCGTGTCGCGGGGCGTGGGTGTGGGATACAAAATGTCGTACGGCGCCGCACCATCCGCGCGGACGAGCGGAAAGTCGCGCTTGTTGAGGAAAAAGTCGACATCGGGGATCGTCCGCTCGCGGCAGAGATCGTCCAACATGTTCTTCAACATGTTGACACCCGAGTCGCCGTCCAAGGGCGGGTATTCAAAGCGCACCAAGCCGTGGTTGGCACACCAGGCGCTGCGGTCGCTGTGCACGCGCTTGGTTGCAAAGGCATGACCGGAGCGCTCACAGACGTCTTGCAACAGGTGCATCATGGAGCGGTAGTGCGGGTCGTGTCGCACGTGCATGTGCCAGTCGTTCTCGTAGTCGGCGTTGGCAAAGGGGAGAAAGACGCGAACACGGTTGTTGACGATGCGCACGAAAATGGCCTTTTTGACGTAGTAAAAGAGGTAGTGGAAGGTCGTCAAGACCTTATTGACGTGCTCGGTGGTATGCAGACAACCACTCGTTTCTGTCGTCCAGTGCGTCAAGAACTGGTCAATGTCGCCAGCCGTAAAGTGAACTTGTCGAAAGAGACGGTAGCGGGTGTTGGTGCGCTTGGCCTCGCGTGTTTGCGTCGCGGCTGTTTCGTCGTTCGTCGGAATAGTTCCGGCAGGATAGGCGTCCGGCAGCGTTTGGAAACACCCTGTGGAGTAGGACGTGTCCAGCATCCTGCACGCGTCGTCACCGCCGGCCGCGTTTGTCAAGAGAAAGAAAGATGATTGAATGTTCACAAAACGGAAACACTCATTTTTCTTCTCGCTCGCTCTTGGGAAAGTCAAATTCGTCACGCGCATAGAAAGCCTGATGCGCTTTGTATGCCTCTCTTACATAGTAATATATCGAATATACCTGCGGACATTATCCTCACATACCTCCGAGCAGCCACTTGTTGAGGTAGGCACGCACGTCCTGGCTGACCTCCTCTGGCAGTTGCAACACATCCAACTTGGTCTTGAGCACCGACACGTCGTCGTCACCTGTCGGACCTGTTTCGACTTCCTCCGTGGCTGCTGCTACGGAAACGTCAGCGCTCGTTGCTGGTGAGTCAGTAACTTCTATCTCTTCCGTGACAGGAGGCACTTCGACATTTGCCAGTGGCGTGGTTTCTCCTTCCACCGTTTCCGAATCGGTGGACGCGGGCAGATCTTTGACCGTGTCAGTGATGGCGACGGGCACTTCTTCGGCTGACGCAGCGTGGTCCGTTATTTCCGGTGCATTTTCCTCCGTCGTATCCATTCCTCCTTCGGAAGGCGTTGTCGTCGTCGTCGTCGTCGTCACTGGAACGGGAAATGCTTCCAGACGGCTGAGCGTGTAGGTGATTTCACTGTCCTGCACGCCCAGCAGTTCCTTGAGAAAGTGCAGTTGATCAACCATGAGTTGCTGATCGGCACGCATCACAGCGACCTGACTCTGAAGACGTTCCACCACCGCAAGCAGGTTACGCACATTCTCCTCAATGACGGTGCGTGGCATGTAGGACGGACGCAGCGACGGGTCGCGCCCCTCCACCGAGTCGTCGTAAGCATACGTGGCGTGCGAAGCCGCCGGATCGGGCGGCACCGGCGCGCCGTCCGAGAGCAGAGCAGGCGCCGGGTGGACATTTTCAGAGACGTAGCGGTAAATGAGTGACATGCGTTCCCGTTCGTCCGCACAACCGCGCGTTCGGTGCTGCAGTTCGAGGAGTTGCGAGGGTCGCAACTGACGGAGCAAGTCGGGAATCGTCTGCGACTGTGCAACCACTTCTTCCTCCTCGTCCGCTGTCACCTCTTGCGTAACTTCTTCTCGTTCCACAGGCGACGACACGTTCGACGCTTCAGACGGTTGTTCTTGTTCGTCTCCCACTTCGTTCACGACCTCCGCTTCGTCCACTACTTCTTCGCCGACTTCGCCTCGCTCCATCATGTCTTGCACCGTGTCCGATTCGCTCCGGTCCGTAAATGTGGTCAAGTCGTCGTGTTCGTTTGCATCCGTCTCTGTTGTCGTTTCGGTCGTTTCCGGAACGTTGGTGACACTTTCGACGGTGTTCATGCTGACCTCAGATGCGACATGTTTTGTCGGTGTCGTCATGACCTGTTGCGCAAAGCGCATGAACGGGTTGTCCTGCACGATAGGCGCGGCAGGAACAGGAACAGAGGGAGGCGCAACCTCTTGCTGCGCAAACACGCCCACACGCCAATCGGCCGGCTGCGCCATGGCAGAGGAGGGAACGCAATACTGCTTCAACACATCGTCCAGGTTCGAAAAGCCCAACGTGCACATGACCAAAGACTCGTTTGACGCTGAGAGCACATGTCCTTAACGTAAACGGTGGTCTAGCGGCAGGACGACAGAGAGATAGACGATACCTTCACGATGACGCTAACAGACGTTGGCGCCTTTTTCTACATGCTCTGCGTGCGTCTATGGCTTCTCGCCGAACACCGACTCCCTTTTCCGCGCATCGCTCGACGCAACGTGGCACTGCGGTGCCTGCAGCCCTGGCACGTCTACCGCTGCACGACGACCTCTGCGACGCACCCACCACGCGACCACGATGACCACCCGAGCACGTGGTGAGATCGATCGCGATGATGCGTCGAAAAAAAATGTGTTAACGAGAAAAGAGATCGATTGAGGACAAGATGGCTGCTGTTACTCTCCGGCCCTGCAATCCGAACAGCGCCAAGGCCACCGACGGCCGCCATTTCTGCAACCAAGGCACCGGTCGATGGAATTTGTTGCCGTATTTCCGCGCCCACAATGTCCACGCGCGCGTCCGCGCCGCGGCAGCGCCAGCAGCACCAGCAACACCAGCAGCACCAGCAGCGCCAGCAGCGCCTGCGCGTGCTCGAAACTGCAATCAGAACACGCCCAAGGCCACGGATGGGCGTCACGTTTGCAACCCCGCTACCGGTCGATGGAACCTCTTGCCCGAGCACCGCACACGTTCCGCTGCACGCGGTGGTCGCGGCGGTGGTGCTCATCCACCGGCACGTGCCGCACGCAGTGGTCGTGGTGGCGGTGCCGCACGTGCTCCAACGCGTTCTACCGCCAATCATCCCATCACTGCGCAACAACAGCGCCAGTGGAAGGATACGACGTGCAAGGAGTGGGAGTCCAAGTGTCCGAGTTCCGCCAACCTGGAGGGTGATGAGTGGTGCGAGGCGGCCATCCGAACGGGTCGTCATGCCCTGCGCACACCGGATTGGTCCTTCTGCACGTCGGTCGAAGAGATGCTCTCCCTCATTCACAGCGCCTTTACGGCCATGGACACGATCATCGGCGCCCCTCGTCTGGACATGCCGCGCGATCCCTACACGCGCCGCTACCTGCCCAAGGACTTTTACGAGAAGTTGCATCACGCCCTGGAAACCGGCGGCTTCACGCCCGCCCAAATCCAGGACTGGATCGCGCGCTACCCCGAGGTCTTTGTCTTTTTGTGCCAGACCATCCAGAACCCCGACGAACTCTTTACGGAAGAGTTTGCTCGCAAAGACAAGTACGCCAAGAACCGGATCGTGCGCGAAAAACTGGAACGCCCCTTCCACGCCATGATTGTCCGCATGGAGGTGCAGAACGGCGCCGTCGTTTGGCGCTTCGCCGGCGCGCCTTTTCGCACGCTGCGCGGACTCCGCCCGCCAACACGCGCATAAGTAAACAAATGAGAAAAGGAACATGTACGGCTGTGCAACGTCTATCGATATTCTCCGTGAAGAACAAATATCGATCGATTCCCACGGCAATGACCAAGTTCACCAAAGCAGCATTTGCCGCACAACCGTCGTTACGCGGCATTCGCTTCCTCGAACATGCAACGTCGTTTCGCAATTTGCAACGCATGGGAGGCGAGAGCGATTTGCACCTGCGACCGCGAAACCAGATTCGCAGTCCCACCAACATGACCGGTGGCGCGGGCGACCGCGTCTACTTTTCCATTGTGGCAAACCGAGACTTTCCCATCGCTGCCCAAGTCACTAACGCGCTGCTCCTCTTTGATCCCATCGCCGTGCTGGGCGACTTTTCCTTCTTTGTCAACCCGGACTGGCGACAGTACGGCGCGTTTGTGGACGGCTTCTCGCTGCCCAAGCAGGTTTTCCTCCAGAAGCAACAAACGCATTCCTGGTCCGACGCCGAAGTAGTCGTTCAAGGACGCATTCCGCTACGCAAGCCCTACCTCCGCTTCATCATCGTGTCGGAAGAGGATGCCCAGCGCGTCCCACCCACGCTGCTGCCCTTTGTTCGCACGGCACCCAAACTGTCCTTTCTCAAGAAGGAGTGAATCGAACAGGTTGTGTATACGTCGATGCAAAAATGAGAACGCTTCGGCAAAGCGTTGCTGTCATCACGATGGTCTTTTGAGGCGTTTCGCGCTCACGTCGATCCCATCACGTGCATGACGATTCCACAGATGATGAAACCGAGCGCAACGACGACAATCATGGCAGTTCGACGCTGCACGACGCCCATGTCGCGCGACTTGTCGCTCTTACTGGAGCACCTGCTACCGTACGACATCCTCTCGCACACTGCGCTGGGCACCACGTTTCGACGACGTAGGGTCTTGACGGTGCTGCTTCACATGGAACGAGCCGTTCCCACGTTTGTGCAGAGTCTCGTGGACATGAGTCCTGACGACATTTCCAAGGAGTGGTCGGATTGGAAATGCATGATTGGCCATGCCGACCACGCACGCACCATTCTCGAACGACAGATGACCGAAAAGTGGACGCGCGTGTTTGACGAAGCACGCGAGCATTTCGGCCATGACCCATCGATCCAGTTGGAAAAGTCGATGCATCCATGGCAGAAACAACGGCTGCGACGCGCGTTTGCGCGCCTCTCGCACGACATTCTTCGCGACGACTTTTACCTCCTCGTCCGCTTCACCGTGCGAGGATTCATCAACGACAAGATGCTCCTCAACGCCACCAAGAGCGTTCGACGCCTCTCCGACTGGGAAGTCGTCACGACGGAAGACACGGGCGGCGTCTCTACCCAGTTGCTGCAGCACCGACTCCTCCCCGATCCCCGCCACTTCCTCTACCGCGTCGAGCAACGGCATCATACCATTGGTTCGCATCTGTCCTGGGCCAACATCCTCGTGACGACTGGTCTCCACGCGGACGAGCAGCAACTCGGTCGCTTCCTCCGCCTCTGGCCACCCGACGTCGGCCCGCAGGCCCGACCCGTCGACGACGTGCGACGGTCGGCCATCGTTCAAGAGAACGTCGCCACGAGCAGCAACGCGCAAGAGATGAAAGACATGGACATGATTTGCACACGTTTCCATCACGTCATTCATCGGATCGATATCCGTGTGTAACACGCGTTAAAGGATTGTAGAAGGTTCAAAGAAAGCATGGAGCAGGAATGGAAAACGGCCCAACGGTGGGCGAATGTTCAGCGGCCGTATTCGGCACAGCAAGTTTGTCGTCTCCGTGGTTCTGTCAAGATTGCACACACGCTGGCCCAGATTGGCGCCGTCAAACTGTGGAACATGCTTCACGCACAAGATACGATCCATACCGCCGCCGCGCCATTCGTTGCCGCCCTCGGTGCCGTGACGGGCGGGCAGGCTGTGCAGCAAGTCAAGGCCGGATTGCGCGCCATCTACCTCTCTGGCTGGCAAGTCGCGGCCGACGCCAACACGAGCGGGGAAACGTATCCCGACCTGTCGCTCTACCCCATCGACGCCATGCCGGCGCTGTGCCGACGCGTCAACCGCGCCCTCTTGCGTGCCGACCACATCCAAACGCTCGCCATGGACGTGGACAAGTCGTGGACGGACTACCTCGTTCCTATCGTGGCGGACGCCGAGGCCGGATTCGGCGGCCCCTTGCACACGTTCGAGTTGGTGAAGGCGCTCATCGAAGCCGGTGCGGCGGCCGTTCATCTCGAAGACCAGTGTGCCGCCTTGAAGAAGTGCGGACA